TTATAATGTGCTTTGTTCGGTACAAACAGACGTCTTACTTCTATTTTTATTTTTACTTATATGTTGTATGATTGGCTCATTAAATAATCTAAAATATACAACTAATTTGAATTCATTTTGAGTGTCACTTTCATGAACTTCAATTTTTTCCACTAAATCATCTATAATATCATCTATTACAATATCGTCACTTATTAAACTATTTTCAATCATATTTCTTAATGATAATATAGTTTCTTTTAAATTAGAACTTTTTTGTAAATCATTTTCTAGTAATTTTTTTTCGTTATTTAATCTTAAAATATCGTTATTAAATTTTTCATTTCTAATTTCAAATTCTTCATCGGATAATTTTCCTTTAAGATTTAAATCAAGCAATTTGTCTTTTCTTTCTAAAATAATATTTATTTCATTTTCTACTTTTTTAATATTATTATTAATAATTCCTATGTCGTTATTTTCATTATATCTTTTAATCATTTTGTGAATTATTTCAGATTTATGAGTTATTAAATTAATGTATGCATTTTTTATTGATTCATCTAATTCACTTGTATATAATATAGGGGAATCACAACCATCTTCTTTTCTACCTTTTGAAAAATAAATTTTGCATGCCCAATATTCTTTATTTCCACTTGGATATTTAAATTCTTTTCTATGATAAGTTACATTATGTTTCATACAAAATATTTTACCACTATACTTGTATCTATTATTATATCCAGTAGTGTTAGTACCTTGCATTTTTTCACTTCTATTTTTAAGAACGTTATTTGCTTTATCCCATAATTCTTCTGAAACAATAGGTGGAACATTTTCTTCGTCTTTATACATTACCCATTCACTTTCGTCTAAATATTTTCTACTATTATTCCTAAAGTCATATTTATGTGTTTTACCTCCGCAATAATATCCTTTATATTTAGGGTTGGTTAATATGTTGTTTATAGTAGTGAAAGAAAATGGATTTCCATTTTTATTTTTATGCCCTTGCTCTGAAAGAATTTTTGCTATGGTTCTCATACCCTTTCTTTTATTCGCATACATATCAAATATTTGCTCAATTATTTTTGCTTCTTCTTCATTAATGGTTAAAACACCGTCTTTTTTATTATAACCCCATATTTTATTGTTTCCCAATATAACACCCTTTTCAATTGCTCTTTTAAATCCAAATTTAGTACGTTCACTTAATTTTCTAACTTCATCTTGTGCTATACTAGACATTATAGTTAAACGCAATTCGCTATCTGGTAGTAAAGTATTTATGTTATCATATTGAAAGAAAACCCCTACTCCATATGACAACAATTCTTGAGTATACTTAATACTATCGACTGTATTTCTTGAAAATCTTGATATTTCTTTTGTAATGATAAAATCAAATTTGCCATTTTTAGCATCGTCTATCATGCTTAAAAAACTTTCTCTTTTTAGCACACTTGTACCACTAAGTCCTTCGTCGATATATCCGTCTACATAAGTCCAATTTGAATTTTTGCAAATATAATCTTGATAATATCCTATTTGTGCCCTTAATGAGTGCAATTGCTCGTCTTTGTCGGTAGAAACTCTTGCATAAAAAGTTACTTTTAAATTCATATCAAAAATAGTCTTACCTTGATTTAAATGTTTCCTTGCTTCATATAAATCCATATATTGTACCTCTTAATTCTTTTTGTTACTGTCTATTATATTTTGTACGGAAGTGTTTGTCAAGAAAAAATAGCCCCATTAGGAACTATTTATAATCTTTTAAAATCATATTATTTACTTTCTCATACATTTGTTTTGTAATATGTCCATTCCTATACATACTTCTATTTAATGCCAGTTCAAGAGAGCAGTTAAACTTTTTCCAATTTACCTCTAATTGTTCTGGTGTGTACCTTTCTTTAACAACCTTTTCTTCTATATTTATCACTCCTTGTATATCATTTATTAATGTATATGTGCGAGAGCATTATTTATTCATCAATTGATTAACATAGTTTTCTATATTAATTTTAAAAACAGTATATAAACTCTCAATATCTTTAAATTCTCTATCGTAAATACCTTTAATCAATAAATCTATACCAACAGGTTTACAAGTAGATAAATTATTATCTATCATATAATCTGTAAATACATTCAATAAACTTTCATAATATGATGCTTCTTCTATTTTGCTATTGAATAATAAAATTGTTTCTATTCCTATTTTATATGTACACTTATTTTTGTCGTAATAGACATTTAAATTCGTATAATCATCTCCGATAATATCTTCAAAATCATTTAAAAACATATAATCTTGTTCTTTATGTAAATTTTCCATATCACTATCTCCATTTTTATAATTTAATTGTTTAAAATAAAAGATTTATTGTACCTTTTTCAATGTGCTAATATTTCTATTTTTACATTGAAAATCTTTGCAATTTTCACATCTCCAACTAAATCCAATTTCATCAATGCACCCATATATTACATTATGATTGTTGTCCATATTTAACCAAGTTTTTAATTTTTCACTCCAATTCTTCTTTTTCATACTTAAATTTCCTTTTCTAAATAAATATCACATTTTAAATTAACTTTTCTACTTCATCCCAATTAATTTTGTCTAATATTTTCCACAAAGTATCTACCTCATAACTTCTCCAAGCTGTCATTGCATAACTGTGAGCATCTGCTGGATAGTGATAATAATTTGATTTAATATGTGCTTTACATTCTCTGTTTGTTAAAAACATAGTGTTTTCAAAATTCTTTTCTATATTTCTAAAATAACAGATTTGTAAATTATTATCATCTAAATAATCTAAAATATCCTCTAACTCACTCAATGTATCTATTTCACCATCGCCAGTTAATACATATATTACGTCATTTTCTTCATCATATGTAACAGCATCACCACTAATTAAATCTGCTTCTCTATCTTCCATATTCTCTATTATATATTCGTAACAATCTTTCATTGTTTCTAAATTTAATTCATAACATTCGTCGGTAAGTATACAGCCATCTGATTCTGAAGGTTCTATTCCCCATTCTTTAGTTGTACCTCTAACTACCCAAAATCTAGGTGATGCTTGATATACATGGTCTTGTGTGAGCATTTCATGTTGTAATTCTTTTAAAAACTCTATATCTTTTTTATCTATTCCTAACATCTAAATATTCTCCTTTTAAATTGCTTCTTTTATCTTAATTTTCATAATTTATTATGTTGGAATTTCAACATTTATTTTAATAAATTTCCTATTTCTTTAATTGTAGTTTTACTAGAATATATAAACTCAATTGTTTTTGTAATATCATTTGAGAACATCTGCCTTAAATTAAGAGTACATTTATTATCATTAAAATTTAAACTATGAAATCTATCCGAATATTTCTTGTATTTGTTAATAGCTTTTTGAACTTTTTCATATATTTTATATTGGATACCTTCTAGTATTTCGTACCCTAATTTTTCTTTATTAATTTTCATAAAGGATTCATTAGAATAATTGCATAATCTTTTACTTCCTATTTCTCTAATAATGACATAATCATCTTTTACTTCATGTATAAAGCCTACCATAAAATCATTTGGGATAATAGTAGTTTGAGCAAATACTAAATCTCCATTTTGTAATTCATCTAACTTAAATGTATATGACTTAACATAGTTTTCTCTATCTTCAATTTTGAAACCATTATATACTAATGATGGTATAATTCTTGTTATTATAACCATTAATATTCTTTCCTTATCTTTTATTCTACTCACTCCTTTAAAATATTTTTTTATAATATCATTTTTGCCAATTCAATAATCTTATTATTGCAATAATCAACTATTAATTCCTCAAATTCTTTTTCACGGTGTACAACTACATCTATTTTTTGTCGGTGGTTTTCATAGCCATAATTACTGTAACCTATTATGAAACTACTCATGCTACTTTCATAACTTTCAATTCTATTAATTATTGATTGATAATTTTTTATTTTTTCCTTGTTTCTTTTAATTTCATTTAATTTTTCTACTACAATTCTACAAGTGCTATTTTTACTGCAATAATCTTTACCTTCAATAGTTGTAAATGATTCTTCATCTTCAATTCTTCTGCCACAGTTATCACAAATTTTAATATTCATATTTTCTCCTTTTTAAAATAATCGTTTTATACTAATCTTTAATTACTGTATTCATAACCAGTAAAATCATAAAACCCATAAAACAACAAATTATCATGACAACATTCTGCTTTAAATGCAGAATTAATATTAACCGTATAAACTCCATTACTTGTTGTTAATAATATTAATTTGCCCGCTAGAGTTGCGACATTACATAAATATATTCTATCTCCCAATTTTACACGCATATTATTTCTCCTTTCAAAATCTAAATAAAATCATTGATTTATCATTCTTTTATAAATTAACTGTTATAAATTTTTAACAAACTCTATAGCTTGTTTTTCTAACTCTTCTAATGTTCCATTATTATCAATTATATAGTCATATGTATAGTTTTCAACAAACATATCAGCATCGTTCTCAGCCTTGTGGTGTCTGCTATTCTTTACAAATATAGTTTTAAATCCAAATGTATCAACTAAATCTTTAATCATGTGTGGTTTTCTAACGTCAATAAGCATTATTTCTTTATCGCTTTGTAGGAATAAATCAACTTTAGCTGAAGTAAGTTGATGTGGTATATTATATACTTCAGCTAGAAAGTTTTCTGTGTCTGATAATAATTTACGTCTTTCATCGTCTTTCGCACTTGTACCGTATAAGTCATTGACAAAGGTTTTAGTTTCATTTATGATTGATGTACTATAAGTTGCTATGTATTTTGAGATAAGTTTTTTAAACTCATCCTTGCCTGAATTTGGATATCCATTTACAATAAATATTTTTTTCATCATGATACGTACTCCATTAACATTTCTTTCATTTCTTCTGTAATTAATTCTATATCTTTAGTTTTTTTAGTTACAACCAAGGCATGTCTACCATTTTCATCTATAAATACACATGGCTGATAATCCATATGTCTAATCGGTAAGCCATATGTTTTATTTGCAAAATCCCTATATTTTATGTACTGTGGGTCTACTCCCATTATATCTTTAGTTATAAAACTAATTTCTTCATTATTTTTTATTAACTCAAACGAAATACACTTCATTAAATCCTCTCCCTAATGTTTGGTAATTTTTATTATACACTCGAACACTTGTTCTGTCAATCTAAATTATTCCTTAGAAATTCAATATATTCTTTCCATAACTTAATTTTATGAATAAACTCTTTATTTTTCAAACAACTTAATTTTCTTTCTGCATTTATATCATATTTTTTACCTTTTTTCTTCTGTATAACCTCATCAAATTGCTTCGTTATATATGCTAGTTTTAAATATTCATTCTTAGATATATCTTTTATAATTTCTTCGTACAGAAACAAATCTTCCGTTGGTATAATATACTTTTTCTTAGGTAAATTAGATGTAGCAAACGGACTTATACTTGCTCCACTTGTTTGAGCCTTTAACAATGTAGCAAAGTAATCTATATCTTTTGCGTTAAATCTAAATTCTACTTCCGAATCTAATTCTTCTATAAATGATACTATTCCATTTTTTATTAAATCATTATGTATTTTTTCTATATCATTTATATCTTTTAGTTCACCAATTTTATCTTTGTATATTTGTCTTAATATATTTCTTCCTTTGCCTTTACTTGGTATATAAGCGAATAACGTACTACCACCATAATGTCTGATTTTTACTCCATTATTGCATTTTAAATAGTAATCATCGAAACTTGGGTCTAAATTTCCGTACTCATCTCTTATAAAGTCATTTTTAGATAAGTCATAATCTGCTAAAACTCTATATTTTCCTTTTAGTCTTTCCCTTTTTTTATCTTCTGGTTCAGGAATTGGATTCCCATTTTCATCTTTATATTTTTCTGAATTGTCTGCAATATAACGTTTAAGATACCCTGCCATTACTTTTTACCTCTCTTTAACTTAGATTTGATAGCATCAAAAGCTGTTAAGAAGCACTCACCGCAATAAAAGCACTGTAAAGCTATTAATTTCTTTGGTGGACAAGGATGATTACTTATTCTTAAATTTGACAACCATTCCGCAAATTCTTCTTTTGGCTTATTTACCAACTCTATCGTTTGTTCTTCGGTTAAATTACCGTTTTTATTGTATTGCCAGCCAGTAGGTCTTTTATCACTCATCTATTTGATTCTCCTTAATTAGTCCTAATATATGCCTAAGTAGTATTAAGCTATTACTTGTCCTAAAATATCCTAAATCTTCAGCATCCTTGTTATAATCTGTAACTTTTCCAAAACATATTTTATGCCAAGCATTTGATGAGGTGATATTGTCTATATGGTCATCTATAAGTATTGAATCCGATAAGTCTACACTACCTTTTCCCATTTTATCTTGTATTAAAAAATGACTTTCTTTTAGATTTAAAAAGGGTAAATTCTCACTTAACCATTCTTTTTTACGATTAATATTTTCAGTACAACCTATTGAAATTATTTTTTGCTCAAATCCTAGTCTATACAAAGTATATAATACAGTTTTCATATCTTTGTCTATATAATGTAAATTCTTAAAAAATTCAGGACTTCTAAAGTATTTTAATGGGTCAGTCATTTGTGGAAATAAATCTGTGAAATTCCATTTATAATATGTTCCAAATTTAACTTTTGTTCCATATTCTTTATTTGCTAGATAAATTACCTTATCTGCTGAATTTACAATTGTTCCGTCAAAATCCCATGCTATTTTTTTCTTATGTATGCTGTTCATCTCCTTTACAATATAATTCCTCATGTAATTTACTCACCATATCAAACTTTGCCTGCTGAAAATCTTTATTCTCAATTACTATATTAGCAATTTTATAATTTTTCATTTCCTTAGTAATAATACAGTTTTTTACACGTTTCCCTATGTCTTTTATTTTATCGCCACGTTTTAACATTCTAAATATCATTCTTAAATATGTAATTTTAACATAAACTACTATCACATTTTCCCAGCCATATTTTTGTCTGATTTGTTTTACACCTTCAGCATCTACTATCGCATACACTAATTTTTCTTTATGTCTTTCAACTTCTTCTCTTGATAGTGCATAGTAATTACCTGAATAACAGGTTTCTTCAAGTCGGTCTATTTTATCAAATTCTTCTTTAGTTATAAAATGATAAGTTACCCCATTCACTTCGCCTTCTCTGGGCTTCCTTGTTGTATGGGAGATGAGTTCAGGTATACCTTTTTCCTTTTTTAGATAATCGCCTAAAGTTGTTTTACCTGAACCTGAACTCCCTAGTAAGAGTATAATTTTTTTCATATGTAATCTACCTTTCTTTTATAAATTAATTACTTAACTCCAGTTGAACTATAACCGCCACGATTGTCATTTTCCAAATTGTCTACATAAAATAATTCAACTTCATTCCTCATCATAGATTCTACAACTTCAAACTGTAGCACTCTATCATATTGTTCAATTTTACCATCTCTTGTCGATAAAAACATTGCACACCACTCATCATTTTCACCTTTATATATATTATCAATCTGTCCAACTGAGTTAGTTAATATAAATCCATAATTTTTAAAAGTTCCACTTCTAGGATATACATTGGCTTTGTAACCTATAGGCATTTCCATAGCAAATCCTAATCTCATTATCAATACATCACCAGCTTTATACTTTTGCTTTTTATTATATTCAAATTGATTAACCATATCTCTATCGTATGATTGGATTTCTTCAATTTCTTCTTTATTATTTTTACAAATTCTTAAATGACTAACTCTTAAATCAATTAAGTCACCTTTTTCACTAATTATTAAATCTGGTACATTACTGTCTATTTTTCTAATTTTTAGTTTCATTCTCATCTCCTGATTTTCTTTTATAATTTAATTCTTATATTTATTTAAAATTTTTTGTACTGCATCTTTAATATCAATATTTTCATTGGCAAATTTATATAATAAATTTATTTCATCTTTTGTTAAATTATAATTTGATAATCTCAATGTTGCTACTGTTTCTTCTACTATATTTGACATTTGATAAATCACCTCTTTTATACTGATTTTATAATCGTTACAATTACTGGGTTGTAGACACAAATTATTAAATTTTAGTTTAATTCATAATCACTATGTGGATTTTTCTTTATATCCACATTATTAGATTTATCCGCACACTTTTTACATAAATAAACTTTATTTGCACCCTTGCCATACATGTATGGTAAATGCTTTTTATTATCAATCATAGCATCATATCCACAATGCAAACATATTCTATCACTTATTCTATAATTTCCACGAGCCACAAACTCACCACTTTCTTAGATAAATTTTAATTTACTTCATAATCATATTCTCTTTTAATAATTTTAGCTTCGATATTACTATCATCTTTTAAAGCTTCAAACATACAACTAGGATGATACCAAGCATCAAACTCATAGCTAAAAACAAATCCATCTTTATCATCACCTGTGTGACAAAACCAACAACCACCATTTTCTGCATTACATTTCCCCATTCCACATACCTTCTCTCTCAAAAAATTCAAACATTCTAACACATTCTTCAGCAAAAGCTTTACTCTCTATTTTTGACTGAATTTTAATATCTTTTTGTAATTTTCCAACACTGCGTCTATGACATCCAAGTCCACCATCGGCAAATTCAATTGTTTCTTTACCTACAGCACACCACCATTCAGTTGCACTATGTTCATATCCTTCATCGCTTCTCGATGCTACACAACCTATGCAACGTATTTTAATCACATCTCCTTATTCTGAATAGTATAAATAATAATCCTTAAAACATTCTATAGCTTCATTTAACAATTTTGTATCAAATCCTTCAATAATTAATCCATCTTCTAATTTTTTTTGTAATTCATCAATTAACTCTATTGCTTTGCATATATCCATTTATATCCTCCCTATTTTTAGATAAATTAGTTATTTTATCGTAATTTAATTTATTCCCAACATGCAAAATACTTCGATTCTTCAATATATTGTTTCAATAAATCATACTTTTCATTATATCCCATACCATATAAATCTATATTTAATGCTGGTCTACCACATGTGGCATCTGCATGTAAAAAAATATCTGTTATATCTTCTTTAGTTAATTCAATTTCTGTATTATCATTAGTTACGATAATTATTTTATTAATATTAATTTTATCCAATTACTCTTCCACCTTTATACATTTTAATCCTTTCCAAATATTATCAATACTATCTTCACCATAGTGTAAATAGCAACAAATAGCTTCTTTAACAGTATCTGAATTTACTGCTTCAATCGGAATTTCATCAAGTTCTATATTTGGTAGTTCATCGTTTAAATATTTAAATATATACTCTTGTGCGTCTTGTGCATCAATATATAAATTTCTTGCTTTTGTCATTAAATTTTTAAACTCTTTTTTATCTATTTCACTCACCTCACTATAATTTTAATTTTATTAATTAAAAACCACCACAATCACAATGCGAAACTGTTACAACTTCGACTATTCCTTCTGAACGTTGAATTGGCGTACTATACTCATCAAACAATAAAGTTGAATCAGAGTATAAATTAAAATCTGTTGTTCCTTCTCCGGAAACATATAAATATGCATCAAGATTATACTCTACAATATGTTTCATTAAGTCATTAAGTTGTGTACACAGTTTTATAAATTTTTTTCTATCTTTTGAATAGATTATTGGCTTTTTCACATATTTTTCCTACCTTTTAATAATAATTTAAATTTTACTTTGTATAAATGCACATTTTTCAGGCATTTTCATATCAATTTTAATCAAATTATTTCACCTCACTTAAAAAACTATAATATCATCTAAATTATTTATGGTTGGTCTAAACATTTCCCATGCATTTAATACAGATTGCTTTAATTGTTCTTCCGTAACATACTTTAAATACTTTTGTTTTAGGTATTCACAACGACCTTCAGTATCTAATCCTCTATATTCATAATCATCAGTATATTTGCTTCTAATACTTATTTTCTTTTGCTTTCTGTACTCTCTAATTTCAACATCTTCTATTCTTACTGTAATTTTATTATATAAATCATGTACACCAACTAATATAGTTATTTCCGATTTATCTTCTCTTTGAAATTTTAACGCTTCTATTCTCATTTTAACCCTCCAAGTTCTTTCTATACTATTTTACACTCTTGTGGATATAACTAACTCTTATGCTACGAGTGCTTATCCCATGAAATTTTAAATATTTTTCTGTATTCGCTGCATTACTTTGTTCTACTATTTTCAAATATACCTTTTGACCTATTTTAAAATCTTTCTTTTCTATATCAATCACCTCGCTCATATTTTTAATTCACTTCCTCATACAAATCTTAATTTCACTAAATAATAATCTCTATTTTGATAAGCATATTTTTTAGCCATATTATAATATTTATCTTTTTCAACATTTTTAAAATGCCACCAAAACAACAACTTTAAATTATCTTTATATGCTTTATGAATTATTTCAACTTCAACGTCTTTATTTTTTTGCAAATGATTTATTACTGTATTATGTGTAAAAGTATAAAGCCATTTATTTTTAAAACGTTTATTTACTGTAACATTATTAGCCATATTAATATAACTTTGTAATTTATCTTTAGATGTTGTACCTTTAATTTTGCCATATTGATATATCATTTTTTTCCTTTGTAAAATTGTCATTATATAATAATTACTATTTATATTTGTAAATCCCAACAAACAGGCAATAAGACTAATACTAAGCAATAAATATTTAATAATTACAATCAAACGTAAAATAAGCTGTAACCAAGAAAAAAACGTATTAAAAGCAATAAATGATGATATTCTTAATATTATAAATAAAATAATACAATATCCAAAACAATACTTATCAGTATAATAAATTTTTTTTATTAAATTTAACATTTAAAACCTCCAAAATTAATTTAATTCTACTTTTTCAGTTTTACTTCTATATTTTCAAACGCATATTTCCATAATGCCATTGTTTTTCTTCCACCAATTTTATTCCAATCTTCCTTTAATTGTTCATATTCCTCATTAGATAAACAACCTTGAAGATATACAGCACAATTCATTTGTACTTCCTCTTTATTAATTAACACTTTATCATTTAATTGAGCCATGTTTATTTCTCCTTTTTAATATTATCTACAACAGTTGTTAATGCATTAACTACAATTTCTAAATTTTCTACTTTAAAATCATTACATTTAATAGTTCTTAATTTATATAAATATTCAGCTATTAAACATAAATAATCATATTTTTTATTTATATCACGCATTTCATCACAAATTTCATATAAATTGCAAATGCTTATTTCCTTATCATCAACGTATACTTTGTTTTTCTTTGGTGTAATTTTAGTTATAGTACCTATCTTATAAAATGAAGAATAATACTGATTCCATGTTCCTAAAGAATCATAGTACAACACACCAACTTTATCCCCTACATTTAATTCATTTATATCTAATTTTTTCAAGTCATTTCACCTCCTAATTATAATCATCACAATAATCTGTTTCTTTTACATATACTTCTTTAAATACACAATATAATTTATCATCCTCTCCTTCATTTATGGCTTCTTCTGATTGACTATTTGAACAAGTTAAACAATCTATCGAACAAGGATGGTGTTCCTTTTCTAATTCTTTTCTTCTATTACTTGTATTCATTTTACCTCCAACTTTGAATAAAATGTAAACTTTATTTATATTATACTATATTCAGGAAAGATATTAAATATAAATAATTGACATATATAACCTTACTTTTCTATATCTTACCATAAGTAATTATACATGTCAATACTTTTATAATTTAATTGTTTAAATATTTTTTACTTTATTTTTTCGTACCATTTGATATGATAAACTGTAAAATAATCATGCTGTTCTTTATTACATTCAACTATATAGCCATTCTCAATCTTACTGTCTATTAATTGTTTAGTCTCCATACAATCTAACATATCTTTTTTACCTATCAGTTTCATTATTTGTAAATTAGATTCCAATGTCCCACCTTCTTTGGTTAAAATAATGTTTTTATATTATCTAATCATCCAAACTATTACGTTTTGCTAAATTTACAATCGTTTCTGCACTTATATCATCTGACGAACTACAAATTTCTTCGTTATCTAATAATATTTTAGTATCTATTTGGATATAACTACTATATGGCTCAACTAGGATTTCATTTTCAATTTTCAAATTCTCATATAGATAGTTTTTTATAATATTTTCTATATCTTCTTTATTCACCTATATTCTCCTTTCGCACGTTAAATCATTCAATTTTAAGCAATCAAAGTTTTAAACATTAATTCTTCATATGTTAAAATCTTTTTTGCAAAATCTATTATATTTATTCCACCCTTTGCAATATAAGTGACCTCATTTTTATCAAAAATGACTTTCTCTATCATAAAATCAGGTTGAACTAATTCAATATAACATTTATCTGCATTGATATCTACATATCGTATTGTATAATTATGATAGTCTCTAACGTATAATTGTATGAATTTACTTATTTCAATATCATTTTTTAATTCTAAATATTTTGTAAATCTCATTTAATAAATCTCCTTAAATTCCTTATTTTAAAGCTTCATATATAGTTCCTCTATCATATTTTTTGCTGTTTCAATTTCAGTCAAACCTTTAATGTCATCTAAAATATTTTTTATATCATATATTCCATCTTCTATTAATGATAAGATATTTCTCACATCATCTTTTAGTATATATTCTTGATTTACTTCTGTTTCTTTAATTTCATCTGTTTCATAATAATTAATATTGTCTAAAAAAGTTTTCATATTACTTACTCCTTTATAATTCACAATTTTCTTTTTCAGTACATATCCCACACTTAGGCTGAATCATATTAGCAACTTCTTTCCATTCTTCATCAATCTTACTTAATTCATATTTCATATCTTTCATTAATTGTTGAAATTCTTCATATGCTCTACTACATAATCTAACTTCACCCATGTGTAATAATGCTCTCATGTTAATTTTTAATACTATTTTAGTATTCAATCCTAAAGGTAATATATTAGCTATATCTTCTTTTTTATATCCTAAATTAATTAATGTCTGATAAGTTTTTTGAATATCACACATAATTTTATGATACACAATTTCATTTTCTAATGCTTTAGGTATGTAATATTCAAACTTATTACTATAATCTATATATCTTGTACTAGCTTGAAGTCTTGAAACCCCATCTATATGAGTATATAGTTCACGAATTACTCTAGCACTATAACCGTCTATAATCATTGTCACATCAGGATATTCAAATGTTCTACCATGCTGATGTTTTATATTTTCTAATCCTCTTTTATAATTCTTTTCTTGATTTGTAGTATCTGAATTATAACAAACTCCAGCTACATAACCTATATGGCTAATTGGATTATTTGTTGCTTCTATAATTGTGATTTGTCCCATTTATTTTATCTTCCTTCATATAGTTTTAATTTAATATCATAGAATTTATCTTCATGATAAACTGGTGTTAAATTAGCTTCGACTATACTCTCATAATGATTCATCGTTATTGAAAAATCACTGTTAAGTCTACATTTCCCACTCAAATCTAATTCATATTTACTACCGTTATAGTAAATATTTGAATTTACAATATAATCATAATACTGTGGAATTTCACCACTTTTTACTGACATAACAATCTTATTATTATCAACTTTTGTCATTGTACATATAGATTCTAATATATCAGTATCAAAACAGCAGTTAATTACTTCATCGCTTCTACATATTCTAATTTTACTTTTAAACTCATTATTATCGTTCATTACTTTTATTGTACCGCATATAGGATAGCATTCCTCTGGTAGTATTGTCCCTATTGCTGAAGGTGAAACCATGTGTATTAGTTTTTTCATTTAATATTTCACTTCCTTTAAATATTATCTTTTATTCAATCTTTGATAAAACACTATCTAGTGTATCCATTACTTCATCATAATTTGGAAAATCTGCGTAATTACCAAATTCCATTAATTTATTAAATATCTCATCATCAGTAACATTTTCTTTACAATTATTAATAATAAATTCTATAAATGTATTTAAACTTTCTATAGTAAAATAAGCTTTATTATCTGACTGTATGCACAATAAACCTACTACTCCAACTTTAATATATAAAGGAATTTGTTCAAAATTATTTTGTAAAAATTCATCTATTTCTTTAGTATGAAAAATATACATTTAATCACCTACCTTTTTAATCTAATTCGTGGTATAAAATTAAATATGAAAACTATAGGTTGACCAATTATGCCTACTAAGCCACCAATCACATAACCTATATTCTCAAATATGTTTAATTCACATCTCTTTTTAAATGTCTTATAACTTCCTATTGTTATGTAAAATTTCTTAAACTCTTTATATTTAACTCCATGAGCATTATAGAATGACTTCATATATTCTAAATCGTATTTTTTCATTTAAAACATCTCATTAATCTTTGATTTTATTCATATTTTACATCTATATATTCTAAAACTTCTTTCATGCCTAATCCACCTTTATCCCAAGATTTCATACAATATTTCCATAGTTTAGGGTGAGTTTGTTTTAACATTTGAAAACGGTTAGGCTCTTTCTCAAGATGGCATCCATATCCGCAAAAAACACAGCCAGTTCTACTATATCCAGTGGTAAAATACTTTCCTTTATCATCTTGCTTAATTTCTCCATATACTGAAGCATAAGGAATGTTAAAATCTTTTATGTATTTTAATACATCTTGCTCTGTATAAAAACTAATAGGTTGACTACTTACGTTTCCTTTATTAAAAGCATTACAACCATTTTTTAGCCATTCATTCCTACGATTTACACTTTCACATGCCATTGTGCCAATTACAGGTTTTAATCCGCTAACTTTATTGAAATTATGTGCGGGTGTCTTTTTCATAATATAACAGCATCTATCGCTAATTTTAAATGGAGAATCTATTAAATATTTCCATTTCTGCATTTGATATTTCCCAGCTTCCCTACCATCAAAACATCTTGATGCCCAACAATTATTGCCTAATTTTTTAACATCATGTATCATCCTAGATGCAGTTTTAGTTATTATTGGATAACCATTTTGCTCTATTACTTGTCTAAAACTCAATTTAGGTTTTGATATAACTAATTCAACTTCTACGCCATATGTATCTTGCAACCATTTTGAATAATCTTTAGTATGTTGCTTTAATTCTGGAAATTCTAGTCCAGTATCAGAAAACCATAAAACTAATTTACAATTTAAGCTTTTACATATTCTAGCAGTTAAATCTGCTAAGACCGTACTATCCTTACCACCTGAAAAACTAACATAACATTTATTATCATAATGTTTATACCATTCTAGCAGTCTTGTTTGTGTCACTTGAATTTTTCTTTCCAAATCCCACACTTGCATTATTTTTAAATCTTCATTTGTATATTTTTTATCACTCAATTTATTTACAGAAGGTACAATGCATTGTTTATTCCTAGGAAACCTTGCTCCCTTCTTATCAATTATCTTTAAAATTAGACATTTTCTAAAGTTTACTCACTTATAGCTTTAATTATCTCTTTTTTAATTTTGTCGTTATATTCCATTCTATTGATAATTTCTATAGCATCTTTAAAACTAATTTTTTTTAAATATTTAATTTGAAATTCTTTATTAAAGTTATAAATTGAAAATGTATTATACTGATTACTAGAAATATATTTAAAATATTTTTCACAAAATTCTTTATTGTTAAATAAAATATCTTTATGTCTATTTATAAAGCTTTTCTCTATATCATATAGTTTATTATGGCTTCCATCTCTAATATACTTTGACATTTCTAATATTTGCTCTTCATTAAAACTCTGATATTTTGTAACCTCAAATATGTATTTATCTGATTTGTTTGAAAGGTCGATTATAATATCAAACAAATCTACTATATGTTTATTTTTTAATACCTCTTGCAGAGGAACTTTTTTACTTAAATTTGTTGTTGATACATCTCTTGTACCACTTAACCAAAATCCGAAATTGCCCTCAAAATAACAACAATTTGTTTGAATCATTCTATAAGATAAGTTTTTAAGTATATCTATTATTGTTTCTTTGTCATAATCTCTTGGTAAAATAAAATCTTCAAGATTTTTTATATTACTTTCAACTCTAGCAATTTTCAATAATTTAATAACTAATTCTTTATTATCATAATATTTAATAATTAATTTTAGATAAGGTGATATTTCGCTCATACCATTCATATAACTATCAGGATTTGTTATTGGCAAGTTCAAACCTTCTATAATTCCTACAATATTATCCTTATTAATCATTTTTAGAAACGCATCAAAATCTTCAAACCTAGTTAAATCATCTTTTAACTTGTTTAATTCTTCTTTTTTATCAAATAACTCTTTATTTTTTTCAGATAATTGTTTAGATAAATATTCTTTTTCATCTAATATTTCTTTGTATTTTTCATTGATTGTCTCATGAACTATATCTACTATAGAATTTTCCCAATCTTCCCTAGGGTTACAATCACAGTAACCTTCAAATTCATCGTACATTATTTTTCTCCTTTTCTAAATAAAAAACATAATTTATTTTTTACTTTTCGTTCTAATTTCAACATTTAAACTTTATATGTAAATAATTTTTCAATTCTTATATTGCCTTTATCACCAGATTGCTTATTACTGTCTATTAATACCTTTTGTTCTTTTTGCCATATACATTGAAAATCATTAGGCATATTATATTCACTTACTAACATCACATTGCATTTACTCATTTCTCTGCACCAATCGTAAAACTCATCATATGGGAAATTACCAGTTTTATAATCAGTCGTACCTTTGTATGGTATGTCGCAATATATAACATGACCTTTTATATTAGATAAATGTCTAAAATCTTTACATTCAAAATATGTATCTTTTAAATTTGGAGCTTGTTTAACTAAGTTTCTTATTCCCTCAGATGGAATGTCTCTTAATGTCACTTTGTCTTCTTTAAATCCTCTTGCATATCCACCAAAATATTTTGCACCAAATGTAGCACAGAACCCAACTAAACCAACAAACCAATCTTCATAATTATCTTTATTTTCCCTCACATCGCTATATAAACTTTCTGATATTGTTTTAGGGAACACAGTATAATCTTCTTTTGCTTGATTTAACAATGCAATCAAATATTTATGTATATCATAACCCTTTTTATTCTTATGTTTAATTTTATCTATCATATTAGCACCACCAACAAAAGGCTCTATATATCCTTGACAAAGTGGATTATCTACATAACTTTGTATTATTGGAACTAACTCTTTTGATAGTTTATTTTTGCTACCAACGTATTTCAAATATGTATTTAGGAGTAAACTATAGTTTAACGGTCGACCAAACCTCTACTCCCTTCTTATTTTTTATATTTTAATATTCTTCTTCAATAATTTCATGTGCTGATAATTTTAATATATCTGTTGTTAATATTTTTTCAAAATAATTTAACTCATTAAAAAAATCTTCTATATTCCACAAATTGCTCCACCAATCATCGCGAGGACTTTTTATTTTTACATATGGTTCAACTTCGTTTTCACCTATACTGTAATACTCTAGGTTTATTTTTAATTCAAAATAACCACCACATATTTTATAATATTTTCTAAAGCTTGTTGATTGTTCGTTTAATTTCTTATTTTCACTTCCAAAACCTTGAACTCTAAAACCCATTTCATTTAATATGGTAACATGATTATTTTCTAAATAACTTATTTTAGGTTTGTAATTTTTCATATTATCCCTTTCTTTTTAACTTTCGATAAAAACAACATTTTAATATGATTTTTAACTTTTAAAACGTTGAAATTTCAACATTCAATTTCTCAGCATATTGATTATCACTTGCTAAATATATCCCTAATACTTCATCATAATGTTTTTCTTGATTTGGGATATATCTTTTCGGTTGGTAAAAAATCACCATATATTTTTTTTGCTATTTCTAAATATTTTTCATTTGCATCTATTGGATTATTGAAAATACCTAAATATTCATTACCAATTTGAGCAATATAATTTCCTGATGGCAATTTTAAAACACCTCTATATCCAGTTGAATTGGGATAATATCTGTTTACTAAATTTTGTGAACGAGTTGCAATTCTTAAATTTAATTTACGGTTATCTTGTTTTTGATGATTTATATGGTCTATATCCATATTTTCTAAAGGATTCATTATGATTCTATGAAATAAAGTCATTTTATTTTTAGTTTTACTGCACACATATCCGTTGTTACCTATGTACCAACAAATGTTTTTAATTTTATCATAATCTTCCAAATCAAAATAAAATTCTTCTCCTTTGGTTGTATAACCAACACCGTAATCTCCTGTTAAATTATATTTGTTCTGTTTTTTATTAGATTGTGACGATTTTTTATATCTTTCACATCCACAAGATGTACTTAAACCTTTTCTTAAAGTAGATTTATTTCTTATAACTTCTTTACCACAATCACATTCACATAACCATTTTTCTTCATATTTTGTTTTATTTAAATATTTTATTACTGTTAATTTGCCATATTTTTGACCAGTTATATTTATAAATTTTGACATTAAGAAATCCTTTCTCCCCATTGATTGTTTGTAGCAAGAGTAACACCCAATGTTTTGTCGAATATAGGGGTACTATTATTTAAAAATCTCCCAAATTTAACAATTATATTTCCTAAACTTTTTAATTTACTTAATTTATCCTGTATTTCCTCTTTGTAATACCCCGTATATATTACAAATATATCTTCACAGTTGTTTATTCTAAAATAATTTATCAAATTATAAATATCATCAAATTGTAAAAATGGTTCTAATCCACCTATAACAATTGAATTTGTAATTGGATTTTTAATATATCTTCGATAGATTTCTTCATATGACATATTAATTTCTTCTGATTGTGCTAAAAGGGAATTTTGACAAATACTTACGTCAAATCCCCCATCTTTTGCACATTTCCAATCACATTTACATGTTCCTATAAACATTGATGGTTGTTTATAATTTATAAAATCTTCTTCAACAATAGCTTTAATTCTCATTTGTTAAAACATCATACCATTCACGAGCATTAAATTCTTTTTTTCTATCTTTTGAATACGCTCTTGTTGGCACTAAATATCCTACAATTCTTTGATATGTGTCATATACAGGTTCTCCACATATGGGACAAGTGTCACTATCGACAAATCCATGATGATTTTTACACTCATTAATTTTAGTATTAAAAGCAAAATACATTACGCCCGATTCTGCTATTTTATTTAACATTTCCCAAGCTACTTCTTTATTTGGAAAATTATTTTGTAGATTTATATGTAATATACTACCACCCGAACACTTTTTATCTAATATGGCACTCAGTTTTAATTTTTCATGTATGCTACACTTTTCAGATAAAGGTGTCCATTGATTTGAATAGATAAATTTTTCATTTTTTTCATATAATAAATTATCCTTTTGACACAATATTATCGCACATCTTTCAGCTGGTACAGATTCAACATTAAAAGAATATTTATTTGTAAAATTATCTTTAACTTCGTTTATAGTATCAAATATTTTACTTGCAAATTCAATTCCTTCATTAGTCCACGTTACATATCCAAAGTCATCTCTATTGATTAAACCAAACATCTCTATAACTTCATATAACCCTAGTATTCCGACAGTACAATATTGTTTAACTAATTCAACTCCACCATCTCTATAATTAGGTAATAAGCCCTTTTCAATGTTTCTTGTAATAATACTTCTTACTATATCTAAAGTTTTACAACATAATATAATTCTTTTCTTTAGTAAATTTAAATATTTAGTTTTATTACATTCCGTTTCATATGCTATTCTAACAAGATTAACAGTATTAACTTTTATTGAGCCAATTGATAACGCAGTTCCACCTATTGAATTTATAAAAGCATCTAATTTTGATGTATCTGATAACAAACGACAACAGTTCGATAATGTTCCTACATTGTCGCTCATGAAGAAATTACTATCATTCCATTTCATATTATGATTACTGCACCATTTAGCAAATTCTTCATCTTGAAATTTGCCGTCTTTGTATAATAGTGAATAAGTCAATACTGGAAATGTAAACATATTTTCATTTCTAATTTCAGATACTACTTCCATAAATATTTTTTGATGTTCTAATAATTCTTCAATATAATCAATAGCAAATGTGTTATCAGGAAATTCAACTCCACCAAACAATTCTTCTAAATAAAATCTATCAAATATAGAACAATTTACAAATGCAGTTTGGTCTATTCTCATAAATGGTTGATTCAGCCTATAAATGAATTTTTGAAAACTTTGCTTTAAATAGTAATCTTTATTTCTTATGTAATATTCACTCTCACAATCTTTTTTCCAAAAGTAGAATGTCCAAAGCAATATATTTGGAACACCAACTGCTCCTGAACTTCTATTGCTCATATAGCTTATATATTCAATTACATCATCTAAAAAAGTTGTCAAATGTTTTGGTGATTGATGATTATAATTATTTAAAAAGAATAATCCTTCAGTTGCTAATTTAGTTAAATCATAAGCATAACAGTAAGGCAAATACGTGCTACTTGGTGCATCATGCAAGTAAAATCCACCATTATATTCTTGGTCTAACCATTCTTTTGCTGTTTTTAAACCATATTTTTTCTTTAATTCATAAAATATTTTACTAAATGCAAATAATTTATCATGTGACTTCCCCTTTTCACTTAGTAGACTTCGTATGTCTTTATTTGATGCATTTGCATTAGCATCTATTGTTACATCAACTACGTTTTTATCAACAAACTTGTCTATGAAATCTGAAAAATTTAATTGTGTTTCATGAAATCCGTTTAAATATTCAAAATCTTCGCCATATTTTTCTTGAACAACATTAAATGCTCTTTCAAAATCTTTATTAACCTTTGTTGGTACTAACATTACATGTCTCCTTTATAGTCATTTATCCAATTATTTGCTGTTGAGAAATCCATTAAACAACCGTCTACATCTAAATTAGGAGACGATAGTATACATAGTTTTATCATTTCTTTTCTATCAGTAATTGTTTCAAATTTAATATTCTTATCTTTTAATTTTTTTTCTAAAATTTTACACTTAGGACAATCTGTAGTGTACAATATTATTTTCATATTACATCATCCTTTCCGCGAATTTTTATCTTATATTTTATAATTTAATTGTTAAATCCTTTCCCAGATGAGAATTAATTTCTCAGTTAGTAAATTTCTGTCATCATTTTTATAGTATCCTTCGGTATCGTAAATTTTATCAATATTTAGATATTCCTCATCACCTTTTAAATCATCAGTAAATTCATCTTGGCTACCTAAAATATCTCCACTTTCATTTATTAGATACATTTTTCCTTTAAATATATACGCTCTATACCTTTCACCTTCAGCGGTGTCAATAAACTTACCTCTTTCAAGTAATATTTCTTTTGGTGTTTCCATCCATTTACCTCTCTTATATTATAATTTAATTGTTTATAAATAATTTGAAATTATAGTTTCTAGTATATTATCATAGTTTAATGTTGTGCATGGTCTTATAGATACTGACATAAATTCAATTATTAACTCTTTAGTTACAACTTTAGCTTTATCAATACTTACAAAATAATATATTAAATCTATTACCTTATCATATTCTTTATCAGTTATAAAATATTCATCATATACACTACTAATTTCGCCTGAATGTTTAAATATGTATTCTAAATCATCTCTTCTGATTATATCAAATTTTAATACAAGTCTTGATATTAAGTCATTGATATTCGTACACTTATACATTTTCTTTTACCTCTTTATATTTCTTTAATATTTGTAAATCTTTGTAATTGGCTGAAATACAATGATTTAAATATTCATTATCAATTTTACCTAAAATGTATTTAGTATTTCTTGTGATTATAAATCCAACTTCTAAATCTATTTCAATTATTGTACTTGTACTAACTGGAGAATTGTCATTAAATCTAGGATGACCAAACACTTTTCCTTGTAAAACTCTACTTTGTAACTCTGGCATAATAAATGAACTAGGAGAAACTATACTCCAATTTTCTATTCTAACTTCTTGCATATCTTCTACCTCACTTTATTTAAAATTTTCTTTTTAATCTAATATATTATCTTTTTCGTTTCCAACCATTCTTTAATTCTTCTTCTACTATATCTTCAAAATTATCTCCAAATTTAGAAAATAAAAAGTTTGAATATCTACAATATTTATTATAATATTTTTTATTTTCACTCTCTAATTGGTTATTCCTACGTTTTAATTGTTTCACTAAAGATTCATTATCGTTGTCAATTATTTCATTAAAATATCTGCTTAGTGAACGCAACATATAACTTTTTAGCATGCTTCTAGTTTTGCTATCTACTTCTTGTTTTTTAGCTTTTTTAATACACCATTTACCATTATGCACACCTATATGGTTTGGAATATCGTGCTTTACTTGTTCATATAATTCGTCTGGCATTACAAAATAGTTAAAATCCCCTATAAAAGTTTTACTAGCTTTAGAGTAAAAATCAGCTTTAGACACTTTTATCTCGTAACATCTAAAAATTTCTTTTGTGTCCATAGTTATATAATCAACTCTTTCTTTGCCATACCAACCAATTGTAACTTCAAAACATCCAAACACACCTCTATCGGCAGTTGCTTTATACAATTCTTTTTCTAAATCTATTGTTTGCTGTGTCTTTGCCAATACATCACCTACTTTTCATAAAATACTTTTGCTGGTTTTGGTTCTCTGCTACACTCTATAAAAATAGCATTATCAGGTAAAAGATGCCTATGCGTATTTGGTATTTCACCATTATACCAAAGATTGTCTGTTTCTATAATTTTATTGCTTTCTAATGTTTGTATCTTAAACTTTGCACCTGAAAATCCTTTAAACCCACATAAATTTGAATTGCCAATTACATAACATATACCGTTTATAATTGTAAAATCTTCTTTATTTCTAACTCTTTCATTCCAATATTCATAACTAAAGCATTCGCTACTACAAATATCTTGATATTCTTCATTATACATAATTTCTGTAAATTCTTTCCCACAAATTCTACATTTCATATATTGTTCCACCTTTCAATAATTGATTTGCACTCATCACAGCATCTCTCATATATATCTTTAAATTAATTTAACAAAGACAATTCATTTATTTCTTCTTCATCTAAATCTATTTCATAACTTTTCCAACAAAATGGACAATCGCATTTTACTTTCATATTTTACATCCACCTTTCGTTAAAATATGTCTTTTATACTAATTTATAGTTTATACAATGTTGAAATTTCAACATCTATTTTTTATAATTTTGAAAATTCATCTTCTAATTGTCTTATATAGTCTTTAATCATCGTTTTTAAGCAAAATTTAAAAATGATGTTTTTAATTTCTATTTTTCCTAATTCATTATAGTAATCATCTTTTTTTATAATTATTCTCACGTCTTCAGTATCAATATCTTTAATAAAATCTTTTACATTTTCAATTTCTTTTATAATTTTATTTGCTCTTATAAGTGCTTTATTATCCAATTTATCTCCTTATAATTTTATATTTTAATTATAATAATCTTTTATATTCATCTAAATTTTGCATAGCCGTTTTAAATGCATCTGGTTCACTTTGAATTAAATTTATAAAATTTTTATAAAATCTCTTGGTATCTACATAACTTAAATTTTTTATATAATTGTTAAAGGGCTTATTTTCTGAATGAGACATTAATATAATTTTCATTTCTATCATATGTTCTTCAAAATCTTCTCTAAGAAATCCTACACACTTATCTGTCATAAAACTATCGTCATCAAATACTTCTTCTGGTGATTCCGTTACACAATCTCCATTGTAATTCCATAAACATTTTCTTTTACATTCCATTAATTTTACTCCTTTAATTTCTGTGTTTTAACAGCTTAAAATATTATATACTGCCAACTTAGGTTTATTGTCTTCTATCCATGCAACAGCTAAAGAATATACGTCACATCCACAACTATCATACATTAAGTCCATACTCCATGTGTATTCGATATTTTTACTTGTAAAATATGGTTCTAACAATTCATCAACTTCATCATCTTCAGGAACATCGTCAGTCATATCTTCTAATAAATCATTTAATTCTTCTTTAATACTCATTTTTATTATTCTCCTTTAATTTAAACTTTTGATAAAATTCGTATTTTAATATACTATATCAATTATTCCAAAATCTAAATCATAACCATGAGCTATAGGTATACCTTCTACTTTTGAAAGGTTTCCTTCCCACATTATCCCATTATTCTTAAACTCATTAGCTATTCCTACAATTGTCTTAGAACCCATAACTATGTATTTTGGTCTACTTGTGTTTTTAGCCATTTTAATCGCATCTTTTAATTTTTCAATATTTATTGTTGAATTTGTAATATTATAAATCATTTATTTTTCTCCTTTCAATATTACTTTATAATTTAATTTATCTTAATAATATTGTTGAAATTTCAATATTTTAATTATATCATTTACAATATTTTCTACGTTTTCAACAATACCATCTACTTCTTTAAACTCTATTTCATTATCTTTTAATATCTGTAATAATTCTTGTGCTATTTCATCTGACTGTTGCTCCGTTTGATTTCTACCATTTGGATTGTATTTTTTCTTTCTATGTATGAAATAATTTAAATTATTATATCTGTTAAATTCTTCTAAACACAATTCATCCAAAGCTTTAGATTTATTACCATATTTATTATTGTAAAGCATTGTTAATATCAATGGTCTATCTGTTATTATTACATCTACTTTACCATTAACTCTGAATAACCTATGTTCTTGTTTTGCAAATATATATATTTCATCTTTAAAAGTTTCTTGTCTATCTTCCCAAACTAAGTCCTTTGCAAATTCATTTACTCACTCCTTTTAAATCTTATTTTAATCAATATCCCAATAATATTCTTTAACAACTATTTCTTCATTGCAATTATTACACTTCACTTTTTCAGTTACTAATACTGTACCGCCATTTTTATATTCTTTATCTTCTGTTATATCTTTATCATCGTATCTCACTTCATTATCACAGTTATTACACAATATTATATTGTTACTCATTTTTCTTAATGGACAGCATCTTGGACTATTATGACCAAAATGAGATTGTCCCACATCTCTATTATTTAATTTACAATAATGTGTCCAACCTACGTCATATTTTTTACTTTTATCGTGATAACAAAATTCACATTTATCACATCTAAGCAACACTTCATTCATGTCATTGCATCCTCTCATATAACTCGAAACAACTACAAAATGGTCTTAGCATTTCGTTTGATAATATTACTTTATCTTTTGCTTTACATACATAATACCCATCACTACAACAAAGTCCTTTTGAATTAACATAACTTAAATATTTACAATATAAACACTTCTTATATCGTTTTCTATATTTTCTAACTTTTTCATCCATTAACTTAATTTCCTTCCACACTTTGGACAATAATCAATTTCTATATAAACTCTTTCGTTTCTAAAGTGTTCTGCATATAATATGTATTTTCTCTTATTTATATCATAAATTACACCGTCAGAACCTCTCAAATCTTCTTTTGTTACTATACAACAGTATTCACACACCATTTATTTACTCCTTTAAAATCTAAAATTTATATACTAATCAACATTTCTCTTAACTCTCTTTCCCTATCAAACACTAATTCACTATATTTATAAAAATCTAAATCCTTAATTAATTGTTTAATATCGGGCTTTTCAATAGTTTTATAAATATGTTGTATGGTAATATAGTCAAATTCATCTTCATATAGCCTTATTTTAAAATAGTGGTAATCATCTATATACTTTCTTTTTGAAAATTTTGTGGTATATCCATTAAATTCTTCAATATAACCCATTTTCACTAATAACTCTTTAAATCTTTTAATTTCTTCTATGTTATTATTTGGTTTATAATTATAAAGATATACATATCTTCCATTCCTTTCGTCAGAATTAGAAATTATTTTTTTACCATTTTTCAAATAAAGTGTCCATATTGTTTTATGTATGTAAATTTCTTTTTTAATTTATCTCACATCCTTTTAAATTCTTTATTTTATATTAATCTATTATGACTTATACTAATTGCTTTTGAGTTAATATCACATCCTATATACTTTCTATTACCATTTTCAGCACTTTCTATCATTCCACCGCTACCACAAAAGAAATCAGCTATAATGTCATTTTCATCTGTGTATAAATCCCTAATTCGATTCATAAGTTTAATAGGCTTTTGAGTTGAGTATCCATTTCTTTCAGATGACGTTCTTCCTACCATTGGAATATCAGTCCAAATAGCTTTCATTCCAACCATTGTATACCATCTACCATATTCATCTTGAAATTCTTCTACACCTTTAAATCTATAAGGCTTAAATTCTCTATTATAGCTAACTTCTTGTTGATAGTTAAACTTTTGTTTTTTAATATCCTTTGCATAAACTATAATTTCATCGTTCTTTTGTGATAAAGAATGTTTACTACTACCACCAGATGAATAACACCATTGAATTACATTAGAACAATTTTTATATCCGAATATATCATCACATATCTGTCTTAACCAATGAGAAATACGACAATCCATTTGTAAAGCTAATGTTCCACTGCTTTTTAAAATCCTTTGCATTTCTGTTATTCTTGATATGTAAAATTTATATACAGTTTCTTTATCATATTTTAAATCTTCATAATCATCAAATTTTCTACCTGTTGCATAAAGAATATCTGAATATATTAAATCAATACTTTCACTTGGTAATTCTTTTAATAACTCTAAATTATCCATGCAGAATAATTTATTTATGTATTTATCTATTTAATTCATCTCCTTTTTATTTTAACATCATATCTTTAAAATCATTTATACCCATATCAATCATTCCACATACTTTATCAATAGGTATTACAAATTGTCTACTCTTATTGTCAAAATAACTCTCATTTTTAACATTTTTAATAATGTCATTAAATATACATGCGACATTAACTGGTATTTCTATTAATGATTTTTTATATGATTTACCACAAATATATAAATCTAAATTATCATTATCAAGTTCTATGATATCTGCTCCGTTTAGATTTACCATTTCATTATTGAAATCAATCTTTGATACGGGATATGATTTACCCTCAAATTTTGCTTCAAAATTATAAATACTCTTCATCTATTTTCTCCTTCACTTTGTATGAAATAATTCTTTTATCTTAATTTAATTAATCTGTTGGCTTGTCAGAGTAAGGGGCGATATCAATAACTATCATTCCATCAGTTGCAACTACATGTTGAAAAATGTAACCATCTTTTGTATATCTAGTTATTCTTTTAGGATAAAAACCCGATACCCTTTTACAAAACCAATTAGTTGCATTTACACAACCCATTCTTCTATTTTTCTGTTTCCATTCTATTATTGCTTCATCTATAGACATTATCATTAACCACTATATTTTTAATTCTTTTAATATTCTGAACTTGCAATTATCATTGGCATATCTTTTTCATCTATTTTAACTATGTAGTCTTTTACAGAAATACTTTTAAATTCATTATTGTCATCTTTAATTTTAATATATGTGTCATATCCGTCAATTTCTTCAACATATTTTTCATTAACATATTGATACTCTTTGCTATACCAGTCCATTGTTTCTTTAATACTTTTATTAGTGACTACTAAATCACACCCACAAAACTCATATACTTTAATCATTTTATCCTACCTTTCAAATCAACCTTTTATCCCATGTAATATCCTTTTTCTAAGACCATATTGTAATCACTTTGTGATAACCCAAACTCTTTTTGTTTTTCCATACCATAACAATCTACGTCTGCTATTATCTTGTAATAATAACCCCAATCACATTCTATCTTTTCTACTTTAGTTATGTTTGTTACATAATGTTCTAATAAGTTCATAAATTCTCCTTAATTTTATTTTTAGGTGGTGTTGGTGGAGTAGGAGGATTAAATTTTTGTGTACCTTTGTATGCTCTCCTTAAACTCTCACGTTCTTCAAAATGAATCATTTCATCAATAAAGCCACCTATTAAAATCATTACAATTAATACAATAATTAACCATTCCATAATATTCACCCATAAATCCTATATTTCATCACTTTTTCTAATCAATACTTTATATCTGTCTATCACATTATTTAATCCTTCTAATTGGACTTCTAATGTTTTTATCTGTAAATCTTTTAAGTCTAATTTTGAAGCTATTTTTACAGGATATAAAAATGTTAAAACACAAGCAATTTCTACAAATAAGCCAACAACATAATATCCCATATTAAAGAATACTAACCCAAATATTATTCCTAAAAGAACAATTGCCGAATAACTTAAATTACATAATAAATTAAATAATTTTTCCATGCATTCTCCTTTATAATTTAATTCTTAACTCCATTTTTTATAAATTCATATATTCTTTTATCAACATTAATTTTCAATCCGTTACAATAATCTCCATACATACTCGTACAAATAGGACACCAGCCTTTGGAATTGCAAGTAACAGCACTTAAAAATTTAGCTAATTCATCATCAGACATACTTCTAATTCTATCTCCGTTAGTCATATTGTTGCTCCTTTACTTTAATTAAAACTTACTATTTATATTTACTTTTCTATCATCAAATATCTCACCTGTTATAGCGTTCATTCTTATATGCTTTATTGTTTCAATATCCTTTTCAGTAAAGTTATTATTCGAAAACACTATATTTCCCTCTGGAGTTATTTCTTTGAATTTTCCTAAATGTTTAAATACATCAGATATATCTTTATCTATTTTAATCACCTACCTTTTAACACAACTTACTATTCCGCTCATTACACCTAAAACTATAATCATAATTATGTACAAGATTCCCATAGTACCTAGCCAAATCCAAAAGCTACTAAAAATGAATTTTAATATTTCTAACATCTAATTACCTCAACTATTCTATTTCTTCTACATCAACTTCAGGATAATCTGATTCATCAATAACATTAATATTTATAGTAGGGTTTAAAGAATCCTCATAATCTTTATATACATATGGTGCTTCACCGTTGATATAAGGTATACCAAACCCTTCAATAAATTTACCTCTATCATGGGTAGTTTTTCTTAAAGCAAGTTCTCCTGCAAATTCTGCTAAATTTTCTACTTCACAAAAATATTTTGACCAATTTTTCAACTTTTCTTCTGTATGTACATTCTCATCTATTTCAATTTCATATTCATATGTCTTTGTAACTACACATTTAAATCTTTTCATCTTCTATCTCTACTTTCACCAATTGCCCAACCTACAAAAGTTATCAATAATAATGTTTCTAGTAGGTGGTCGTATAAAAATTCTAATATTTCTAACATCTTACTACCTCTCTAATTCGACAATATCTTTAATTTTTATTGTCCACAAATTCATTTGACTATCTTCCACTTCAATTTCATCTTCACTTATTTTATTTAGAGTTACATTTTTAAATGTTATGTCATTTAGTTTTATAGTTAATTCATCATTTTCTTCAAATACATATCCATTGTCATCATCCCACAATTTATATTCAGTTACTACGCTCGCCATAAATTTCACCTCTCTTTTAATTTAATCACTATAAAATGGATTACCATACCTATCAGTTCCTACCAACATTCCACGCATATCTTCTTTCCCTACACCGTTCTTATATAATTCACAATCTTTTGAATTACATCGTTCATTAGTCAATGTGCATAAATCTCCAAATTCTGTATTACACACAAAATCACAATCAGAAATCATAAAATTATTACCTCTCTTTCAAAGTCTTGTTTTATTTAATTAATTTAACAATTAAATTAATTATGTTTAACAATATTGCCCCACTATTTAGTCCTAAACAATAATTAAAATTATCAAACACTTTTTTGTGTTTTATTTTACAATATATTGGATAACCAATCGCCCATATAACCCATAATAATGTTATTGTAAAAAATATAATATATAATATTTCCATTCTTTAACCTCTCTTTTATCCTTTAAAAATCTTATTTTATATCAAATCTAAAACATTGCTCCAAGTATCTGGTTCTTCTGCTAAAGAATCATCTTCTAAATATCTTAACTCTCTATATTTTTCACCGTCTGTTATATATAGTCCATATTCTTTTAACACCTCATTGTTAAACTCATTATCTTCATGTGGTGCGAATATTAATTTTCTACCTTTAAAAATTCCTTCATCAAATTTTTTATCTATTATGTATAAATCAGCTTCTATGTTCCACGCTGACATAATCGCTTTTGGTATTTCTGTTTTCTTCAATGTGAAACACCCAGAATCCCCACTATAATTTTCATAATAAAATCTCAATGTTTCACCTCTCGTTACAAATTTCTTTATGTATTTTTTTAGCTAACTTATTCAATTTTTCATAATCGACTTTTAAATTATTACCTATATGTAATTGTTCAAAATAAATTATCATGCTCATTATATGGCTTATATCTATTGCTGGCATATAACACTCTTTCATAATTTTTAACCACGTATTAAAATCCTTTACTATATTTGCACATTCATAATCGTAACAACTTGAATATTCCTCTCCAGTATCCTCACAATTTTTTCTACCATACAGAACTTTAAAAATATCATCTAAGTATTTTATTAACATCATTCCACCTCTTTTAATTTAATTGTATATATCAAACCATCTTGTTCAATAATCTCATATCGTTGATTAAACTCATTAAGACTTACATTATCATCTATTGTAACTTTATATGTATAATTATCCGTTGGTACTTTGATAATATTGAAAAATATCCAAAATAACACCGTTATCACTACACTAATAATCATAACTTCTTCTGCATTTTTCATAACTCCTATGAATGCAATAACAAGTCCTATTATTACGATTAATCCAACCCAACCAAGCGATGTCATTATTGGACTTTGACTTAATACATTAATTCCTTCTAACATTCTTTTTCTCCTTTTTATAAATACATAGTTTTATACTAACTTTTCACACTCAAACTCTTTATTTTTACACACAGCTTTTATACCATCTTCACTAAAGCCAGAAGATATTAAACTTATTGCACCCAAACCATCTAAGTATGTTTCATAGCAACCATTCTCATCATCACAAGCAACTTGAGCTAAATGTTCACACATAGAATCTATGTCACCATTGTTGAAAATATTTTTAATATAATAAGCGAAATTTTCTTCTACTTTATCATCTTGTATTTCAATTTCTACATCTACGGTTTTAGTTACTCTAATTTTTCTTTTCATATTTTTTACTCCTTAATTCTTAACTCAAGATTTACTTTTCTTACAGACATTTCGTATAACGTTTCAACTTCCCCATTATGTAAATTAAACACATTATTTAAACCGTTATCTGATATTTTTTGATACAAATAATCATCAAATATAAATAAATTACCTACTTCTAAATCATTAACACAAACTTTAATATTTCTCATCTTTTATTATCTCTCCTTTTAATAATCTTCTTAAAAGTTTTCTATTTTTCCTTTTTATTTTGCTAACAAATCTATAAGAATTACAATAATATTTCCTCGCAAACCTATCTTCAAATGTTAGTTTTTTAATATAATTTCTCATTTTATTACCACCATTTATATCTAAATCCTTGAAATCCTTTAATCTCAATAGGTAAATTTTCTATTCTTAGGTCATCCATAAAAATGGTATATCCATACCAAACTCTATTGGTAACAATACAATTATTACTACCTAAATCGACATAAACAAATCTCATAGATGATTCTATTTTATTATTTTTAACAAAGTATACTCTATCACCTATATTTAATTTCTTCGGGATTCTATTCATTGTCCAAAACTGATATGTGTCATTTTGATTTTTTAAATAATACTTTGCTTCTAAATCATCATTCTTATATTCAGACTTAGGAATTGTAACTACTATATCCATTAATCTCTCTCCGTCTCACAATCTTTATATTTAAACCATTCAGGAATATATGTACGACATTCTTCTTTTTTTATGACCTTTTCTTCACAACACTTTTCACAGAAAAATCTTTCTATTCTCTTATAAGTATTACTCACATGAGAACTATCTGTTTTTATGTATCTTGTTTCTAAATGTATATATTTGTGTTCACAATTATCCATTATAAATTTCGCCCACCTTTAAAATTGTTGTTTTATATCCTTTTAAGCTTACTTAACTCTTCTTTTGTAAAATATAGAAATAAAGGTTTTGATGCTAATTGAATACCATCACATTTAACTCTATACAATTTATTGTTTATTTCATCTATAATACACATCAAATTGATATGCACTCGATTATCTCTCTTGACAAAATATACAACACCATTAATACAACTTTGAATTTCTATTCTATCATCTAATTTAAATCTATCGCCAACTTTAAATTCTGGTTCTTTAATGATTTTTAGTTCACCTGTTAATATTTTATTTAAACATTGAGAATAATACCATTTACTATCACAAAGGTATTGTAAACCTTCCTCATTATTTATTCTGTATATAAGGTCGCCTATTTTAAACTCCTCATCAATTTTCATTCCTATGTATTCAGCTATTGTTTCAAATATTGATTTTTCTTGTTCTATATAATCTGACCAATTAACAATTGTCATTACAAATGGACTAACGTCTTTTATAGAACATATTTCAACTGCTTTACAAAATAAAGAATAATAACAACAGGTATCACTTTTAAATTTGTTCCAATTTTTACAGTCTGATGAAATTGATAGTCTTAAATAATCACATATTTTTAAAAATTTTCTTAGTTCATCCTCTGTTTTACAATTCACTACTAGACTTCTATCTATAAATTCTTCCCAATTAAATTTTTCTCTCATAAAAATTTCCTTTCTATTTGCACTCATCTACTAATTTATTTATAATTTCTTCACTGAGTTTAAATTTTGTGTATATTCCATTTTCAAGACATAAAACTCCTATATAGCAACGACCTTTTTCATCTCCATATTTACATAAATCACACACTTCTTTTACTTTAAATTTCACGTTTTATCACCTAACCTTCATATCAAATCATTTGGTTTTGAATCTATCATACATAAAATTTCGTCAATTAAATTGTTTTGAACCTTTAATTTAAACATATCCATATCTAATATTTCTTCATCAGCTATTTCTTTTTCATTAATATTTATTAAGTCCTGCAATACATCCCTAAAGTTTATTAAATCTTCTAGTGTATTACAATCAATGAAGTTTTGTCGTATTATATTAATTAATGTTCCTAACACTTCACATTCTGATTCTTTGATTATTTCAGTTATTATTTCTAACTCGCCGTTATCAATAGCACTTCTATTGTTTTCGTACATTGTTTCAATTATTTGTTTTAATTTAGTCACGTCTTATTTATCCCACTCCTTTTTAATCTTTTGAATTTTTCTTATATTCTCCAACTCTTTAGTATTAACTAATTTTGTATTATCACATTTTGGACAATATATTATATGCAAGTCACCGCCATATTCACTAATACCAACATATTTCCATTCATGTTCACAATTTGTCACTATATTAAATCCTAATGAAATTAATGCACTTATTAATTCTTCTTTTGATAAACTATCTAAGTATTCTCTAGTTTTCTCAAACATGACTACTCTCCTAATTATTGAAATTTTAACACTTAATTTTTACCAAACCCATTAAAACTCATTTTTCATTCGATATCATATTCTTTAATCTCAAAATCTGGAATTTCATCAAAACTAACATACTCATAACATTCTAAATGACCTTCATTATTTAAATTAAACTTTGGACATTTTTTCTATATTTTTCATTAAGTAGTTCTTGAAGTCTTTCCACGTCATTCCAATATAATTCACAAACGTTACACATATCGGAATGTTCTTTAAGCTTTTTCCATCTTTCCTTTTCTATTTTTATATATTGTTCTGCTTTTTCTTTTGAATCATAGATATGATTGATTATGTAACTGTAATCTTCATAACTGCCACTATGTTCTTCTACAGCATATACTATCATTTTCTACGTTCCTTTCTTTTATAATTTAATTGTTTAATATTTTTATAACATTGAAATTTCAACGCTTATTTTACTGAAAATTAGATTAAAAACCTAATTTTATAATACAACTATTCATGTATTTGTTCCTTTTCTATATATTAACACAGTAAATATTTAATGTCAATACTTTTATAAATTAATTGTTTAATTCTTTTATAATATTATAATCTTTTATCCACCACTCCATTTGAGTAAAATCTTTTACCCAATTAGGCTTACCATTTGCTTTAACACCGTTTTGAATTGATTTAGGTAATTTTTCATACATAATATATAATATATCACCCTCGATAAATGGTTTATATTCAAATATTTTTCCCGATAGCTTTACTTCTGAAGTTTTACCATTGTTAAGACAATATATAACCAATGTTGGATTTTTATATTTATTATCAACTTCTTGAACTACTCCATATCTTTTATCTAATTGAGGATTAACATACATGATACGTTTACTAGCTTCTAATTGTAATTTAACTAAATCTACAATATTAAATTCATCATTTGATAATTGAGCAATAATATCCAGTAGCAATAATTCTGAATTTAAATCTTTAATTTGTTTTAAAGTTTCTCTACCATATTTCAATGCTAAATTAATATCAATTCCTAATTCTTCTAATTTTTCTTTATCAATATTTTTTTTATTATTTAGTTTTTTGTTGAGTTCGACTATTTTTAATAATTTTTTAATTGAACCATACTGTTCAAAATATCCTATTTTAATTAGCAAATCTAATTCTTTTGACTTCAGTTCGGTTTTACTTTTAATATCTCTTATTAATTCTAAAAATGAATCATAATGTTCTTGAATCAAATCATAAAAGTCAATTTCATTTAATGTTTTTTCACGCTCCATAAAATCTAAATATCTTTTATTTGCTAAATCAACATACCATTGCTTATCTAAAGTAATAGGACATTCCTTATCATTTACATTATCATTATAAATAAAGCAACTTTCTGGTGTATTAGCTACCTTTTCAAGAGTTTCATTTTTAACTTTATATAATCCACTATCATTAACATTAGTAGATGCAAATACTCGTTGCACTTTCTCATCTAACTTAGAATTATTATGTATTACATGATTATATTTACCAGATAGCTTGACTATTTTTTGAAATTCTTTTAGACTATTACTGTTTAAAATAGTATCTTCAATCGGTACATTGTTAACTAATTTCTCCACCAAAGCTTTATTTATAATTGGTAAATCATAATCTAAATCATTTAGTTTCTTTACATATCCACCTTTTGATTTTATTTTTCCTTTTTGGTCAACTATAATATAATTATTAACATCTTTTTGTATTACCTTGACATATATATCGTGTTCCAAATCTAATCTTGTACGTCTTGACCATTCATTACATATTTCAACATATTTTTCAAAATCATTTTTACTTCTTAATTTTACAAGCACTCCATCCGTATTTGTTTGTATGAGTTCACAAAATCCATCTAATTTATCTAATAAATCTAATATTAATAATTGTCCATATATACAAACATTATTAGCCATTAAAGGGTCATATAAGGAATTAAATTTATCTTTAGAAGCCCCAAATGTGGAGTTAAGTACAATCTTCATTGGTAATTGTGTTGGGTCTTTAATCTTTTTAAGTCTAATTCTTTCATCACGAATTTCCTTATAACGTTCTGGATGAGGTACATTTCTTGATAATAATTTATATTCTATCATTAATGCAGGATACATTGAAGCAATATCTGACATTACAAAGAACCCTTCTCCAAAATAATTATCAACACTACCATGACAACCTCCCCATGCAAATTTATGTGGAACACCCATAACTTTAGTATTTAATGACAATTTATAATTAAAATGTTTAGGATTAGTATACCAATCAGCAATATATTTATATTTCTCACTTAATTCTAAAGTGTCAGGTAATGTGATATTAAACTCATCATATCGTTTTATACTCTTATCAGCCCCCAAAATCATAGCTGATAATTGAGCCTTTGTTTTATTTAAATTTTCAATTGGCATATTAAATGCTTTAACTAATGATATATGACTTTCAAATTCTTCTATTTGTTTATTAAATACTTCTAATGTTTGTCTAACATCATGCTTACAGTATTTCTCCACTTCCAATAATTCATCATTAGTTAATTTTCTTTCAATATTAAATGGTACTGTAGTTTCCCTTATATCATTTCCCATAAATCCTTCTAATTGTTTCAATGATTTTAACTTGTCAATTTGGCAATCATAATTAAGTAATAAAATATCTTTCATTCTTTTGTCAAACATACCGCCATTCATACCTTGTTCAATTATGAAGTCATTAATCTTCTTCGGGTTTAATCCTAATAAAATACCTTTAAATATGTATTGGTCATAATGTCTTGAATTATAACCTATAAAAATAGTGTCCTTATTTACATTATATAATTCTTGTAATTTGTCTTTATCATTAACAATAGATGTTTCTTCTAATGTTTCCGTATCTTTAAAGACAAACATCCAATCTTTTATAAATACCTCGCAGTCATATACTAGCATTCTTCCACTTCCTTTATTGCTTTATCCTTTTCTTCAAAACCACAAATTTCTCTATGATTACAAAGATTTTTACAGAAAAATTCATCTATATATTTATTAAACTCTACTTCATTTTTAATTTCATTTATAGAATCAATACACCATTTTATAGCTTCATTATAATCATCAATATTAAATTCAATTCTCACTAAATCATCAGCATTAAACATATTAAATATTAATTCTTTTGGGAATTTACCATACTTTTCTTTAACGTATTTACAATATGTATATAACTGTCTACTATATTCAGCTTGTTCTTTTTTGTTTTTAAATTTACTCTTACTTTTATGGTCTAAAACTATGTACTCTCCATTATCTTTTAATAACAAATCTATAAATCCAATATAGGGATATTTTATATCTCCATCTTCTAAGTAGGTATCAACTTCAATTTCAGCACCAACTATAGTTCCAATATCATCAAATCCCTCGAATTTTTCAAAGTAATTTAATCCACAATTATAATTTTTTTCACCTAAATCGACATATTTATTATATGGAAATCGCATTGTTACATTTTCATCATAACCATCTATAAATTCATCAATTAAATCCCATGCATAAAGTTCCCCTTTTGCAAACTTCTCTAATAGTAAATGACCGAAAGTTCCACTCTCTGCAAACGCATTTTGGATTGATTTTTTATTCTTTACATAATAAGTTAAAAACCACATCAATTTACAAGTTTTAAAACTGTTAATCCTACTATAACTCCAAGTCATGTCACTAATTCTATCTTGTAGTTTATCAATTTTCACTCAATCACTCCTTATACTCAAACAAGCACTCACTTAATAGTTTCTTAAAAACATCTTTCCCTCTATCAATCGGTGCTTCTTTCTCTTTTAAAATTTTTAACCAGTCATATATGTAATAAACTTTTACTAAATTTTTAAACTTCTTACATTCTATTTTAATTTCATTCTCTGTTACGTCACTATCAAACGCCAATATTACTTTCTTTCCTAATGCTAAAATTCTAAGTAATTGTTTTCTACTTATTGACTTTTTACTAATTGCTAAACAATTTCTATATCCATATTGCCATGCTTTCATAACTGACTTTTCAGATTCAAAAATTATCACATAATCAACATACTTTATAAATTCACTATTTTCCCATTCACCAAACAATAGATTTTCACTTTGGCAATAATAATCATATAGATATTTAGCAATTCCTCTTTCTAAGTAATCATTATAAAGCGTGCGACCTTTTACAGATATCAATTCCCCTTTATAATTTCTAATTGGAAAACATGCTCTATTATCAATTAAACTATATATAACCCCAAAATATTCTTGTGTTACAATATCAATCCCATCATCTGTGAAAATTTTACAAGGCGAATTAATATAATAATCCAATATACTTTCATCTAATATTATATTTTCATCCTCTAATGGTTCATTATTTACAATTCTTTTATATCTTCTTAGAAACTTTAAGCTACTGCTCTCTTCTTGCTTTTTATATTCTTTATAGCCATCTATCCCGCATTGTGTACATATGTATTTAATTGCTTCATCTAATTCCAAGTTTAAAAAAAATTGAGTTAAAGATATTATATCGCAAATCTCATAATTATTTTCAAACTCTGGTCTCGTATAACATTTAGCTTTTAATAATTCATTTAATCTAATGTATACAGAACCCTTATTGTCAGCATCATCATCAGGGCGTGTTGATGTAATTTTGTATTTATCCATAAAAACATGTCTGCATCCCATTGAAATTAACAACTGTTTAATTAATCTTGGCTCTTGATATAATATTTTCTTTAACTCAATACCTGAAATCATTTTATCCTCCTAATCGTATGGAGTTGATGATAAGTTATGTTCTACAACTTTTGCCATATTAATTTTAGCCCTATCACCATCCATTACAAAATTCAAATAAGTCATAGGTTTTTTCTTACTATCACTTTTATGTTTTCCACCATTTCTATTGTAATCTATGTATAAATAATGTGTTCCTTCAGCATCTCCATCACTTTGTATTTGGTCAAAATCTTTTTCCATCCAATAAGCTATTGTACTAGCATAACGTTGAATTTTTCTTGAATCTGCTAATCTTAATTCGTTATCGTTCATTTGTGCTGGAGCAATTACCGCCAAATCTAATTCACCACCAACTTTATTCTTTAGAAATGAGGTTAGTTTACCTAAATATGAATGTTCTGCCATATTTAAAGCATTTAAATCTACATCATCAGCTTTTATATAATCGTAAATTAAAACATCTAATCCGTATTTTAACTTAATTTGTTTTGCTCTCGTATAAATTTTGTCCATTGTCCATTCAGGGTCATATTTATGTATAAATGTTCCTTTTTCAATCCATTTAACTACATTTTGGATTTTTTCTTCTTCTTCAGCAGAATACTTTCCAGTTTCGATTTGATGTACCGTTAATTCAGTTATTTCTGCTAAAAATCTTGGCAACCAAATTTCATCACTTAATTCTGTATCAAATATAGCAACTTTAATTCCATTCTTTAATTGATAATATACTTCATTTGAACAATATACTGATTTACCAGATTTAGCTCTACCGCCTATAACAACTAACTCTTTTTTTCTATATGTAAAATATCTATTGACACTTTTATATTTAGACGGTATTCCTATAGTTTCTGCTCCTGTACGTTGTGAAACTATATTATTCCATATTTTATGTATTGTTTCTGCTAATAATGGAGTATCACTGCCAAATAAATAATCATTAGCCATATTTGATACCTCATTTTGTAAATAGTAGTTGAACTCATTTAAAGACATTTTATTATCATCACAGTTATTTAACATTGCTTGAAGTTTGGATTTCGCATTACGTTTAAAAGCTAATGTTATGACTCTTTCTTCGAGCATTTGATATTCTTCATATGAATTTCTCGCTACTAATTTACAATCTTCAATGTATTCGTCTATATTTTTAATATTAGCATCTTTAAAATGTTGTAATAATGCTGGACTCGCATTTATAATACCCATGACACTAAATGTATCAAATTCAGTTATACTTCGTTTCAACAATGTTTCTATGACGTAAAATATAGATGCTAATTCTTTAAACTTAAAATGATGTGATTTAAGATATGAAGTTTTTAGCATGTAATCATTATTAACTAATAATGTACCAATAACCCCTAATTCAGCCTGCTCATCATATAATTTAGTTTCGTTTGGCATTTGTACCTCTTATATAATATTTGTCCAATTGTTATTTGAAGTGTTAAATTTAAATTCCGTTTCTTCTTTATTAATCTCAAATTTACTGTTAGACATTTTAATCATTTTTTCTATCTTAAATTGATTATTATACTCATCTTTTATAAGTGGATTATATAAATAATGTTCAATCCCATATATATATCTCAAAACTTTTTTATGTTTTTTTATATAATTTAATGTAAATTCAATATAAGTAGGCTCGTATTTTTTTTCAACAATTAATGTTGTTAATAAATTACTTACAACTAGCCAATTTTTTTTCATTTTCATAAAATCTGGGAGTAATTCTACAATAAGTTTTTTTACATTATTATACGATGTAAGTTGCTTGTAACACTCTTTACAATAATGTTTACCTTTAATAATTATTTCTTCCCCTGTTATAACTCCTAAATTATCACAATAACTATATGAGCATGGTTTATCACTCAAATTATTCACCACCTTAGTAGAATACGCCCCAATTAAGGGGCGATACTCTTATTTTATTTTTTCTAATCCTGCTATAACTTCTAATATTATATTTTCATCTTTTATACTATTAGGATTTTTTACCTTTGCAATCTTACTTAATACTTCTGAAGCTTCATCTTTTTTACCATTGTTTGATAATTCAGTCATCATATCTTTTAATTTTTCTAAATTAGATTTTTCCCCATCATCATCTTCTTTTTTATTTGGTTTTTTCTTTTCTTCTTTTCCGCTTGAAGCATCTACATTATCACCTTCGGCTAAGTTAAGTAATTCAACGTATAAATATCTTTTCGTATATGTAATTTTACTTCCAATATTTTGAATTGCGTTCATGCCTTTTAATTCAACATTCGCTGTTTCTATTGTAATTGTAAATGGTTCGTCATTTGGCTTATCAGTATCAATTACAAATAGAGTCGCAGTTTCTTGCCTTATATCTTCATGTGTGAATAATCCGTATTTTAGCAATAATTCATCTGTTTCAGCTATAAAATCCTCGAGTAAAAAATATTTAAAATCTGAAAATTTATTATGACCCGACTTTTTTAAACTCTTCTTTTTAATTTCAACTCTTATATTTTGAATTTTTTGAAATATATTCATTGATTTTGTATCTATAATTTCTATATCTTTTTCTATTTTATCAGTCATCATTTACCTCCTAAAATGGTATGTTTTCTTCTGAATCACTATTATCTTCAAACATAAACTTACTCATATCTGCTTTGTCTTCACTGACATTATTAATTCCACTTGTTGATATGTTTTTTTGTTATTGATTTCTTTGTTAGCATATTTCCCTTTTGCTTGGAACTTAGGTTCATCATCTTTTTTAGATTCCACAACCACTTCTTCATATGTAGGAACGTTATTGTATTCAAATACAACTTGAATAATATCTCCCTCTTTGAAGTCTTTAAAATCATTCTTGGTAGCAAATTCACTTAATTTAAACTTCACTTCTATGTACTCATCTTTTCTATTATAAACAACACCTATTAATTCAATATCATTTACTTCTTTAAATGCAATCCACTGATAGCCATGTGAATCTTCTTTAAAATCTTCACTTGTAAAATCTATATTTTTTGATGATATATACATTTGCTTAATGTTAAATTTTAAAGATTTAAAATATGTATCCACTTCTGTATCTAGTATCAATTTTACAGTTTGACCGTTTTTGAAATTTTCTACTATGTAATCAACAGAATCAACTGGTACTAAACTTTGTGTATCTTTATCATTTTCTGACTTTACTTTAATATCATATTTAATTTGTTGATTATCTTCTAATCCAAATTTCACATCTGCATATGACATTTTAATATCATTTTTTTCTTCACCGTTAGTAACTGTTATAATAATTTCTGCATCATCATCTTGTTTCCAACCACCAACTACAGGGAATATTACATTATCCTTTCTAGTAAATGCTCCAAATTGTAATTCTTTTTTACGTGAATTTTCTTTAATTTTTTTATTGTTTAAACCCACAATTCTCGCTGTTACATTATAACTTCCGTATAAATTATTCATCTTTTACCTCTCTTTTAATTAATCTTTTATAATTTAATTGTTCAAATTTATGTTGACAATCTATATCATCAGCAAAGCTGTTAATAAAGAAAATATATATAATCACCTTTTCGGTGGAGTTTTTAATAAATATAACATCATTATTTTGTTGAAATTTCAACATTATATTTTGTATAAAATGTGTATTTTAAACTTTACATCTTCGGTATACTTGCTCTGCTTTTACGAATACCGTCTGCTATTTTCTTCATAACGTGGTTCGTAATTTCATTTAACGTATCTTCATCAAGTTCTAGTTTAATATTATAATTTAATTGACTACAATTATCATTTTGTTTTATTTCTTCAATTTGAAGATTATTTTCTACATCCTCACAATTTCCATAATCTAATTGAATAGAACTATTCCAACATGCTCTACACGACATGCTACAGCCTTCTACAGTTCCAGTGCTTCCTACATCCATTAATCCATAATCTGATGGACATATATCAAATGCACCTTCTGCTAATTCATAAATTAATTTTTCGATTCCTTTCATCTTTACTTCCTTTATTTTATTTTAATTATTTAAAACTATTTGCTACACCATTCTTTAAACACTTCATTAAAATTACCCTTATTACTAAATACTTTTTTACAAATACACATTGCTAAACCTAATTCTTCACTATATGTATCACCATCTTGACATTTAACTACTGTTTTACTTCCATCTGACCATATTACTATTGTAGCTGGATTATTATGTATTACTTGCTTGATATCTGATTTTTTCAATGTTGGTAACTGTTTAAGTTTAAATTGTGTGTTAAAATATTCTTCAAATAATGATTTACCATAATTACTTCTTGATTGTACCATATAAAAACTCATTTATTTATCTCCTTTTATTATAATTTAATTTAAATCCTTAATTTTATACTAGCAATTCTTCAAGTTCTTTTATTCTGTTTTTATAATGTTTTATTTGCAATCTATATTGTTCTTGTTCTACTAACCTTACTTCTTCATCTGTTATGTCAATATCACATGCACATGCACAACAGCAAGATAAACACCAATCAGTGCAGTCATCATTAAATGTAGCTGAATATGGTTCTAATTCCCCGCAACATTCACAACTTGATTCTCTTTCAAATCTCAAACCTATTTTCTTTAATTCTTCTAAATTTCTCATTTATTTTCACCTACTAATCATATGTTGGTTCTTCAGGTTCTTCTAACTCCATACCTAAAATTTTACCAATACTATAAGCATCCCAACTTCTTTGTGATTCCATTCCGTCATTAAAACAATCATCGTAATTACCCATTGACCTTTCAGCAGTCCATGAACATTTTGAAGAATCATAATTTTGATTTACCCATTCTTCTAATTTTTTAATTTTTTCATTCATAATTTTAATCTCCTTTTCTTCTTATAAAATATTGCTTTTATATTAATTTCTCATGTAACTTATTTACTACTTCAGCTTTAATTTTAAATGATTCATATAGGACAATATAATCTATTAAAATATCAGGTATATCATTTAATACATAACTATCAACACAATTTGTTACATCATGCTTTGCAACATAAAATTCTTGTAATATGTCATCTAAACTATTGATGTCATTATGATTCTCACTTTGTATACCATCTAATATTTTATTTGTTAATTCATAGATTTTAACTAATTTATTAAATTCATACAGTAATTTACTTTCATCAATTTCAATTATCATAATTACTCCTTTTTACTTGATACAAAATCTTACTTTTAACACCTTATACTTCTTTGTAAAACTCATCTTCTGTTTCATCAAAATAACTTGGTGCTTCAGAAGAATTATACCAACAAAATTCAACTAATCTGAAATCATTGGGATTTATTACTGATATTATATTTTTAAATATTTCAGTATATTTCACAATTTCAGAATCATATAATTTTCTTACTTTGCCATAATCACCATATTCTTCGCCATATGAATAATCTAATAGATAATCAATAAACTCTTCTTCTGTTGGTGCAACTTGAAATTTGCCAATTTCACTGCTCTCAAATATATCAGAGTATTTATCTTCTAAATCATATAATTTATTAACTCCTAAGTCTTTTGCTGATATTCTATATCTTATTACTTTTTCTTTACAGTAATCGCTCATTTATTTCACCTCTCTTTTAATTTAATTCTTAGTAATTAATATAGCTTGCCATACATCACAATAATCATATTTGTCGTTATTTACAAATCTACATGAAGCTGACATTAAACTATATCCTGAATTTAATAATTCATTTACTTTATCTTCAAATATGTTTTTATCACTACTACTAACTGTTTTAATTTTACTCATTACTTCACCTCTTATAATTATTGAATTTTCAACACTCTATTTTATATAAAACTATCATTTTAACATTGGTTTAATATCTTTGAATATATTTTTAGAAATTTTATTTGCTAATTTGTTGTTTTCACTATCTGTTAAATAACTATGTAAGAATAACATAATTCTCGCATCGTTAAGTTTTTCATATCTAGTTATATTTTCTCCCAATGTGTATCCTTGTTTGTTTAGTTGTTTTTCAATTGTCCAACCAAACCCACTTAGTTCTAATTCAATTTTATTACCCAAAATTTTTCTCCTTTTCTCTCATCTTAATCTTCTTCAAATATAAATACTTCATTGTCTACTGCAAACTCATTATTACTAGCACATTCTTCACAATACTTATAATATTCTTTGTTTTCTTCATTCTTTATACTTTCAGCTAACTCTTTATTAGTTGTTCTATATATTTCAATACCTTGACTTACTAATACATATTGGTTGTCCATACTTCATCCTTTCAATTTAATTCAATACAATTGGTATAGATTTCTTTACTGGTTGACTACAATATTCAACAGTTACAATTCTCTGATAAGAAAATGTGCTTTTACAACTTTCACACTCATATTCATTATCTTCCTCATCCATTTCCCAACTTTCAATTTCAGTATTACAGTATGGACATGTTATTTCATTAGTATAATCCTTATCTTCTGGTTCTTCATCATCAATAAAAACTGCTTGATTTTTTAACCTTTCAACATATGCAACTTGTCGTATGTTTCCTTTACCACTCATAGAGCAAACATAATATGCAATACCGTTAATAATGAATAATTTATCCATATTGATTTCTTTGTCTGTTATCAATATTGGATTAATATCATCTTCTTCTGGTGTTATTCCCTTTTCCGAATAATCCCACGACCTTTTATTGCCTAAATCTGCATAATCAAATATTTTCATAATTTTTACCTTCTTTTAATTTAATTTTTAAATACTTATACTGTGCTTTAAACGATTTTAATACTCTAATGAAAATATTATAATCATCAAGATGTTTAAATTGAAATTTTAATAATTTTAATGAATTTTTAAATATTAGTAATTTATTTCTAATACTACTACCACCTTTAAAACAATTATTTTAACCACATCATAAGTATGTTGCCATAATATAACATGCAATTATGATTAATGGCATTAGCACACCAAATATTATACACATGTTTATTTTATCCATTTTTTCTTCTTTTGCTTCTTTCTCAGATTCACCATTTTCTTTTTTCTTTGCTATTTTATAATAGTATTCAAATTCTTCAAAAGATAATTACTTGTCAGTTTGGTTATAAGCATCTCTTAATAATTTTCTATCCATTTCTTTTATGATATTTTCGCCATCGGTGATTTGTTTGTTCCAATAATATGTATCTGAAGTCCATCTCATATTACTTACAGCATTTAAGATTTTATCTGTATAATGACAAAGTATATCTAAATTTTCAGTTATATCATAAGTTATATTCTCGCCAGTTTGTGTTTTACATTCTACAATCACAAGTAAACCTCCTATTCAAATTAATATATCAACTCAACTTTTCACCACAGTACGGACAAAATAAAATCTGATTCAATTCACCATCATTTATCCAATACCATTTTAATTTACCATTATCATCGTATTGCTCTATACATATTAAATTGTTTCCATCTAGTGCATAGCAGTTATGCTCTTTTATATAATCCATCTTTTTTCTCCTTTTAATTTTAATTATTTTATTATGCTCCTACATTTTCTTTTGATATAACTTGTTCTTTATCTAATTCAACTTTTGTAACTTTTAATATAGCTTTCTTAAATCCATCAACGTTAATTCTAGCACATCTTTCTGCATGTAATTCATCTTCAGCTATAACTACTGCTCTATAATTATCACAATACGAAAATCTGTCTAATCTATCTATTACATACACATTCATGTTTTATCACTCCTTTAAAATCAATCTTTTAATCTATGTATTCTTCATCGTAATCATAATCATCTTCTTCTAATTCATATTCATAAATATGCTTTACTGCTTTTTCTTTTAACCAGTCTGGGAAATCAGTTTTATCACCTAAAACCCAACATTCAAATAACATTGTCTCGCCATTTTGCGTTAATTTTATAGCTGGTGTCGCCCATCTCGATGCTCCGTAAAATCCAGAACCATCATTTTCAATAATAATACATTCATCATTGTAAAAAATTACAGCATGTGTTTGGTAATAATCTTCAGCAAGACCAACTTCAATTTTTTCAAATAAATTACTATCTAAAATTTCTTTAACTGCATCCCAGTTGATTTGTCGCATGCCTGATTCATATTTTGGCATACTATTTAAGAAAAATCCTTCTGCCCAACTATAAGAATGTTCCCCTATAGGTTTTAATCCTAATTTTTTAAATTCCATTCTTTTCTCCTTTTAAAACCATTTTTTTATCTATTCTATAATTTCTAATTTTTTATAAATATCACTTGGTATATTGTCTGTCCAAACAAAGCTGTTTTTAAGTATATAGTTATTATAAGTATTAACTGTCTTGTTAGCCCTCATTTTAGCTTGGCTAGACCAAGATTTTTCGTCTTTATTCTCACTGTCTTTGTATTGTATATAAGTAAGTTTGTCAGTCTCATAACTACTTATCATTGCTCTACAAGTATCTTCTACCTGTTTAATTGTTTTATAATTTGTAGCATCATCTGTCTTTTGTAATCCATATTGCCAATTGTTATACCAAGCCACCGCTCCTTTGGTACAGCCAGTAAATGTTAATAATAACAATGTGACTAAACAAAATAATATAATTTTCTTATTCATTATCTGTGCCTACTTTTAATATTGGATTTTCTATTTCAAATGGAATATCTGAATATAGATATTTGCCAGAAAACTCTATATATTTACCGTCAGGTGTAAAGAAGAATATTCCGTCTGCATTATCACCATATGTTCCTGCTACATCAGCCATTTCTCTACCACTAGATGAATAATCAGGAGTTAAATAACTATTTAAGTAAGTTACTTTGCCATCTACTATAAATTTACCTAAAATAGCACCACTCTCACTAAATAACACTATGTAACCAAGTGGTTTTTCAATTTGACAAACAAGTGAATTTGCTCTTTCTCTTTCACCATTTACCCAATACGCCCTACGAATTAGATTATATCTCTCCAATGAATAATTAATATCTGTTGGTGTTGACTGATTTTTAGCCATTCTTCCTGCTACATCATCTTGTTTATTAATATCATCATAAGTTGAATACGATTCATCCTCAAAAAAATCTGAACACCCTGTAAACACAGTTATTACTAAAACTAATAATATTACTAAACTTAAAATTCTTTTCATTTTTATCTCCTTTTTTTATAATTTAATTGTTTATAAATTTTATGTTTTAATCTAATTAGTTATACCAAAACCATATTCTCTATCAACTGTTTTGAAAACATTGTCACCATAGTATCCATAATATACATCATGTAAGTTATTTTCTAAAACTTTACACCATGCTCTTACCACATGTGACATCAATTCTGCTGATATTCCTCTTTGGTCTTGACATTTTTGCCAACCAAACTTTACATCTTCTTTTAATTGCTGAATAATATTTTCTTCAGTCCAATCTTTTATTTTTCTATTAAAAGTATATTCATCTTTAAATTCAAAACCAATTTTTTCTACTTGCTCATTTGTTAAAAATTCACATAATCTACTACCAAATCTATCATCTAAAGATGTTTCGTATTCAGAATAGTTTTCTAAAATCTCATTTATTGTTTTGATTTTCTCTCCTTTTAAAATATTAGTTTTAATTAACATTTGTGGTATAACAAACTGTTAAATTCGTACCTTTAGGATAGACTTTATCTAATTTAAGAGTATTATTTTCCACTGTAAAACCTTTATAATCTCTTTTAAAAAAAACTTTACCTAACCAATTGTATTCTTTTATTCCTTGTTTACTATCTAAATCAATATTAATATGTAATCTTGGTATTAAATTAATCATATATTATTCTCCTTTCTTTAACTTCTATATGATATTTTATCTTTGTCATCTGATAAATCTATGCCTATAATTATTTTATGTGATACAAAGAAATCCCACCCAGTCGCCTTACAACAATCACTTTCTAAATTAAAATATGTATCCTTTTCTTTATCTATTGCACCCCATCTTGCACATTCATTTTGTTTTGTACATTTTTTTGATGTGCATATTATCACTTTTCTACACCTCCTTTAAATTAGTCACTAATAATCTTATTCTTTTAGTTAAAGTATTAAGTTCACAATTATGAAACATCGTATTATAGCTCAAAGGACAAATTGAACAATTATTAAAGTCAACACATTTTTGATATGCTCGTTCTTCCGCTTTTTCTAACATTATTAAATCCGTACATTCCTCTATTTCTTTTCTTTTCACTTTTCACTCTCCTTTTCATTGATATTTCAACACTCAACTTTGTTGAAAATCCTCCTTTTAATCTTCATATACTAATTCCGTAAATGGAATATTCACACTACCTAAAATAAAATATGTACCATATAACTGCATTAAACCCCATAATTGGAACTTGGTATATCCTTCATCATCAACATCTGGCAAATGTGGTTTACAAATATTTTTATTATATTTTTTATTAATATTGTCATATTGATGATAAAATATATCCTTACCATAGTCGGTTAGTTTTACTTTTACAAATTCGTTAATATTGATTTTACTCACTTTTTCACCCCTTTACTTTTAATAAAACTTTTGTTTAATCTTTTTTATTATAATTTAATTGTTTATTATTGGAGGTTGAGGATAGTGGTCAGACTATCCTCTTTATGTTTGTAACATATATTTAGCTGAACATTTAGAAAATATAATGTTCAAGAAAGTTGTTAAACTCTCTCACAAAGGTCGAATGGAGGTGTTTCTTCTCTTGTGTTTTTTTGGAGGTCTATGTACAAATGCTATTCAGCAATTCGACACTTATGAGAAAGCTTAATCTTTTGTATCTTTTGTATCTTTTCTATATCTTACTATATTATAAATTAATTGTCAAGTGTTTTGATTTATTTTTTTATAATTTAATTGTTATGTAGTAGCAAAAGTTTATAAACCTTTGCTTTCTTTATATTTTTTATAATATCTTGAGAATGTCGTTTGTCCTATGTTCAATAATTCTGCTCCTTGTTTATAGTTCACTTCTTTATTATGATATTTTTGCATCACTTCTTCTATCTCAAATTCTTGATTTGGATGCTTTAATGAAGCATAGCCTTCTTTTATTAACTTATCTTCAATTATCTTTTTAGCTTCAGTGATTTTGTTTACAGATATATCAAAATCACTTAATTGTTTTTTCATTTCTGTGACAGACATTTGGTTAAAGTCGTTATCTTCTAAACATCTGTATATTAATCCTGACAAATAAACACTATATCCAGTTAAAAAACTTGCTCCAATTTTCTTAAAATATCTTGTAAGCCTTAAACTAATTGTATATATAGGTGTTTGATTATTATCAGAATCCTTATTGGCTGTGCCACTTGTATGTTTAATAAAATACTCACCTTCAAGATATGGTGTTTCATATTTCAAAGTGTCATCATCATTATACTTTCTGTAATATTGTTCATTTATCGCTAATTGGAGTAATTGATTTTCACGTTCTGTAAAAGTTATTACTCTGCCATCTATTAATTTTAATTTTCGACTACTGAAGTCAAATTGTTTTACCTTAATGTCTATTATGTCACTATATCGTTCTTTATTACTACTATACACTCCATTCCATAGTAGTATTAACAATGCTGTATCCTGTGCATTACATTCTCTTTCGCAATATACTTCATACTCAGATATAGTGATATGTCTTTGATAATTAGCATTATTATCTATTAATTTAGATAGTTCTTTTCTTTCAAATAAATTGATACTAAAAAATGCATTTCTATGAGTTTCACCACTTAGTAATATATAATTTTTTAATTGTGAAAACGCCCCATCTATAGTAGCCATTGTGTTACCATTCAAAGAAATGAAAAATTCTTTTATTTCATTTTTAGTCATATCTAATATAGACTTATTTACAGTATCTTCATAGTTATTAATACTATTTAACAACCACTCTCTAATTTTTACCATATCTTCACCATACTCTAATCTGGCGGTTTTAATGAAATTATCTTTTAAATCCTTATCAAACATATTACCCACTCCTTTATATTAAATCCTTAAACTTCTTAACAATATCTTTTTCCTCATATGCCTTTATTGGTAAATTAAAAGTATATTCTTCTAACTTTTTATTTTTATTTAACTTCTTAACTAGCTTTTCTATTTCCTCGACATCTACAAATTCATTTGATTGATACATCTGGTATGATGTAACAAATAAACCAACAAAGAAACTTGTGTCGGTAAAAACTTGATTATCTAAATCAGCTAATTTATAAAATGTAGTAAAAAATTTAGTTATATACTTTAATACTTTATCCGTTTTTAATACATCATTTTGAGAAATGATATTATCCCAACCAGCCATTATTAATCCTTTTTTAACATTAAAATCATGGATTAAAAACTCATGTTTATCCATATTGATATTTATGTTATTAAAGAATATGTTATTATCTCTATTTGCAAATGTATCTAAATCTTGAATGAATATTGTAAACACATTTGTATTATCCATTAATTCCAATGCATCTTCATTGTGTTTGTTAGCTTTGGATTCTTGAATAATAAAGTTTTTAGCTTGTTGGATAGTTAAATTTTTAATTTGAAGTACAAAATGTCCTTTAATATTTGGATTTTCTTCATAAGCATCTACACATGCTAATGTTCTATGCATACCATCAATAATTGCACATTCCATTGCCCTTGTATCAATACCCAATTTATTTTCTATTTCATCATAAATAACATTATTAGTTTCTTTTCCATTTCTTGTTATATTTAATGTAATCATGTTTGTAGAAAAATTATTGATTAATATTTCTCTTTTAATTGAGTTCCTTGATTCTGGATTAACTGTTGGTATTATTACTATATCTCTACCAATTTTAATCATTTTGCCTGCTCGTTGTGTTTCCATATTATAAGTTAATGCTCCAGTATTGAATTTATCAACCAATTCTTCGTAACTTATAATACAAGTCCATTCAGGCTTCAAGTCATTTCCGTTATATAAAACATTGTCAAATCGTAAAATACCATCAAAATGTACTATTCTTTCATTTATAGCATTAGTCATTTCTGAATCCGTAAAATAATCTTCTAATACTACATTGAAATCAAAAAATTTCTTTGCTATTCTTACAACATTATATAATTCATTCGTATTAGCGGAACACAGAGGTAAATTTAATGTTATTAATTGAATTACTTTACCTCTATTAACATAATCTTTTAATTCTTCTGTGAATACATCTATAAGTCTATTTTTATTTCCTTTATTAAGCAAATTATTTAAATGTAAGGTTAAACTCGCTTCTAATGCTTCTCTTTCTTGTTTCATTGTATACACCACCCTTAATAATAATTATTATAACATATGTTTTTCTTATAATTTCATTATTCGTCACTTTAAATTTAACATATGTACATAAATTTGTCAATATCAATTGTTATAAATTAATTATTAAGTTATAGGTGGATTATACTAAATCTAATATTTTGTTACTTTTTGACATCAAATTATTACTAACATATCTTTCTGTTGAAGTTAATTTTTTATGATTCAATACTTCTTGTAATCCGACTATGTCTTTTGTTTTCATGTAATATACTTTTGCAAATGTATGCCTAATCATATGTGGTGTTATATGTGTCATATTTAATTCATTTATTATTTCACTTAATATCCTATTTATTTCATTTTCATGTAATTTTTTATTATTAACACTTTCAAATAGATAATTTTTTTCATGTAATTTAGCCAATTTAATATAGTTTTTTAATACTTCTATGGTATTTTCTGATAAATCTCTTGTTATTGATTTGCCATTTTTAGAATTTATTTTTCTATTTGTAATTTGATTATTTATAAAATCTACATCCCTAACTTCAAATGTTACTATTTCATGTCTCCTAAATCCAGTATTGAACATTAAAAATAATATTATATAATTTCTCAAGTGCATAATCATTTTCTTTCCATTATAACTCTTATACTTTTCTTCAGCATATTTTATTATCTTTTTAATATCGCTGTTTATAATAAATTTTACTTCTCCGCTATTTTCTGGTGTAGAATCTTTATATGCAACTTCATTTGTAGGTAATATATCATTATATAAATTTCTGTTTTTCATTCTTTCATAAAATTTAGTTATTGATATGATTTTTCTATTAAAACTGCTTCCAGCATATAATTGCATTTTACTTGTGTTATTAAAATAATTGTTACAATCATCTATTGTTATTTGTAGCAATCCCTTATTAATGGATTTGGCATATTTAGCAAATTGATTTATATCAACTTTATAATTAATTCTAGTTTTACTATCCTTTGGGTATGAATTAAGAAACATATCTATTAATTGTATATCTGTATTATCCATATATAAATACCTCCTTTTTTATTATATGTTATATGTATTAATGTTGTTTTATTATAATTTAATTGTTGTTATTTTGTTCTATATCTGATTTACTTCTTAATATTTTTATACTATATCTGCTTACTGGTGTTTTATTTACTTTTATATAATCAATTAAGCCAGAAATTCCTCTATTATATGAAGTTGTTATATAATAAAATAATTCTTCTTGGTTTGTTATACCTCGTTGTTTCCAATACTCTCTTGCGAACGCTAAATTAGTTATTCCCAATATTATACTATCATATGGGTTATTTAAATCATATTGCAACAACTCTTTATTTTTATTTTCTAATTGTGTTTTTTCTTGTATTAAAACCACATTTTCATTTTTAAGTATTATTATTTTATCTTTCTTTTCTTTTATATTCATTGTTGATAAAACTAAAATTAATATTAACAATATAATAACTATACTTAGCAATTTAATTATCTTTATATTACTGTTATTTGACATTTTCACTCCTTCTATGTATTAGAGCCAAGAATGGCTCATTTAATTATATAATATATCTTCTATCTTTATGCCTTTGGATACAATCATGCATTTGCTCAATCTTCTCTGGTCTAAATCGTTAAGCGTTAATATGTATGAACAGTTTGTTTTTAACCAGTCTTTATTTACTGTAATTTCACTTTCAGTACATATAGTTGTATCCATTTCAAGCATATCCTCACCATATTGCTCTTTTGTTATTATCATGTGCGTTGGTAAATTACGCTTATCTAATTTACTTGTACAAGGGCATAATGTTACAGTAGGACTGTATTTATTGCCAATATTATTTTGTGTAACACAACATGGTCTAAACCCACTTTGAATATGCTTGGAATTTTCATCTTCAGTATTTATGACTTTATCAAGGTTTACCCAATATAAGTCACCTCTTTTTACTTTCATATTAATATCATCCTTTCTTGTTTTATCGAATATCAACTCCCTTCATAAATTTTCTTTAGTGCATAAGTATATTATAATTTAATTATTTTTATTTGTCAATACTTTTATAATTTAATTGTTCAAATTCTTTTAATTCATTCGATAACTCTAGTTCATTATCTACACTGAATAAAAATTTGCTGTTATTATATACTTCTATGTGACTATTTTTATATTCTATTTTTATCATCTTGCCATCACCTTCTTATTTTCTTGTAATAACATTTTAATATATTGATTTACAGACGTTACTACCCTTTGGTTATTTTTATTCAAGTCTTTGTAATATGTCAATGCTTTAAACATGTTAAACAGTTCATTATCTAATGTTACCATTTTATCTTTTATGTCTTGTTCTAACTCATCCCAAGTCTGATTCGGAAATATTTTAATTAAATATTCTAATATGTTCTTAATATTGTTATTCATTAATTTTACCTCTTAGTTCTGAATATTGCAAATATACTTCCGCTTTTAATCCAGCATCAAAAAATAGCCTTTGAATAGGATTTTTATAATTTAATTTATAAATATTTATATGTTGTTCTGAATTTCTATTATATAACACCTGCAATTGGTCTATTCTTAATATGAAATTACTGTCACATTCTTTTTCAACATACATCCCGATATTGTTATTCATTTGTTTGAATGATTCTATCTCTATTCTGTATAAATATATTTCAACTGTTTCGTCTTTATAAATTAATTGTATTATATTTAATAATGTTATTAATATAAATAATATTATTATCACTATTTTAAACTCTTTCTTCATAATTTATTCTTCTCCTTTTTTAATTTAGTTGTATGGTATTTATTTTTATATATTTTCATTTTTATTCTCCTGCTCATTAAGTATTGTCCAACTATATATATCTTTATAATCACTATCGTTATCAACTAATCTTCCAACTTTTCTATCTGCTATATAACTATTTTCAGCTTCTATTTCTATTATTTTAATTAAAATGTCATTTTCATCAAGGCATTTAATTATATACTTCAATTTATCACCTCTCAATATATTGCAATTTCAATATTGTGATTAGGTTAAAAACACAATTTTATTACCTTTCAAACATTTCTTCCGACCAATCGTATCCCTCATCACATTTTACCCAATAAGCATTTTTATTATAATGTGGACTACAAAGAATTTCAGTTTCTTTGCCTTTATATCTACTCATACCATTATGAAATCTTAAACCACCATAAAAATTATCTATAATTAAATCCTTTCTTATTATTACTTTATCTCCTTTATCCATTTTTATATCCTCCTAATTATTTTTATTTACTATATCACAACTTCTCATAGCTTCATTAAAGTCATAAAACAATGCAGTCCTCTTTTCTATTGATTCGGCAGACATATCGCTAAATTCTTCTAAACGTTCAGCGTAGTCGATTAAAAAATGCCCTAATTCTTTAATATATTCTCTCTTAATTTCTCTTTCTTCTGAATCATTCTGTTGATTTTTAAATTCTTCAAATTGTTGAATTGTATTATTTTTATATATTGACATTTCTATATCCTCCTAATACTATTCTTTAGATTGTTCTTTCAAAACTTTTAAAGCAAACTCTAATGATTGAATGAATGTTTCTAATTCTGTATCTCCACCTAATTCAATTTCTACTTCATCTTCAGTGCATTTTATAGAAACATCTGTACAAGCTAAATCTTTAAATCTGAAATATGTTCTACTTCCGTGACCAGTGTCTCCACCTTTATAACCATTAGTTCCAACTTCTACTTCAACTGTATTTGCACTACAAAATTCTCCTGTCCATGTTTCAATTTCTTCATCGTTGATAAGTCTATAATCTTTTCTTATTTCATGCATTTTCATGCCCCCTAATTATTTAATCAATTCTTTACTAATAAATTTTGGATTTACCATACATTGAGAATCACCTTCATTGTCATTGTAATATTGCTCTATTTCATTATATATTCTCATTTGTCCGTCTGTAAACTTAAATTCTAATCCTTCTAAATACTGTTCTTTTGTTAAAGGCTCATAATCATTTTGACTACTATCCATTGAGTTTAATTCTGATTCATCAATTTCCACTTCTATTATTAATCTAACTTTACTCATTTTTATATCCTCCTAATATTATTATTTATATTTTACCATTTATTACCCTTTAAAACAATCTTTTTATCGTAACTTCAATTACATTTATATTTCTGATTTATGATAATTTGATTATATTCTTCAATCAATACAGTTTGTATTAGTTCATTATTTTTAATACATTTTATAATATGGTCAACAATAGTTTTTAATCTATCTATTTTTATCACCTCACTAAAACTATGATTAGTTACATAAATTCACTTACAGATAAATTCAATTCAAATGTCATTCCACAACCATGTATACATAATTTTTCACAGGTTGAATCATATGTTTCTTTATCATTTTGAATCCTTATCCAAAAATCTAATTCCCACCCGTTGTCATCAAATTCCTCGTCTCCATATCCAAACTCTTTCAGTAATTCTAATAATGTGTATGGTCTTAGTTCTGTGTCACTTAAACACAATGTAAATTCTTCATTATCCATTTGTTCAATTTCATCAACTGTTAAAGATTTCATTTTATCAAGAAATTCTTTAATTATTGGTTTATATTTATTTTTTACTTCATCTGTTAATTGCCATCTATTCAAATTACACCTCACATTAATTTTGAATTTATCACCAACATCATCAAACAGCTACTTATAATCATTAGTAAACTCATCATGATAAATAATTTATCTTCTTTATCTAATAATTTTTCTTTCATTAAATCACCTCGTTAAATTTTATTTTTAGCTAATTATTCGTATTTTTTAAATATATCTTCACACTTTTTAACAATATTATTGCATACTCCCTCATATTTAGTATTCTTAGAAATAATTTTAATAATTTCTATAAGACTATTTTCTGCATTTCCTCTATGGTCTATAATAATCCAATCTTTATTGAAACCTAAACTGTTTATTTCCTCACTATTAGGTATTTCTACTTCTATATCAATAAGCTTTTCATGTTTTTTACTTAAAACCGATTTACTTAACATATTATTACCTCAACTAAATTTTAATTATTTTTATTTATTAAAACATGTGAACATTTATATGGTATATCAGCTATGTTTATATTTGTTTTTACAAATCCTAATTTACTATACCATTTATTTAAAATTTCTGTATCAACATCAAATTCTCCACTTGAAAACAAATAAATATTGTTATTTTTATAATCATTAATAAATTCTTTTAATACTTTTGTTCCAATACCTTGTTGAGAATATTTACTTGTTATATTCATTATATAAATACCTAACGAACAGTAACAAAATAAAACTATAACTCCATCTTTTTCATATATTAAATTATCGCTATTTTCCATATAAACCTCCTTTTTACTATATTATATCATACTTGCATATCATGTTAAAATACTGTTTTTATTCCCTCTAATCTAATATACGTAGAGCTCATGCTTCAGAATACCAGTCATTTGATAATTCTTCAAACTATTTATAAAGTTTTCCTTCACAGTGATAATAGTCTTTTGTTTCTTTACCTTTTTCCTTGATTAATTTAGATGGTAAGGTTTCAATACAGATACTTTGACCACTCCCATCTCCATGTAATGCCCAATAACAAGTTTCACATATTTTACACATATTTTACTATAACCCTCCTAACACAACGCCAGCACGTTTTAATTCTTGTATTACATCCATTAAATTGTTTTGATTTATTATTATTTGTAATTCATTATCACAATTATAATGTCTAAGTTCTTGTATATGTCCTTCTAAATAATCTTTACGGTCTAATAAATTATCTATACTCATTTCATATACTCCTTATTATAAAAATTTTTATCTCTATTAATTATTGCTTCAATAGTAATCCCTTTATTGCATAGTCTACATTCGTAAAAATCCCATTTTACTTCTAAATTATCATCACCTTCACTACGAGTAGCTTTTGCACTATGCGATAAATTGTAAATATGTTCACAAAATAATCTTTTTAATATTTTCATATTATCACTTCCCTTAAAATTCTCATTTTATATACTTATTAATTCAATCAATTCATCTAATACATTTAACACATCATAACCATTACTTGTTGTATTATGTTTTAAAATTTCTTGAATTTCTACATAGACGTCTTGTTTGCCTGTTATGTATGCCAAAGCTAGTTCTTCATTTACTATTTTGTTTATATCAAAATTTCCTATCATTTTTATTTATTCCTTTCTATTATCTATATATTGCTTTGCTTCTTCCAATGTAGCAAAATGTTTATAGTGTCCATCACTTATAAAATATCTTATTGAAAAACATACTGCTCCTGTATAGGTTCCTACATTTTTATATTCCATATTTACCTACCTTTCACAATTCATTAAATGCTCTAAATGTTTACTCATTACTTCGTCTGCATCATCGCCATAAGCATATTCATAGATATTACCCATATCAAAATCATGTCCATAACTTCCTACTGCAATATACCCTATAGATTCTATTTCTTTAATTTCCTTTTTTATTTTATCCATTGAATTATTGAAACTTATTTCTATTTTATTTGCCATATTTATCCCACCTTTCAAATGGTTATTTGATATTTAATATGCTCAATATAGTATTTATCCCATCAATATATCCTTTTTGGTATTGATTCACCATAGAACCTACAACACCTGAACAATTATTGTTATCAGTATTAATTTGATTTAAAAATTGTTCTAGTTTTTCTCTTTCTTGCTTTGTTAATTTCATTTTATATACTCCTTATTTTTATTTTTATTAGTTTAAATCATGATTGTAAAACCTTTTTAAAAGAGAACTTTGCTTTGATTATATTATGTAATAAGCTATTCCCAACCTTTTTATTATAATTTACTTTTATATTATGTATAATTATTTGAGATATTTTATCAAGAAATTCATCAGGTAAGATATCAGTTTTTATATTGTTACATACCTTACATGCACATTGTAAATTACTTATATCGTTTGTTCCACCCTTGCTAAGTGGTATTATATGGTCTAATGTAAAATCCTCATAGTCTACAAAATTACCACACAAAGCACAATAACCTTTTGTTTTTCTGTAAACATCTTTTCTTACTTCTAATTTAATATTAGTACGCTTATTTATATTTTGTACATTTGCATTATCCGTACTAGAGTTTTGTGGTTTTATATTATCATAGAAATTAAGTGTTGTATCTATATTATAAACTACCCATACATCTTTATTTTTTATACTATTAGATAGATTATTTAAATAATTATTAACTCTTTTCTCTTTATCCCATATGTGAGCATCACTTATATTTAATGTTACTTTTGCTTTACTATCAAGTAATTGTATAAACTTATTTTTATTTTTATTTGATATAATGTACATACTTTACTCTCCTTATTTAGTTTAAATTCACGATTTTATTATCTATTCAACCACAGTATCATATTCAATTATGTAAACACAATTTCCTGATTTATGCATTTCTTTAATGTGTCTTACTTGTGCATTTTCACTTGTTTTTGGTATTATATATCCATCTTCTATTAGGCTCATAAAATCTGATTGATAATAATGGCTAAATGAATATAAAGGATTTAATGCTCTCAATGTTATTTTGTATCCATCTTCTACTTTAAATCTTGATTCGTCAACACAACATTCAACCCAATTAAATTTATTATGATTTACAACATTAAAAAATGGTGTTGCATGTTCAATTGGATGCATTAATGCAAAGTAATGTTTATTTTTATCTATGTTATGTTTCAATATGTTACACCTCACTTATTTTTATTTAACACTTCAAATCACAGATTTATTAACACTTTTTACCATATACCAGTACTTCATTACCTACCCTTTCAAAGAAAACATCATATGCGTTCCCATTTAAATATATTTTTTTGTCTTTATTTTTTTCAATTTTTCTAGCTATTTTGTTTTCAAAACAATATTTATTTACGCTATATTCCTTGTTATAATCTATACATTCACATGTAAATAATAATTCTAACATTTTTATAACCTCTCTTTGTTATTTACTTCACATAAAACAGACTATTTATTGTAACAGTTCATTTATTCTTCTATCAATTACCGATAATCCGTGTTTTATATTTTCACCTAAAAAAATATCAACAGGAGTAATATTATTAAATACTCCTTCAATATCTTTATCTGCTATTGCTATTGTTGTAAATCCTCTTTCTAATGACTCTTTAGCCAAACAAAATTCGATATATTGCACTGTCATTCTATAAGCATCAAGCAACTTAACTTTTGATTTCTGCAACAATTGTATATCATTATATTTACTAAAATCATTCCTTAATAACCTCTTTGTTGAATTATATGTTACCACTTTAAACCCTCCAATTATTTTATTAATCTTCTAACTATACTTAGTATAAATCTAATGTTTTATAATGAGATTAAATACAGCCAATTTTCAAATTCTTCCTTATCTGTACATCTTCCATCAACTATAATTTGATTTTCTGAATATCTAAGAGTAGAAAATCCTTTAAAATTTCCATATACTCTTAATGAATTTTCTATAACAAAATCAAATTTTATCTTATATTGTTTAAGCATTTTTAATATATAATCCATTTTATAACCTCCAAATCTTAATTAATTAAACAAATCTTGTATTGTTATATTTAATCTATCAGCAAACCACTTCCATATTTCTTTTATATTTGTTCCAGCTTTAAAGTGTATAAAATCTTCTTCTATTATCATTTCATCAGGATTATAACTAATATCCTCTAGTTGATTCCATAATTCTTCTATTTCTTCACACCAAATCGTTTCATTTACATTATATTTACTACAATCTTTACAATCTATTAAATCACACATATTAACCTCCAAAAATAATTTATACTCACTATATAACTCATCATAAAACCATTCAGCTATACATTACCATCTATTTAGTGAATGGTCTGAACATACTGTTTTTGTAAATTTCTAATCATATCCCAAAATGTTTCTTTTGTTAATTTATCTATATTAGCTATTATTTTGTCTATTTTTCTAATATCATTATTTTCTAATGCTCTTGTATAAGCTTTATTTCTCAAAGTATTTATTTCAGTATTCATTCTATAACCTCCAAAATTCAATATTTTTATTTATCACAAACTATCTATTGTGAATTACTTATAAATTCAAAACCTATTTTATTATGTCGCTTCTACTAAAGAACAAATTCTAATCATATTATCAAGTGTGCCAAAAATTGTATCACATAACATAATTGGTGTGTCTACTTTTGATAGACGTTTTTTATCATTAATATATGCAAATTGTTCTAAAATACTGTCATTACCTACAACTACATGTAAACCAGATTTACTAATATACTCTTTCATATTTTTATACCTCCTATAAAAAACTGATTTTAAATACTTATTTTTAATTCTTTCATAACTACCCAAATTTCTTTGATAGTATTTGGTAATATATCCTTTATGTTGTCTAAAACTTCAATGTAATTATTTTTATTCGTAAAGCTTCTTCTTTTTTGTGTATCATATTTTAAATACATATTACTATCATTATCAAAATAAGGAATTATTGTCATACTGTATTTCAATTCATTTTTATCTTTTAATTCAATATATGATTTATGTATAATTCCCATAGGTTTAGTAACTTCTAATTTTAAACCAGACAATTCTTCAAGTGGTTTTAAATCTTCATATAAACACTCTGTCCACGATGGAATTTTAGGCTCTACTTCCCATGCTTTTCTTTTTTCACTTTTTGATAAATTATATTCTTTTAACAATTCGTTATACTTTTCTAACATAACCTAACCTCCTGATTTTAACTACTTATTTATAAATAAACTTATTAATTTTTCCAGTTATATCTTCTATTGTATTATCTTTCTATTCCACTTTTATTTTTAAACTTGAAATACTACCAATGCCCCAAGCTGGAAATTTTTTATGCTTATTTAATATATTTAGATAACGGGTAAGCATATCTTTTTTAGAAAAATATATTTCATCTGTTTCCTTTAAACCATTTTCTGTTTCTATCATATAATTTATTATGTAATTTAATATTTTCATTTCCTAACCTCCAACTATTTTTATATGTATTATATTTTGGTTCTGCATTGTATATCTCTGTATACTTTTAATGCAATTTATAGTTATACTAAATACTGCACTAATCCGTAATATCTCATTACTTCCCAAAATATTTCTATTTTGCTATTATCATAATCAAGTTGAGCATATTTCCTTTCGAGTTCTAAATCTCTTGGGAAGCATTTATGTAAATAATTTAAAACTTCTAAGTCACTATTTTTATATAATTGTTGTATCTTTTCTATTACATGTGTTGCTAAAAAGCATCCGTTTTTCATTTCAGGATTCATTTTATTTATTTTACCTCCTATATTATACAAAATCTGATATTGTTATCTTGCACGTTATAAGTCCATTTTTCGTAGTTGTTTGGATGCCATCTTTGGGCTTCTTGTTGTAGTTCTTGGTTTAGTTCATTATATTTTTTCATTTTTATTTTTACATCCTTCTAATATCCAAACTCAAATTTTTTCGGTAAATCTTCAGCTTCAGTACTCATTATTTCACTTGTTAAAGGATAAGATAATACTGCTTCAAAACATGCTTTTGATGCATTCATTCCTTGTGGTAAAGGTATATTATTATATATTTCTTCTAACTCTTTTATATAATTAACCTTATCAGGTTTTATTTCATTGTGTAGTATTGCTAATGCTTTTCTTTGTGTTTGTATATAATCAATTGTTGTTAATATTTTCATAGTCATTTTAGTTTTCATTATTTTTATATCCTCCTATTATAATTTAATTGTTTTTATTAATCTTTCTCTTTAGATTCCTAATCGCTTGCTCTTTAGATATTTCACTCGTTGCTAATATATCATATACACCACATTTAGCAACCCATAAATTATTGATTCCACCTTTATAATTTTCTGTCCATATATATAAATTACTTTCCATTGTTTTTATTACCTCCTAAAACTCAATTTCTATACAACCACAATCCAAACAAATAATTTGGAAACCCTTTTGAATTAATAATTTAATAATCATTTCTTCATCTGGTACTATTCTTTGTTTTTCTAATAATATATTAGCCACTTCTTTTATAGCTTCTTCTACATCTTGTTGTTTTGCATTTGTTGCGTATGTATATGTTCTATCATTATTATTTTTATCAACTAATCTAAATTTTAAATAATCTCTCATTTTTTATATCCTCCTACTTTGAATAAAATAAATCTTTTATAATTTAATTCTTAATAATAATTACTTATTTCTTTTTCTATGTCATCACAACAACTTAACATTAGTTTTCTATCAAGTTTTTTAGCTGTGTTTAAATGCTCCTGAATTACTTTTATTTCGTCTAATATATCACTAAAAGCTGATTGATGAGCATCTAATTCTCTCTCGAAAACTTCACAATCTGTTTTTGATTTTTCTTCTGCTATTAGTTGATTTAAATCTGCTTGATTTATTTTTATTTCTATTAAATCAGCTAATTCATCACCAGTATGTTTTCGTATTATGTCAATTATACTATCATCATTAAATATGTATTCTAATTTACCATTTACAATGATATTTTGCATTGATATAACCTCCTTATATTAATTGTTAATCTATTTTTTAAACTAACAAAACTCTTTTTATTAGCTTAAAGAGTAGATTAACCACTCTAATATTTTCTTATAGGCTTTCACTCCTTGTTTTTATAATTTAATTGTTATATATTTTTATTTTGTTTTCCTATAGGCAACCCTCCTATTATTAAATTTTAAGTATATAAAATGATTCCGTTCATCATTTATTATTATCATCGTTTTTATTTGTATTGACTTATGAGCAACACCTCCTTATACTCTTAATATACACTTTTATTTTTTATATGTCAACATAATATTATAAATTAATTGTTAACATTTTGTAATATTTGCATTTGTACTCGCTGGGACAATTAATGCAAGTATTATTAATTAAAATTTATTATTACTACACTTCCCATAGATAATAGATTTTTCATATCTTCTGACATTTTCTTTGTATTAGGTTCATAAGCCATTATATAAGCAAATATGTTCTTCATTCGTTGTGGTAAATTTTCTATAAAAGTAATATTTAGTTTGATTAAATGTTTAATTTTTAATGATAGAACAGTATTATTATTTAAACTTCTGATATAAGATGCTGTTGCATTGGATATTGTAACCTGTATTTTTTTATAATTATTTTGTAAAATATTCATGGCTAACCCACATGCAAAGCAATATTGTTCATCGTTTTTATAACAAGAATCATTTTTATTTGTTAAAAATATAACTTCATCTTGTATTAATTTATAATCCATTATTACACCCCTTATTGTAACGTAGTAGGGAAGCCCCACGTTCCATGTATATTTGTAAAACTAATTAAATCACCATTATTATAAGTTGCAACTAAAGTTTTCCCTTTGTTTTCAATTTGTAATTCTTCAATTTCCCCAAATTTTAAAACAGTTTGACCTAAATATTCTTCATTTACTGTATACCATTTGCCATTACACATATCTAATAAATCATATTCTTTTTCTTTTATTTTTTCCATTTTATTACCTCCTAATGTTTTGGAATACAGCATCTGTTACTGTTAAATTCTACTTTTTAAACTATCTATATTTCATACTATCTATATTTAAACAAAGAGTATTTTTATTTATAAAACTATCAAAACTACATATTTCAAAATTTGCATAATCTGATTCTAAACATTTTGATATTTCACCTTTAAAAACTATTATGCCTTTTGCTAAATCAAATATTTCTATTTCTGCATTATCATCCGTTGCAAAATCTAAAAAATCACATATTGACATATCTTAAAACCTCCGTTTTTTTATTTATTCTACTTCAATATATAAATTATTATTTTTTGCATATATATAAGTTATATTATTATCTTTTATGTGATTGTCACATTTGTTTAATGTTTCGCCAGTAAAAAGTATTTCTTCACTATCAGATACAATTCTTTTTATTATAATATTCCCTTCAATACTTATCCCTTGTTCTAATAAATCATTTATTGTCATCCTCAAAACCTCCTTATACACTACTTTAATTTTATATTACTTTACAATAAATGTAAAGCCAATTTCTATTGTTTTCTAATCTATATATTTTATAATTTAATTGTCTATATGTTTGTAAAAAATATACTCAAGTAATAAACAAGGAATATTAACAAAAATACACTTGATAATGTTAAAGTTATTGCTTCTATTAGTTTATTTATGTTTAATCTATAGCGTTTATTTATTGTTATTTGCATTTTATCACCTACTTTCAAACCTCCTACTGTGTTAAAATGTTATTTTTATTCTTTGTTTCTACCATTTGGATTTATAAAATCATTTTGTATATCGTTATTTTTGATATGGCTATAATAATTTATTAACATTATCATATCCCCGGCATTTATATTCATATCATTTTCTGTGTCGGTATAACTTTTTGAATCGTAAAATGTATGTATTGTTACATTTCCATCGTTTTTATTTTGTGTCATCTCCATTGTTCCGTTATTATTAATTAAAAATTGTAGTTTACTCATTTTTAAATCCTCCATTTATTTAATATTATTTATCTCTTGTTTAATCATATCTTCGTTAGGCTCATATGCAGAAAATCCATTGTAACACTCTTTAGGTTTATTGCACTTGTAAAAATTATCATCATTAAAATGTTTACAAGAATTACAACAACGATATAATTTTCCTTGTGTTTTTGCTTCGTTATATGTTAATAATTTATTTGTATTGTTATCAGTAAAATATCTTGCTTTCCACATTTTAAAGACCTCCTAATTATTTAATAAATAATCACATATTTTATTTTTATTACTGCAATTATCATTCATGATGCAATCATTACAATTATATTTACAACAATTACTGCAATTTATTTCACCTTGAAAATTTAATCCCATATAATAATATTTATTATTCTTTTTAATAAATGTCATATATTTTGCACGCCATTTCCCATTTTTATCTTCTCTATGACAATATGGTTCTGATACTTGAAATCCTGCTGAAAATCCTTGACCGCCTTTTAATCCAATAGGTGGTAATATATTTAAAAAGTTATTATATATTTGTTCGTCTACTTCTTCGCCACAAACAACATAATCTAAAAAGCTTCCATTTCCTAAATCACTATATTTTTTCATTGTTTAAACCTCCAATAATTTATATTTTTATTTAGCTTGATAACTATCTTATAAACTAACAAATTATTTTTATTAGCTTATAGAGTAGCTATCAACTACTCATTTATAATGTAATTTATATTAATTGTAATTTTCTACTTGTTTTTTAAGTTCTTCTTTTACGATTATTTGTTGTTCTTCAGTTAGATTTTTAAAATTTAATCCTTAAGCAACTAAAGTTTCCTTATAAACACCAGGTGAGCCCGCCTTCAGAATTAAATATTCATAAGATATCATTTTGCGAAAAACTTCTGTATTTTCTTGTGCTTTATTATAAGATAATTCTATATGTGTAATAAATTTATTTGATTTATCAATAATATTTTTATCGTTTACATAACAAAAGCAAGTAGGACAAAAGAACATTTTTTCTTTAGCTTTCTTCTGTTCTTCTGTTGGTTCTCCAATATACCAACATGAAATATAATCAAACTGCATTATCCAATAATTTCTTACATAGTGACTTTTCTTATCATATTCATTATAATTTTGTATATCTTCCATCAGTTCTAGCTCTGTGAATAATTTACTATTTAAAGTTTTAATGTACCATTCTTTTAATTCCTCTATTGATATATTTGAATGATGTAATTGATAATCATTAGCATAATATATATGTTTATTGTTTTTAAAAACTAATACAGAATAACCAAAATACTCTCCTAAATCTACTAAATAACAATTATGTTCTTTAATAATTAATAGTTCAGCTTTTCCTTCTTTTTTTAATAACTCAAGTTCTTCTATTGTTAACGATTCAATTTCTTTTATTGTCATTTTCATGACCTCCATAATTATTATATTATTATTTACTAACCTAAGAGGTATAACCTCTTAACGCTCCATGCTTAATAGTCTCTTTATACTTGCATAGTCAAGTTTTATATTTTCATTTATCACCTTCCTTCTTTTATAATTTAATTGTTTGGTTTTATTTAGTTATATTTTTTTCTTACTTCCATGTAATTTCTAAATAAATTTTCATCTTTATTAATATAACCCTTTTCAGCTATTTCTAACTTACCAACACAACCACCAAATAAGCATATATTAATCATGTCTGTCCATATTACAAAATACTTTCCAGCTTCATCTTTAAAAACTGTATATTCTCTCTGCATTATACAACCCTCCCTTCTATAAAATTTTAGTTTTATTGTATTAATCTAAGTAATACGTCCATTCTTTTATTTCTTCATCTTCATTTATAGCTAGTAATTTACTGCATTTTACCCCATTTTCATCAATTGCATTAACTTCTATTTTGTACTTTTTAAATGTATCATTGTAACCTAAAATTTTATTTTTTGTATTTTCATGTCTAATTAATTCATTTAATAATTCATTACAAATATTTTCTTTATTCATTTTTTAATCTCCTATTATAAAACTATTTCTTTATAATTTAATTATTAATTCTATTTGCTTTTTTAATTTTGAATAATGCTCTTTTTTATCAAGTGCGTATTTAGTAATATTATTAATTCCAAAAGTATCATATTGTTTCTTAATATAATTTTCTTGCTTACATTCTAAATCAATTTTAACTAATATGTCCCTAGTATTTTTTATTTCCTCATTTGATGGACATTTTATTTTATCTAGCACATCAATTTTTTGTCTTAATATTTCGCCTGATTCCTTTAACATTCTATCGTAAAATATAACATTATTACAAATATCTTGATATATACTTTTTAAGTATTCAATTTTAGTTGTTTCATGTGTATCATCAATATAAAATATATATGTGTTTGTAATTCCTTTAATATTGTTTAATTGCATGTTATATAACCTCCACTAATAAAATATTTGTTTTAACTATTTATTTCTTTTAAACTGTATCAGCAAAATTATATTAATTGTCATTAAAATAATTAAGAAAATCCAAATTGACATATCTATAAACATATAATAAAATGGATTAAAGGAAGGGAAAACTCCCTTACCTCACTTTTTAGTTTTACGCTTGCGATTCTTATAATGTTTTCTATATTTGCAATTGTTACATTTATAAAGCTTGGTTGCTTGTAAATCTATAAATGTTAATATTGCAACTATAGTTGTTATAATTTCGCAAGCGTTTTGCTTGTTGTTATCCATTTTAATTATGTAGTGCTATCCTCCTTTAGTGAATTAGACTTTAGTTATTTGATTTAAAGTCTTTATTCTATCCACCATTTAATATGATGAATAGTAAAAGATTTTAAAAAGTTAACTTAATCAATATCTTATCAATAATATTTTTGTCGTTAATATTGATATTAATAATCCTATCTTGATAATTAATATCAATTGTTTTATTTTTTATTGATATAATCTCATGGTCTTGTATCTCTCTGTACTTCCATAAATCATCATATATTTGTTCGATTTTATCGTTGTTTTCAACAATATTTTTTATATCAGTAATAGAGTAAAAATCAAAGTAATAATTAAATTTTACATACATTTTGATATTGTTTGTAAATGATAAAGCTATCTTTTGCAATTGTTTTATATCTTGAGTTGTTATCAATATGTCATTATTAATGTCACTATTACCATAATATGTAATTGTGTCTTTTTCTTTTGTAAATCTTTTGAATTGTAACATTTTTACCTCCCATACTAGACTTTTAAAGTCTTTATTGAGTACACTATTTTATGTTTATAATGCACTCTAAAAGATTTTAAATAATTTTTGATATTTTTCCTCATGTTCTTTCTGATAAGTTTTATCATCTTCCTTGAAACTTTAACTCTTTATCAATTGCTAACAATAGTTTTGCTTTTTCTTCAAAATCTTCTTCATCATAAAACTTTGAATGTAAATATGCTAAATCGTCATGCATGTATCCTTTTACTTCTTCGTCATTCATGTAGTCTATTAATCGTTCCATTATTTCGGTTCTTCTTTCTAATACTCTATACACTTCAATCATATCCATTTTGATATCTCCTTTTATTTAAAATAATAATATTATCTATTCTATAACCAACGTAAAATAATTATTTAATACCACTTTATCTCCTACTTTTATTTGACTTTTACTAACTGTTTCAATACCCCTAACACTATTGTCTTTTCTGCTAAAAGTATCACAGCTTTTCGCTTGTAAATCCTTTATGGATATTGTTCTCATTTCTTTCATTGTTTTATATCTCCTTTTATTATATTATTTAAAAACATAAACGTAAACATAATTATCAACTTTTAACTATTATATAGATTTACTATTTTGCAAAATTTCTAACTTGTTTTAGTATTATTATAAGCTAATAACTACTATAAATTAGATGTTTGTTAGTAACTCAATAATTATGTATACTATTATAATTTTAAATTGCTAAATACTGTAATTTCCTTTACAAAGTCGCTTATTTTGTAGCTTTCCCACTTTGTGAGTTATCATCTAGTGTCATATTTAAGTTATCACTAGAGTATAAACCAGTAACCTCTATTAAGACCTCATAAATCTTAATAAGTGCTATTTAATTGTCAATGTTCTATTGTCTAAAGGGATACAATTTATAAAACCTTGCTTTATTTATACTGCATGTGCCTTGCAGTTGTAACTACCTTTCTTTCTTTTATAATTTGATTGTGTTTATAATATTATATTACTACAATACATTAAATATGTCAACACTTTTTATAAATTAATTTTTAAAAATATTTTATGTTAGTATTTCAATGTTTATAGCGTTTAAATATATAATTTATGTAAATAATTTAAAATATTAATTTCCTTTTTAATATATATAGTATAGATATGTTCTATTATGCTAAATGGTACAAGCATTACAATATCAATATACTTTATTTTATATGGTTGATATGTCATTTAAAGATTGTTTTGTTAAGTATTTATTATACTTTACCTTATCTGTACTATATTTTACGATTAATTTATAACATTTAAAATATGTTATTTGCGACTATATAGTATCTACAATCAATTTAATAGATTTATAGTATTAATATATTAAGTAATTTAATTAAGCGTGTTATAATCCATTTTAGACGTTCCGTTTTTGGGACAGATTTATGATGATGTTAGATAGTTGTATATTGGTGTATTAGATATGGGTATAGTGATTATCTGATATGTAGTTTTAATTACTATATGTTATGTTGTGTTAGATATGGTGTTATTTGATTCTAGGTTAATCTAATTAGATTGTATGTATATAATTTTGTTTGTGTGATATTGGATATATAAAGTGTAGTTAGATTATATTCTAATTATAATAGAAAGTATTCTAATGTGTGATTCTATTTAGATGGTTATATGTATAATGTATAGATAGTTATATGTTTTAGATATATGCAATATTCATAATGGTATATGTAAATTTCATAATGATGTTATGTTGTTTTTACAACGTGCTTTAGTTACACAGTGTACTATCTACCTAATACACTACCAATATACCTTGACTGTACTACTCAACATAGTACACTATCAATCTCTTTATTATGAATCAATTCATAATATATAATAATCATTATATAATATAAAATAATACAGAATATAATAGCTGTAAGCATTGTAATATCAACACTAAATAGACTTGATAGGGGGTTATTTTACACTAAATAGAATAATTACTATGGTAAAATGTGACCTAGTACCATATCTTCCACATCATAAAATTATTTATCGATAATCAATAAATCATCCCAATTTCATATCGTTCTTCAAGTCGTAGAAACCTCACAATTCCAACACCTTACCCTATTTCAACTCCCCCATATTTTACACTTTTAACCCATTTAGAACTACTAACCCATTACAATATCAATATCTTAACGATAATTTTTAATTAAGCTAAAATCACTACTAAATTTAATCCATTAGTCAACTATTTCAAACTGTAATTTTCTCGTAAATTTACAGTATTTTAACTAATAATATTCCCCTTAAAATTCTAATTAACGATATTAAAAAATCAACTTTACGACTTCAAAAATAAAAACACCACAATTTAAAAATGTGATGTCAAATTTATATATACCCACAATAACCTTACCCCTTTTTAAGGAGTTTATCTTATCTAATTGACCCTAAAATCAATTTTACATAATCGATGGACTAATTACTCAATCAAGAAGTAAAAACGAAATTTACCCTCTATGCATCGTTTTTTATCCCATAATAAAAAAGCACCTATTCAGATGCTCTATATTAACCCTCTATTTATACTATCGCTTATTTTATCCCCTACTATATGCATTACAATTCCAACAGCAACTCCAGTAAACCAAATTATATCGTTACCAATTCCCAGCCAAATCAATCCAAATACAATAGTCCAGAACCAAATTTTATGGAATATTCCCCTATGTCCAAAAATATCATATATAAAAGAGCTTAATATTTTAAACTTTCTTCCAATTTTACTCTTTATATTATCAATATCCACTAATAAACTTCCAAATACAATTCCAATATAATATACCATAATATACAATATATCAAATCTAATCCCAAATAATCCTAAAAATAACTGTAAGCCATATCCAACTAATAGTCCAATAACAGAATGTACTATATAATCAAAAATAATCACCCACTTCCATAAAATACTATGTATAAACAAATCTAAATTGGGCATGCCGTGTCGCCCTATTCCGTTTCACTCACTACTCGTTCGCTTCACTCCATATAGTTGTCGAAAATATTTATGCACATATTGAAACAACTAAGCATATATATATTATTAGCTAATACATTAGTAAATATACTTGTAAATATAGGAGGTTATATGAAAAATTCATTATTACAGACAAATATTCTATCTTGTATAGCTTCTACTTCCCTATTATTAATATCTAAAAATACAAATCTATTAAATGATTTTAAAGTGTTGAGTGAGATAGTAATACCTTTTACATTTGCATATACAGGAACATCATTTTTTTACTATCACATATTATCAATAAAAAATAGCAATTGGATTAAACGATTTAAAAGTATTGGATTAATAACTAAAGAAGAATTAACTCCAACTCTATATAAAGTTGAAACTAATGAAAATAATAAAAAATACTTTTTTACTTTACCTGACGGAATATCTCATAACGATTTTGTTAAATTAAAAGATAAAATAGAATCATCATTAAGACATCCAATCAACTTATCATATACAAGAGAATATCACACTGTAATTAATATATCAGACTTAGAATATAAAGAAAAATACAAGCCTAATTTATCAATAAAAAAAGATTACAATTTAAGTATACCTATTGGAGTTTCCATCTCTACTGGTGAGGAAAAAATAATAAATATAGATATGAATGATGAACCACATATATTAGTTGCTGGAATAAATGGTTCAGGAAAAACAACTTGTATATTATCATTATTAACTCATTTATGTCTCAAAGAAGTTGAATTAAAGATAATCAACCTAAAAGGTAACGGAGATTACTTCCCATTTAAAAACTATAAATATACTACAGCTTATATTTCTTCTATATCAGACACCAAAAAAGAAATAGAAAGTCTAATTGACACCATGAAAACAAGGAATAAATTATTAGAGAAAAGTAACTGTCGTAGTTTTACCGATTACAATAAGAAATATAAAAATAATCAGATGAAGCCAATAGTAGTAGTTATAGAGGAATTTATAATGTTATCGGATTTACGAAAAGATTATACTACAATGCTAAATCAATTATTGTCTTTGTCACGTTCTACTAATATTAAATTTATAACAACTATACAACGACCATGTAGTGACAATATAAAATCAACTTTAAAGGCTAACTTAAATCATACTATTGCATTTAAGTGTAAAACATCAAGTAACAGTGAAGTTGCATTGGATAAAGGAGATTATAGAGCAGTAACAGAATTACATGAAAAGGGTGAAGGGATATTGTTTGACCTATACAATGACACGTTATTTAAAAGTTATTATGTTTCGGAAAATGATATTTTGACTACATTAAAAGAAAATAATCTATACAATAATAACATTTCTAAGCAACCATCTAAGAAAACAACTATTGTACCTAAAAATGATAAAGAAAATATAAACAAAGGAGTTGGTTTAATTGACTGAAAGAGATAGTTTAGTTTACAATTTTTTACTTAATAATTCTTGCTATTCTAATACTATTAATAAATTGTTTTATAATAATATTTGCGTATGTAACCGTAGATTAGCTTGGTTATATGACAAAGGTTATATTAAGCGTACCAGAGATAGAGTATGTGAACCATATTTCTATTACACAAAGTCAACTAAACAGAAAATACACATGGATTATATAGCTAAAATTCATATGTGGATGCAGTCTAATAATTTTAAAATATTAGACTATCAAGTACAAAATAAAATTGATAAATGTATACCTGACTTATTATTAACCATTCAACAATCAGATGGAAAAATTGGAACTCTAATAGCCGAAGTTGAACTTAGCGGAAATAAAATAGACAAAAAACTTGATAATTATTCTAATGTTGGATTTAATAATGTACTTATTTTCACAAACAAACTAAATCTATTTGATAAAGAAATCCATAAAAATATGAAAATTAATATAATAAAACTACAAGAATTAGATAGATTTTAAAGAAAATTATATAAAAATAGTAACATTTTTGTATGAAAATCATATAAATATTATATAAAAGTTATATTTTTGAGGTGATTTTATGGAAAAACAAATTAACTCCCTACTTTCGGAAGATGATATTAAATTATTAAAAGCAATAGCTAAAAAAGAAAATCGTAGTTTTAGAAGACATATCAGATATGTACTAGAGAAACATATACATGAATACTATAAACCACAGAATAATAATTCTAATACTAACTTAACCATGCCAAAGAATATTCCTAAATTCTAACGTTTTTTATAATGCGGTGTAACGGAATTATAAAAAGGACTTTTTGGCTAACCTTTTTTGTCTGGAAAAAAGGTGGTAATAATTATAAGGAGAATATAATGAGGAAATTAGCTATAGATTTAGGCTCTGCCAATATAAAAATATTTGGATATGATGATATTGATGAAACAGTATTTAAAATAATTAAATCCCGTGTAAGCGAAAATGGACTTGATACTAACCATATAGTTGAGTTGGATGGTAAGGTGTTGAATTTTGGGGTTGGTATACCTTTAATTAAAAATGATAAGACCAAAAGAGAATATATTATAGAAACTATATTATTATCTAGTTATTATATCACCGACAATGACTATATAGAGTTATCTATTGGATTAGGTTTACCAATTGATTTGTATAAATCTCAAATGAAAACTACATATGAAGCCGAATTAAATGAACAGTATTGTAATCACATTATATCTGGTGTTGTTAATGGTCGTGAAATACAAATTAACATAAAACAAATACAAATATTTGCTGAAGGTTATAGTGCATTTGTAGCTTTGTACAATTTTATACCAGTAGCAAGCAGTAAAACCATTATTGACTGTGGGTATAGAAGTACTGATGTTATTTCTATAATTGATAATAAAATTGACAAATATGTTACCGTAAATAAAGGTATATATGATATTAATAATGATATACTTTCTGGTGCTATTAATGATATAGGCGATAAATTTGAATTGTCTGTATTAGAAAGTTGTATAATAAATAATCAACCAATTAAAATTGGAAAACAGAATTATGATGTTACTGATTATACTCATCACGGATATAATAAAATAGCTGAAATATTTAATGAAATTGAATTAACAATACCAAATATCAAATCAAGTGTTAATTATCTTGTTGGCGGTGGTTATAAGCAAATCTATGATATATATGAGAGTCAAGATTTAGATATTCAAATTGCAGATGGAGATATTAACATTTTTGCAAATGTTATTGGTTACTATATGCAGTTATAGTTGATTTCAAAGTTTGTATGTATTGGTTATATGTAGGTATTATAGTCATAAAATATCCTAATTGTCATAGCTGGAGTTACTATAATGTTTATAATAAATCTCACAGCAAACATAGGATATTTTATTCCGTCATTTTCAATGTAGCGTTGCTCCATTTCAATGAACATTTAATTTTTTGTATATTTCTTTTATTGTTGGGCATAGTATAACTTATAAGCAAAAAAGTATATATTGTATTGATGATAGGAATTTAACTGGATGTAAAGTCAATGCTATATATACTTTTATAATTTAATTGTATATGTGGTAGTAATTTTAGTAAAAAATTGAAAAAAGTTTATATTTCAATTACTTAAAGGTTATTTTTATGTTAAGTTTTTAGGATAAAGATTAAAGAGATAAGTTTTTTCTGAAATATGTATATTTTAACATTATTAGCGATTTTCAATTTTCCCCAAAGTCAAAAATATGGGGGTAAAATTTTCCCCAAAGTCAAAATTGATATTTTAAATAAATTAATCGTTTATATAAAATTCATAAAAACATTGTTTTAATTCTGATAAACACTTACTATTTCCTGCATAATATAGTTTAGGATTAATTTTTAGCATTGTTAAATGGTCTTTAATTATTGTTGTTATAACACTTTCGTTACCTATTTTAAAAAATCTTAATTGTGTCCAAAGTCTTTTCCACTTAGATTTATCATATCCTATTACTTCACAAATATCTTTTATATCCATTGGTTTAACTTGATACAAGTCATTTTCATTTGGATTATAGCATACGCAATTGTATTTGTAACTTACAAAAGGCAACATCGCAAAGAAATAATATAACAAATGATGATTTCTACTTGGACAATTTTTATATAAGTCTTTTATGGAATCAGAAAATATTCTAGTATAATCATTATCATTCGAGTTCTTTATTAACTTACCTTTAACTATTATCTTTTCGTTTATGTAGTAATAATTATCTTTTTCATATAGTAAACCACTACTTTCCATTTCATTGATTGCTCTAATAAAGGCTTTTTCTTCTAGTTGCATTTTATCTTTTAATTTAATTCTATCTAATGGAATTTGATGTGTTATTTTATCTGTATCAACTAACATTCCCCCACTATTATATTTTATGTATGATGTTAAGAATATAAATTTCATCTTTACATCTGAAGCAATTTCTATATCTTTTAATAAATCATAAAATAGAAAACAATAACTTCCTAAACCTTTTATATAATTGTCAAATTTGTCTTTACCTTTTAGAAATTTCTTCTGTAATTCTTTGTTGTATATTTCTTGTTCGGTAAATACTTCTTCTTTACCTTCTTCTAATAGGTTTCCAGTTCCTTTCTCTATTTTATAGTATTCTCTTATCTCTGGCATATTTTCACCCCCTTTCTCTATAGTATAATATAAAATACTACCACACCCATATCATACTACTCTCATTTTTATTTGTCAACAATTAATTTATAAAAGTTATGGATTTAATTAATAATTATTTTATAAAAGTTCTTGACATCTATTTTCCCTTATGGTAAACTATGGTTAAGGCAAGTAGTAAGAACAATCTATCATTGGAAAATACACACCGAGCGGTAATGTGATAGTTTAAAATAAGTTTTCACTTGTTGAAAAATATTTAACAGTTAAATTATAAAAGAAAGGAGATTTGTATGGCAGGCAAAGTTATTACTTGCTATGTTAATAAAGATGATGAGATAGTTCCTAATGATGAAGTATTACATTTTAGTAGATGTAGTTTAGAATATCGTGGTTGGTATAGAAAGGCTAATGTTTATTTTGGCGAATGTGTTACATATAAATTAAATCAAGAAGAATTAAATCAATACATAGAAAAGTTAAAAAACAAGTAAATTTAAACAAATATCAAACATCACTACTCCTTTATAGGGAATAAAACTCACCGTAGCGACCAAGTTTCGATTTTAAATCCTGAACGACTAATTAGTCCATAGGGCATAGAAAGTCGATAATTTTCTTCCCAGAGTAAATAAAACCCCAATAAAAGGGGGTAAAGAAATTGTGTGATGCGGGAAAATTATAAACAATTAATTTATAAAATATGAGGTGTAAAATGACAAGTTGTATTAATTGTACTTATAGGTATTTAGGATGCCATGATAATTGCAATATACATATGACAGAAAAGAGTAATCATAATGAACGTAAAGAATTAATTAGGAATAATAAAAATAAACAAAATGACATAAATGGTTATGAAATCAATAAATGTCGCAAAGGTAGATAAAAAATTTTAATGAGAAAGGAAATATATATTGGCAAGTTTAAAGAAATTTAATATTGATAAAGAAACGATTGATATATTATCTAAATGTAATATTGAAGGTAAAGTATTGTATTTGCCAGATATTCAATTAGAGAGACATACATATGAAAAAATCAATAAAGTATTGACTGCATTAGGAGCTAAATGGAATAAAAAATCAAAGGGTCATGTTTTTGACTATGACATAACAGAATCATTAAAATTAGTAGTTCAAACAGGTGAAGTTACCGACTGGAAGAAATCTACTGACTTTTTCTATACTCCTGAAGCAGTTGTTAGTGAAATGTTGGGTTTAGTTCCTATGTATACGATAGAAGAATTTACATTTCTAGAACCTTCTGCTGGGCAAGGACATATTTTAGATTTAGTAAAAGAAAATTTTCCCAATGTTATAACTTATTGCGTAGAACAAAATCCTTTACATTGTGAGAGATTAAAAGAGAAGGGTTACAACCCTATACAGGAGGATTTTCTAAATATCAAACCTTTTGATGTTGATGCAATATTAATGAATCCCCCATTTACTTATGAAATGGAACATATTCAACATGCTCATAATTTTATAAAAGAAAATGGAATATTAATTTCTATTACAAGTGCTGGAATATTAACTAAGCCAACTAAAAAAGGTAAAGAATTTTTAGAATGGTACAAGGAAAATTGCGGTTATGATTATATGTTACCAGCTAACAGTTTTAAGGAAAGTGGAACAAATGTTAATACCAAAATGTTGGTATTTCAGAAGTAAATACATATAAAACACGCATTTTAATAAAGGAGTTGATTAAAATCAATATTTTAAAAGGAGAAAAGATGAATGAGTAATAATATTAAAATTTTAGGTATAGATATAAAAAGACAAGCACATAAGACTAAAACAATGAAATTAAAAAATATAAAAATAACAGATGAATTTAAGGCTCATCCGCCAAGGCCAGAAAAATTAGCACTTAAATATAAAATATTTTATTATGATTTACAAGCATTATCCCCTATTGTGATTAATAAAAAGAAAGAGCTTATTGATGGATTTTGCACATTTTTGTTATCAAGGATGTTAGGTTATGAAACTATTGAAGTTAGAGTTGAGGTGAAATAAAAAAATAATGCAACCAATATTTAAAGAAATGATAAAAATGTGGAAAGACTTAGGTGTTGATTTGCCTATTTCAGAAGGTGTTTATTGGTATGACCGAGGTAATGTTAAAGTATTTTTAAAAGAAAATTGCGAATTAGTTACTCTATATAAAACTACTATAAATGATGATTTAACTATAACAAGTAAATTACATAAAGATTATAAAAAATATAAAGATAAAGAATTTGAAACTTGGCAAGACACAATTATTAGACATAAAGATAAGTTAGACGAGTTAGAAAACAAAAGTATTTCTTTATTGAAAAAATATGGACAAGACACTGATAGACTAATAATTGACACTAATTCAACTGGTAAAGATAGTGAAGTTAAAACTTATTTAGCACACAAAGCAGGTTTAAAATTTGATACATATTTTAATGTAACCACATTAGATGTAGCTGAAAGCAATAAGTTTGCAAAATCTAAAGGTTATAAGTTTACTTATCCTCATAAAAGATACAGCGGATTTTATCAATGGATTAAAAAAAGTAATTTAATACCTACAAGACTAAATAGAGCTTGTTGTAAATATTACAAGGAAAATGCAACAAGAGATTCTTTTGATGGAGATAAAAAAATACTTTTCTTATTTGGCATGAGAAATGATGAAAGTAGTTCACGTTTATCTTATGGCGATGAATGGATAAATGACAAGTGGGCAAGTAGAGATTGGTTAGGGATATTGCCTATTAGAGAATGGACAGATTTAGATATATGGTTATATACCTTTAAAGAAAACATAGATATAAATCAAAAATACCGTATGGGCTATAGTCGTGTAGGTTGTGGAATCGCCTGTCCTAATTATACTAAGTCCACTTGGATATTAGATAAATATTGGTATCCTACCCTATACAATCGTTGGAGAGAAATTCTTAAACAAGATTTTATATCTAATAACAAATGGCTTATTATGAATTGCACACTAGATGAATATATGCATATATGTTGGAACGGTGGCGTTTATAGGAATGAACCTACTGAAGAAGTCGTAAAAGAATATGCTGAATATAACGACTTAGATATTGATATTGCTATAAAGTATTTTAATAGATATTGTAGGAATGGGTGTTTAAATAAAAGAAAACAGCCATTGAAAATTAAAGATAAAGATACTTTAGCAATGAATATGAAGTTGTATGGTAGGTATATTGAGCAGTTCAAATGTAAAAAATGTTTACTAAAAGAACTAAATTTTACAAAAGAACAATGGGATAGTAAAGTAGAAGAATTTAAATATCAAGGTTGTAAGCTGTTTTAGCTATAAAATTGAACTTTTATACGAAGTTAATAATTAATATAAAAACACAACAATGAGAGAAGGAGGTGGAAAGTGTAGCTACTTAAAAGATTAATCTGCTCTCCTTTGATAGATTAATATTGACGTGTGGAATTTATAAAATTGAAAACAAGATAAATGGTAAAGTTTACATAGGACAATCTGTTAATATAAAAAAAAGATGGAAAGAACATAAATATTTAAGTAACAATATAAGTTTAACACAAGTTTTATATAAAGCAATACGAAAGTATGGATTAGAAAATTTTGAATTTGACATTATATGTGAATGTAATAAAAATGATTTAAATGATTTAGAAATTAAATATATAAAGGAATTTAACAGTTATATAAAATGGGAAAATAATAATGGATATAATATGACTGCTGGTGGAGAAGGTATTAAAGGATATAAACTTTCTAAAAAAATGAAAGAACATCTTAGAATAATTAATACTGGTAAAAAACATTCTGATGAAACGAAGTTAAAAATAAGAAATATTTTAATCAATAACAATGTTAATTGTAAAAAAGTTGTTTGTAATGAAATAGTTTTTAAATCAATAAAAGAATGTGCAATTTATTTTAATGATAAACCGACGAATATATATGCTTATTTACAAAAGTCTGTAATGCCTAAAAATTATTATGATTTAAAATTGAGATATTTTAATGATGAATTTAATGGAGAAATTCAATCGATTAAAACAGGATTAAATCATCATAACACCAAAAAAATAATTATAGATGATAAATTATTTAATACTATAGAAGATTGTTCTATTTATTGTAATATTAACAAAAAAACTTTGAAAGGTTATTTAAATAAACAAGACCCAATACCTTTTTATTTATATAAAAGAGGATTGCGTTATTTAAATGAAGCAATAAATAATAATATTCAATTTAAATATAAAATGATTCATTGTGATGGATTAATTTTTAGAACCATGAAGCAATGTGCCATTTATTACAATATAACATATTCTACTTTTAAAAATTATTTTCATAATAAAACACCCCAAAAATACATAGACCTCGGCTTACGTTACGCAACAGAAGAAGATTTAAATACATATCCGATTTATACGGAACAATTAATATATAATACTGAAGAAAAGGAGTGATTAATTGGCTTTAAATAATCAAATACATATATATAGTGTTGATACAAGTGCTTTCTATAATGAAAAAGAAAAGCAGATAGATAAATACTTATCAACACTAAGGAAATTAAAAGAAACTTTATCGAGTGAAACAAAGTTTAGAAAAAAAGATAAAAATGGCGAATTTAAAAATGAAACTTTAACAAAATATGCAAAATACAGATGTGAGAAATTTGCTATTAACCATAAAGATAAATATAAAGAATATTATAGCAGGATTACATCACAAGTAAATTGTTGTAAAAAATATTTAAAATACATAATGAAACAAAATAATAAAATAAGAATATTAAATTCTGAACATTTAATTGATAAAAATGTTATATCTGTATTTGAATCAACTTTAACAAGAGTTAATAATATGAAAATTGATGAATTAACACTTGATATGATAGTTGTTCAAACTTACTATTATGAAATAACAGAACAAATAATTAAAAATGGTTTTTATCTAAATGGTGAAAAATATAAATATCTTACAGCTTCGGCAGGTCAAATCAGAGTTAAAAAAAACGTTTTTGTTAAAGAAAGTATTTGGGAACAATGTGAAAAAACATTAATGTGCGGACTAACTATTAATAAAATTAATGAATTAGGAGGTATTAATGTTAATAAATTTCTAGCTTACCTTGCTCTTTCCAATAGTGCTACCGATGAATGGAAAGAATTTGATATTAATAAATGTATAGTGGTAAATGATTTTGAAACTAAAGTTAATAGTCAAGTTGATTTTATAAGTGATATTACATATGAAATTGAACGCAAACAAATGGATATTCCCATAACTCATACCGATGGTTGTGGAATAATATTACCTAAATTGAGTAAGAAAAATTTTATGGTTAGACTTCCGTGGGTAAAAGGTTTATTAGCATCATTTGATTGTTTGAAATTCATAAAAGAAAATAATTGTTCTTCTATTGTCAAAGATATATATGGTAAGGAATGGGATATTATAAAAGACGATATTCAAATTATATTTACCAAAAGTCAATTTAAAATGCACAAATATTATAAGGATTGGCAAGAATATAAAGATTTTTTTAAGGAATATAATTGTCAAGCTGGAATTTGCAATATGGAAGATGACTATTTTAAAGATGCAACTATAAATTATCAAATGTTACAAACTTTAACCGATATAACTGAAGAAGAAATTGATAAATTATTAGAAAAATCAAGAGCAACATTAAAACATCTTGCTAAAGATAGAGATACTATGTTAAAAATATTTGGTGCTACTGATAAAAATAACAATAAAGATTATCTACAAGAAGCATTAACGATTTACCCTGAATTATTACAAGATGAATATTGTAAATATACTTTAAGACAAATTAAAAATAGCTTAGTTAAAGAATTTAAAGCAGGTAAATTAGAGGTTAATGGTAAGTATACATTTTTAATACCAGATTTATATGCATTTTGCGAACACCTATTTTTAGGGATAGAAACACCAAATGGTTTATTAAATAATGGTGAAGTATATTGTAATTTATTTAAAAATTATAATAAAATAGATTGTTTGAGGTCGCCACATTTATTTAGAGAACACGCAGTTAGAAATAATATTATGTCCCCTACTCTATCTAAATGGTTTAAAACCAAAGCAATTTATACAAGTTCTCATGACATTATATCTAAAATATTACAATTTGATGTTGATGGAGATAAAGTTCTCGCTGTAGTTGATGAAAATATAATATCAATAGCAGAAAGAAATAATAAAAATGACGATATAGTTCCATTGTACTATGAAATGAGAAAAGCAAATCCAACAATATTAAATTCTAATACAGTATACGATGGCTTAAATTCAGCTTATGTTGGTGGTAATATTGGTGAAATTAGTAACTCAATAACAAAGATATGGAATAAAAAAGATGGTGTTAGTAAGGATGATATTAAAATTATTAAGTTATTATGTATGGAAAATAATTTCACCATTGATTTTGCTAAAACCTTATATAAGCCTACTCGCCCACAAAATATACATAAAAAAATAAATAAATTAACAAAGGTTAAAGTTCCACATTTTTTCTTATATGCTAAGAGTAAAAAATATAAAAAACATGATAAAGTTGAAATTCAAAATAATAGTTTAGTTGATAGTTTTAATAAAAGAATTACTAATCCTACATTGAGATATGATAAAGATGTATTTGGTAAATTAAATTATAAAATGCTTATGAATAATACTAAAATTAAAATTGATGAAGTGGTAATTAAAAAATACGAAGAATTGAATCAACAATACCATTTTAGACTTGATAATAATAGCGAAGATATTAACAGAATGGATTATGTGTTAAATGATATTAAAAAAGAGTTGTTAAATTTTAATTATAGTGAATCTGATTTAACAGATATGTTAATTAAATATTTATTTACTAAGCGAACAGATAGAAAAAAAGTATTATGGAAATGTTTTGGTAATATAATCGTTGATAATTTAAAACGTAATATTAATGAAAATAGTAAAATGTGTGAAAAATGCGGTAAAAGATTTTTACAAGAACAACCCAATCAAAAGTTATGTTATAAATGTTCTACCTATCAACCAATTGGCACTAAAATAATTAAATGTATTGATTGTGGCAAAGAGGTTGAAGTTGATGCTAAAGATAATTACACTTGTAGATGTGAAGAATGTGTTAAAATACATAAAAGAGAATTAAATAACATTAGAAAACAAAGACAACGAGCAAAAGAAAAGTCACGCTCTCAATTTTAAAGTATAAATTAATATAGTTATTGGTATTACTTAATTACATAGATTATTACATAATTTTTAAAACATAAAAAAGTCTTAAAACACTTATAATTTCAACGAAAACATTGATTTTTACCCAACGAGCATATATGGAGAGAAAGCCGATATACAAAGAAAAGTGCTTATTCTATAAGGGGTAGAAATGCCCCTACTCTATTTAAAAGATTAATATAAAAGAGAGGATAAATAAAATGATAGAAAAATTAAAAGCTGAAATTGATTCGATAAATAAAGAATTAAAACCATTTACAGAACCAATTCAAAAGTATTTAGAAAATTATTGTGATACTACAGAAATAATTATTAGCAAAGATAATATATGTTTAAATTTGATGACAGAAAATCACTTAACGGATGATATTATAAATTTAAGTATTAAGTCAAAAAATGATGAAATAGAAAAATTAAGAAATGAAATGAATAAAATAGCAGAATATAAAAAAGCAATGTTGTTATTTGAGGAATTGGCTGGTATAAGATATACCAACTTATTAAAAGCTTTATATAACGAGTTGTTACAATAAAATCATCTTTTTATTAAACAATTAAATTATAAAAGGGTTGCGACCAACGCCAGAAAGAAACAAAAATGGATAAAGAACAAATTATTAAAAAATTACAAGGTAATGTTGAGACAATCTCAAATATATTATTACCGCAAGCATTAAATAAGGGTAAAGAAATTAAGTATAAGAATTATATTAATGCACTATCCTCTACCCTTGAATTAATAGATAAATATTCTTGGCAAACTATGTGGTCTAAATACAGAGATGGTAATGGTAAACAATTTGTTTCCATATGGGAACAAGATATTAATGGCAATATCAAAGATAACTGTGTATTTGCAGTTGATGAAAATTATAACCTAACCATGTATGGTCATTTCTTTGAAGAAAAAATATCTGTAAGTAATGTAGATATAAGTAAAGATAAAATTTCAGCAAGTGTAAAAGAAATATGTGTACCAAATGATTTGAAAGTCAGTGGGTATAAGTCGGTAGAAAATGAAAATCAATTCAGAAAATACATAAAAACATCTGAAATAATGATTGATTTATTCAATAATGTAAAAGAAACTAAAAATTCACAAATAATTTATACTGATGAAAATATGAGAAACATAGGTAAAACTTATTCCTTGTATACTATATTGAAAAACAATGAAAATACAATATTATTAACAAAAACAACAAGATTATTTTTAAAAAATTATGATGATATTGAATCAAGTAGAGTATTTTCAAATGTTGATAATATTAAAGGTATTGATAGAGCCAAAATTGTTTTAATTGACGAAAGTATTTCTAAAAATGAATTTGAGAAACTAGATAGAATATTATATTGTGGCTACAGACATATTAACACATTGTAGTGTTTAATATAAATTAATTTAAAAGAACTTAGAAGAAGAAAGAGAGAAAAAAATGACAAAACAAGAATTATTAAAAGAAGTGCAAGAAATATTTGAACTAAAAAATAGAGAGCAAGCTGACGATTACTTAGCTAAATTTGTAGGTGTTATCAATAGAGGTCTACAAAATAAAAAAGATAAGATTAAATTAGATGGATTGGGAACTTTTAAAGTTGCTGAAGTAAAGGCTAAACCAGCAACACAAAAGAAAAGTTTTGGTAAAATTATAGATGTTCCAGCTAAAGATGCTTATTTGACCGTTAAATTTAAAGAGGAAAATAATGATTAATAATTACATATGTGAAAATTGTGACCACTTCAATGTATGCAAAGTTACAGATAAATTAGTACCATTTACTTATGAAAATAAAAAAGATTTGGGCGTAGTTTTGACGATTGATAACTGTAAAGAATATAAAGAAGTTGAATAAAATTGGGTGACTACCGTAGTCGAGGTAAAAGAAATGAAAAAATATTTAGTTGTTGATTCAGATGTGAGAAATGGTTTTAATTTTCAATATATGATTGTTGATAATTATAATGGATTAAAAATAATTCATGATTTTCAAGAATTACTGGTAAGAGATTCAAAAGAATGTTATAAAATTGTCTTAGAATTGTCAACAAAAAATAAAATAAATTATATTATGATAAATCGTTTAGGCATTAATGAGATAATCTATGAATTAATTAAAGATAATCAATATTTATCAAGTATAACGATTGGTTATTTGGGCAGTTCATCATTTAATCATAATATTATATTTAAATATATTGAAGATTTACAAAATAACAAACTAGGAATAACATCATCAACCAATAATTTTGTCAATGTAATTAATGAAAATTTAATAAGAAATTTATTATATACTACAGAAAGTGGATTTTTAAAAATTGATAAATTTACTAACAATGAAGATAGGAAAAAATTACATTTAATATTAGCTTTATATGGTGGATTAATAACTAAATTACAATAAAATGAATAATTTAAACAATTAAATTATAAGAGGATTAAAAGATGGAATATTTAAAAAATGAAGTAAATGAGTTTTTAGACAAAAGTATTAAAAAACTTTCATTTGAAGGTATTGACGATAAAGTAAAATATTTAACAGAATTAAAAAATGCAATTACAAAATCCGTAAATAATAAATTCAATAATTACATAAGAGATTTAAAATATAACTCTGTAACTGCAATAGACAAAATCGAATTTACCAGATTGCCAAGTGGTGAAGTTTTTGAATTTGACTTAGTTAGTAACTTTAAAGTTAATGATAGAACAATATATTTTGACACTTCTTTTGATTTTGAAGATGAATTAAATGATGGACATTTCAATGTTAAAGTATATGTAAAAATGACAAATGTTAAATTTGGATATAAAACAGACCATTGTTTTAATTATGGTAGATATTCCTTAATAAAAACATCTAAATATATGTCTAATTCATTTGAAATTCCGAATGTTACATATGTCTTAGGAAAAGAATTAGAAAGAGATTAGCATAAAATTATCCTTTTAGCACAGTCTCTTGCGTACACTATACAAATGAATAATCGTATACGGATAATGTGAAGGTCTAAATAAGACAGCTAATATGAGTCTGGGACAATGTTGTCGAAAACTAAGCATGTTGTTGCTTCACTACCGAGTTCAGTTAGAGGTAGTATTATGTCCGATTTGTATTGCTTATGTAATACGGAAATATATAAGTTGCCTGCAATGAATATATAAAAACTGGTAGACGTACCATACTGTTGAGTTCGGTTAGATACAGTAACTTTGAATTAGAAGATGAAACTGGCAGTCATCACCGTAATATTGGGAGATGTGGGAATGTCACCCCACCTAATTTAAGACAGTATAAGATTGCTACTGTCATCTAGCTAAAGATATAAAAGTTAGCATGTGTCCTCGCTTGGGAAGGAAAACAAGCGTGTAATCTATTAAAGTCAAACAGTGATTATCGGTTATAATTGCTATCCGATAAATAAATTGCAAAGAAGACAAGGTGGTGATGGGTTCACCTTATAACAAATAAAGAATACACCCTTCGCAACTAATCGAGCGGATTGAAGAAATTGAAAGCTACTATCCTTCTCTATTAAGATAAAAGTAGTAATTTATGGTGTGATACTCAAGTCTGGTTTAAGAGGAATGTTTGCTAAACATTTAGGATGTAAAAGTTGCATGGGTTCAAATCCTATTCACACCGCCAAAATTGAGATATAAGCTAATAGATTTATATTTGAGGGTTAAGTTCATCGCTTAACTCTCTTTTCTTTAGGAAAACGTTATTATTTCAACTTAAACGAAAATTATCAATCACTCCCCTACTCCTTGAGGTGTGACATTCTGATTTTTTCATTTTATTTCTCCTATTGGAAGTCTTGATGACTTCCGTTTGGGTTGATGTTTCTAAAGATAATTAGAGTAAAACATAAGCAATATACATGTGAGGATTAGCCACAAAGAGCGAAACAATAGTCATGAAGATTCTTATGTTCCCCTACCCTATTAAATTGAATTAAAATAAAAGATTATTAAAAGATGAGGATAAAAGATGATAAATGAATTAGAAAGGTTAAATAATGAAACCGATTTTGAATATGGTCTTAGACTTATTGAAGCTAAAGGTGATAAAGAAATCGACATTGATTATCAAGATATAATTGATGATTTACATTTAGGTATACATAGAGATAGTTTAAGAAAAGTAGTTAGCACTACCCCATTTAGTACATATAATGTTATAAAATATTTTAAAAATAATTATAAGTCTGTTAAAGAATTATCCAATGTGCCAAAAGCTGAAGAATTAAAATATAATACAAGTGTTGAAATAACAGCAAACGGAAATATAAAAAGTAATAGACTGCTAATATTAACACAACAAGAATTAAAAGACGTTAATTATTTATTAAAAGCACACGGTTACGACCCTAAAGAATGGGAGTTAGTAACTGCTAAAAATAATATAAGAAACATTTACAACAAGCAAGATGGCACTCAAGAGTTATACACAAGTAATATAACGGTTAAGCCTAGATATAATGATATTAGTTTAGAAGAAATGGCTGACCATTTTAAGCAAATGGTTAAAGATTATAAGCCACAATTAGTTGAAACTACTCCTATTAAAAATGGAAAAATATTAGAAATCCCTATTATGGATTTACATTTGGGTAAGTTAGCTTGGGATAAAGAAGTAAATGAGAATTATGATTGTGATATTGCCGAAGAAAGATTCAATAGAGTTATAGATGATTTTATAACTAAAACAAAAGGGTTTCAATTTGAAAAAGTTATATTCCCTATTGGAAATGACTTTTTTAATATAGATAATTTAGAAAACTCTACGACAAAAGGAACTAGACAAGACGTTGATTCAAGATGGCAAAGAATTTTCTTAAAAGGTGTTAAGTTACTAACAGATAATATTGATAAATTAAGAATAAATGTAGCACCAGTTGAAGTGTTTTATGTAAATGCTAACCATGATTCTATGTTAAGTTTTTGTGCTACTACAGCAATAGCAAACTTTTTTAATAATGTAAAAGACGTTATCGTTGATACATCTCCAAACCCTAGAAAATATAAAGAATTTGGAAATGTATTAATTGGCTATACACATGGCGAAAAAGAAGGCAAACGCATTAATGGTATTATGCAATTAGAAGCCAGAGAAGCGTGGGGAAGAACTTTGTACCATGAGTGGCATATGGCACATTTGCATTCCGAACAGACAAAAGAAGAAAATGGAATTATTATTAGAAATATTAGTTCTGTTACTGGGACAGATGCTTGGCATCATGAGAGTGGTTTTGTTGGTGCTATTAAAAAGGCTCAAGCATTTATTTGGGACAAGGAGTACGGATTAGAATGTATAATTAATTCCGTAATTAGGTAGGTATCATCATGGAAGAACAAAAAGTAAAAGTAATAACAAATCCTAGAATAGCTTCTTATTTAATTAATAAAGGTTATAAGGTTGAGAATATAAAGAAACATAGAAACTTTTATTGTGACGATGCATGTAAATTGTGTGAGCAAAAAACAGTTTTCGCTTTTATCGTTGAAGGTGACTTTTTAGATGATTTAGCTTATGCATTAAAAAACGAGTTAGAATAAAAGTTATTTTTTATATACAATTAAATTATAAAAGATTGGAGTGGTGGAAATGACTGCTAAAAAATCTACCACAAAAGCAAAGGTAGAAGATTCAAAAATTTGTTTACTTTGTGATAGTGAAATGAAATCTGATAAATTTTATAAACATAGAAATAAGTTAATTTCAGATAAGTTTTCATTATGTAAAAATTGTGCCACTAGAGAAGCCAGTGTAAGCATAGAGAAAATGCATGATGTATTGAGATTATTAGATATAGCATTTATTCCTGAATTATATAAAGAATGCGAAGGTAAAGAAAGCCCATTTACCCATTATTTATTATTGATGAATAATCCTAAGAAAAAACATGGTGATGGTAAATTATTTACTGATTTACATTATGAAGATTCCCCTACTCTACAACAAATCACCGATGTAGATAGTTTTATTATTACTAACAATGAAAAATTGGGTGAATTATACACTTTATTTGGGACTACTTGGTCAAAAGAAGAATTAAGTGCAATGAACAAAGAACTAGAAAAAATGTTAATTCAATATGGCGGGTCTAAAGAAGATATGGTAGTCATAGATGTTTATTCTGAAATAATTAGAACCAAATGGTTAAGTATGCGAGCCTATAATAATAACGATGCTAAAACTGGTAGAGAATTATCTGAAACAAGACAAAAATTATTAAAAGCCAATGGATTAACATTACAAGACATAAAAGATAAAAGTCAAACTGAATCATTAGGTGTGAAAATAGATTTGGCTGAAGACAGACCTATTATACCAAATAAAAAATACTATGACATTGATGGAATTATGTTCATGTGGGAAAAATTCATAAAACATATGCAAAGATTTTTAAAAATCGAAAAAAGCCCAGTTGAAGAAGATTATGAGGAAATGCAAGATTATGTTGACACTCACACTCATTATAGCGAAGATATGGAGTGATAATATATGGCTAAAGCATTAAAAACATATAAGATAGAACTTGATAAAACAAAAACTAAAGAAGAACGTGAATACGAAGGTGTTAGAGAATGGGCAGATATTTTTAGACAGAATCCACATCGAGCAGTAAGTACATGGTTTGAATATGATGGTTTAACTTGGTATCAAGATTTAACACTATATCTAATGTTTAAAGTGTCAGTTTTCTTTGCAATATGTTGCAGAGGATGGGCAAAAAGTTATATTATTGGTTGGTTTTTAATATTATGGGGTGTATTTTTTCCACGTAGTAGAATGGTAATTAGTAGCGGAACTAAAGGGCAAAGTAGATTAATTGTAACTCAAAAAATAATGGGTGAAATCTATAATAATTTTCCAAAAGTTCGGCAGGAAATAGATTTAAAGAGTAGTAGCTTAGGTCAAAATGACACCTGTGTTAAATTTTATAATGGTTCTGAGATTGTTGTAGTTGTAGGAAATGACAATTCTAGGGGTAATAGAAGTTCAATCATCATTTATGAAGAAGCAAGAACTTTGTCTAAAAATACAATAGAAAATGTCCTTAGAAAGTTTAAACAAAATGGAGATAGACGACCACGCTATAAAGAAAACCCTAAATATAGAACATTTAAATCTGGCGAAAAGAAGAAAGATATTTATATTTCTTCTGGCTGGTTTGCAAGTGATTACTTTTGTAATATTACTAATGATGCTTGTCAAGCAATGTTACAAGGAAAAGCTCAAGCTGTTATATCAATGCACTGGGGATTTCCAGTTGTTGAAGGATTTATGGACTATGAAGAGGACATTTTAAAAGAAAAGGATTCTTCTGAATTTTCACCTATGTGGTGGTCAATAGAAAACGAGGGTTTATTTTGGGATAATTCTGAAAAAAGTATATATGGCTATCAAGAATTAACAGCATTAAGAAAAATTGAAAAACCATTATTACCTATACCAAATGAATTATACTTAGACCCTAAAGCACTTAAAGAGTGGAAAAAGAAAAATTATGTTCCAAAACAAGACGGAGAAATAAGATTATTAGGGTTAGACGTGGCTGTAATGGGTGGTTCTAATGATAACACTGTATTCACAGTACTTAGATTGATTCCAAGTGGCAATAGATATAAACGCTACTTATCGTATATTGAACACGCAAACAATGCTCACTCCGAAGAACAAAGTATTAGAGCAAAGCAATTATATGAAGATTTTGATATAGACTTTTATTGTTCTGACTGTATGGGAAACGGTATGGGAGTTTTTGACGCTGGTAGTAAAATTCAATATGACACCAAAAGAGATAAAGAATATCGTGCTTGGACAGTATTTAATCGTGACGATATGAAAGATAGAGTATTTGAAGTTGAAGTAAATGAAGCTGATGCAGTAGTTTATGGAATAAAACAAGATGCTAAATTTAACCATTTTATGATTACGTGGTTAAAGAGTGCTGTAGAAAATGGTAGGCTTGAATTACTAATCGAAAGTAGTAAAGCCAGAGACAACTTAGAAGATTTAAATTTAGACGAGAAAAAAATACTTGAATTAATAAAATCTAATGTTGAGACAGATATTTTAGTAAAAGAAATGACTGCACTTGAAGTTTCTACTCAAACAAATAGTCCATACTTAAAAGTAGACAACCCTACAATGAGAAAAGATAGATTTACTTCAGTAGGTTTTTGTAATTACTATGCAAATATTCTTGAACAAAATCTTAATAAAAAGAAAAAGAAAAAATCCTCATGGAGCGAGATGATGTTCCATAATTAGAAGAAAGGGGGTACTTATGTCTGAAGATAAAAAAAAGTATAACTATGCAAAAATAGGTCAAAACATTATAGCCGTAGATTTTGATGAATTAATAACAACTAATTCAAAATATAAGCAAACTGAAATTGAAAATGCTTTGACAAATAAAGATAACAAAAAATTAATTGAAATGTCAAACTATTTTTACTTAACAAGTGGTGAATATCGAAGATTAATACATTCTATGTCTACCATACAAACATTTCAATATGTATATGCACCAATTAAATCATCTAAAAAACCCAAAAAATCAGAAAATTCATACGAAGCAGTTACGAATTATTTAATTAATTCAAATATTGAAGAAGTAAATACATATATTACATTTTCAGTGTCATTAAATGGAATGTTTTGTGGTGTAGAACGAAACAATGATAACTTAGTAGTTCTACAAGAGTTACCTGTGCAATATTGCAGAAGTCAATTTGATATAGATGGACTACACGCTATTGAATTTGACTTTAGGTATTTTGACAGAATAAGAAATGCTAAAGAAAGAATGTTGATGTTTGAAAGATTGCCAGAAGAATTTTTAAAATTATATAATGAATATAAGGCAGGAAAAGATTCTGATACATCTGCTGATAAACATTGGCGATTACTAGACCCTACTACATCTCGTTGTCATTATTTGACATCTGATAAACTACCGATATTTTCAAGTACATTTAGTGAAATAGTTAATCTACAAGAATACAAAGAAATAGATAAAACTCGTAGCAAATTAGATATTTATAAAATATTAGTACAGAAAATTCCGTTAGATAAAAATACAAATGAACCTGTATTAGAACCTGAAGAAGCAAATGATTTACATAAAAATGCCAAAAACATGCTAGGCTCTGACCAATTAGTTGATGTATTAACAACACCAGCAGAAGTTGAGTCTGTAGACATATCAAATAAAACAGATAAAACGAGAGACGTTGTTGAAGGTGCAAGAACAAACATGTTTTCTGCTATGGGTACTTCTCAGTTATTATTCAACAGTGGCACTACATCAATAGGATTAACAGAATCAATTAAAAATGATGAAAGTTTAATAATACCTCTAATTAGAGAGTATGAAAAATATTATAATTATAGATTAAAAGCAATAAGAAAATCTTCTGTAAACTTTTTTGTAAAAGATTTAGGAATCACAATCTATAACTATAAAGAGAAAATTGGAATATATAAAGAACAAGCCACATTAGGAGGTGCAAAACTACCCTACTTTGTTTCAACTGGTATGAAACAACATGAAGTAATAAGCATGATTACATATGAAGATGATATTGGTTTAATGGATATGTTAAAACCATTACAAACTTCATATACACAATCTGGAGATAATGAAAAAGGTAGACCCGAAGAAGAAAATCCAACCGAAGAAACTACCAAGCAGAAGGATAAAAATACACCAAAAAATCGTGCTAAAAAGTAGGTGTTAATTATGAATAAATTTATATTATGTAAAGATGAACAAACAGCCAATGAGTTAACAAATCGTGGCTGTATTTTATTGCAAAAAAATGATGATAATTTTGTATTTGTTAATAATTTGAAACTCAATTTTGAAGATATGAGTAAGAAAATTATTTTTACAAATAGATTAAATTTTTAAGAAAGGAGATAAAAATGGCAAAAAAGAAAAAGTTTAACTTTGAATCTTCTTTATTAGAGTTTAATCAAGTTAATGATGGATTTGCAAGGGTTAAGATATTAGTAATGACACATGAACAAACTGCAAATGGAACACATTTTAATAAAGAAGTAATTAATAAAAGGTTAAGTGGTTTAAATTATTTACCTGTAGTTGCAGAATTTAAATCTAAAATTGAGGATGGTAAAGAAGTCGGAGATTTTGGAACACATGGCGGTCGATTAGAATTAGATGACGATGGATTTAGAATTATTGATACCACTAAGCCTTATGGTGTAATAATTTCCGATAGTTATAAATGGGAAAATGTTAAGCTAAAAAATGGTGAATTTACCGAATATTTAACTGCGGAAGCATTTGTTTGGATTGAAAGATACCCAGAACTTGAAAAATTATATGAGGGTAAGTTAAATAATCAATCAATGGAAATCAAGGTTTTAGAAGGTCATTTTAATGAAGATACTTGGGTTTATGAGGTTGATGACTTTGTGTTTTCTGCACTTTGTATTTTAGGAACTGACGTTAAACCAGCTTTTAACGAAGCAAAAGTTTTAACTGATTATTCACAGAAAGACTTTAAAGAAGAATATCAACAAATGATATTTTCTTTGAATAAATATTTACAAGAATCTGATAGTAAGGAGGTTTTTGAATTGGACAATGAAAAATTAGAAAATATTGAGCAAAATGAAGAATTTGAAGTTGAAGAAAACGAAAATCCTGAAAATCAAGAAATTGAGATGCAAGAAGAAGTGGATGAAAAAGACGAATCCACTGAAAAAAATACAGAAGATAATTTTGAGGAAGAACAAGAAGAAATTGAAACTGTAGATTATAAAAAATTGTATAACGATTTAATGATTAAATTTAATACTTTAACTGAAAATTATAATATTTTATCAGCACAAACAACTAAATTACAAGAGTATAAAAATGAAAAAATCAAAGCAGAAAAAGAATCTAAAGTAGAAGAATTTTCATCAAGATTAGATGAAGATGAATTAAAAGTAGTGCGTGACAATTTAAATAATATGTCTATAGATGATATAGAGATTAAATGTTTTGCGTTATTAGGAATGAAAAATGTTGATGGTAAAGTTGACAAAAAGAAAAGTAAAAAATTAGTAACAAAGAATTTTACAGCAGATAAACAAGTTGTAGCACAATCTTGGTATGAACTTGTTTAACAATTAAATTAAAAAATTAGAAAGAGGTAAATAAATAATGGCTGATGTAAAAATGTATACAAATGCTGGAACTTATCCAGTAGTTGAATTAACTGGTATTAATAATACTGGAGTAGATGAAATATTAACAACAAAGAAAGCGACTGCTTTCACTACTGCCTTAATGAACGGTATGTGCGTAACTATGGATGAAAGAGACCATACAGTTACTTTACCTTCTGCTGGAACTGCAAAAGTTGTTCTTCATGCATCTGTTGAGAAAATCTATGGTTCTAATGAAGCAAGAAGTGATTTTGCAATATTAGATAATAACGGATTTTTACCAAGATGTTATAGACTAAAACAAGGACATACTTTTGAAACAAATGCTGTAATTTATGATACAACTGTATTTGCAGATTATTCAGCATTGAGAACTTATTTGGCAACATCAACTAATCATGCATATGTATATCCTGATGCAACTGGATTATGGAGAGTAGTTAAAACATTACCTGTTTCACCTAACGAGCCTGTTACTTATGGTGAAATTTCTAGATGTATAACTTTACCAAATGGTGAAAATGGTGTTGAAATAATCATAACTAAGGTTACATATTAATAACTGTTAAATTATAATAATATAGAAAGTGAGATTATATAGATTATGAATAATAAAGAAATGAAAGCATATGCTAAGATGCTTGTAACTGGCAAAATACCTACTCTAGTGGCTACAAAGTTTTCAGATGAAAATGATGGACAAACTTTAACATTGCAATATGCCGAAGAACAATTAAGAGCAAGATTTAAAGAACTTGCACCTAATAGAAAAGCATTAAGAAAAAATAAAGTTGAAATATTTGAATTAATAGAAGAATCAATTGATGAGTTATTCCCACAAAGAGCAAATGAAATATTTAACTCATTTTGTGAATTTAAAACGTTTAGAAATGGCGATAAACCGATTTTTAAAATGCCTAAAGGTAAAGGACAAATTAGAAGATTTATAACTAGAATAGCTTTAGGAACTCCATTAAAGAGAGTTAGATTAGATAGTAAAGTTGTTAATATGACAATGTTTGCTCTAGGTGGGGCATGTTACATTGAATATGAACAATATTTAGCTGGAGACTTTGACTTTGTTGATTTATGCAATACATTAGTTGAAGAACTAATTAATGCTACTTATGATGAAATATCAGCACAATTAAAATCAGCAGTAACAAATGCTAAATTTAAGAAAATTGAAACTGAAGCATCTGACACATTTTCAATACCTTCTTTACAAGTTTGTATAGATTATGCTAAATCATTTGGTGCTGGTGGAGCAACAATTGTTGGTGTTTCTGCGATGACTTCAAGAATTAAAGATGCTGATTTCTTATCAGATGCTGATAAAGCAGACATGAGAGAAAGAGGATATATAGGCAAAGTAAGAGGGGCTAGTGTAGTTTCTATTCCACAAACATATGACAAAGATGGAACTGCTTTATTCCCTGATAACGTATTATTCGTATTTCCAAGCGGAGATAGACCAGAAGATAAATTCTTAAAGATTGGATATGAAGGTGATACAGAAATTAAAGATAAAGAAAATGATGATAGAAGTATGACTTACGAAGTATATGCTAAAATGGGTATAGTTTTAGGACAAACTGAAGGTATCGGAGTTTATAAAAAATTTCAAGTATAATTAAATTATAAAAGGGTAGATACTTATAGTTTCTACCCTTTTATATTAAAAGATTGTTAAAAGAGAGGTAAAATAATAATGGCAAATAAAACAGTTAAGCCGAATGATTTAGTTAGGGTTTACAAAAACATGGTTGGTGGATTAGGGTTTTCGTCTGCTAATGGTACATCAAAACATTGGGAAGATAGTAGAGAGTTTTACGATTTCATATTTAGTGATTTAGAATATTTTGTTTCAAATAATCTAAATAAATTTTTTAGAAATGAGTTAATAATTAAAGACGAAATATATAGACAAGCACTGAATTTACCAATATTAGATGAGTATTTAGATAAATCTAAAATCAAAGAAATATTAAACTCTAATGATTATGGTGAAATTGATAATATGGTAGCTACTTCCACTGATAGTGAGTTAGAAATCATAACTGATACTGTAATAAAAGAAGGAACTACAGATAGAAATGTTTTACAAATTATAGAATCATATACTGGAATCGAAGATATGCAAGATATAGCAGATGAGTCTAAAGTTGATAATAACACAAATAAACAAGAAGATAATGACAAACCAACGAGACGTCAAAAAGTAAAATAGAAAGTAGGTGGAAAATTTGAGTACACCATACTCTGAAATTTATAATTTATTTTTAGATAAAATTAAAAGTGATTCAAATTTTTTCATATTAAATCCCGATGGCACAGTCAATGAACAATTGACAGATGAAAGAAAAAAAAAATTATTAAATCGTGCAGTGCCACTTATTAAATTTATTAATGATAAAAAGAATTTTGAAATTGATTTAAACGATAAAGATAATGAACTATCAATATTAAACTACGATGCAACTGATATGGAACTGGAGTTAATGGCGAGCTATATGTATCAATGCTATATTGATGAATTTGGAGTTGAAAGAATACATGCTTTATCTGAAGCTGGATTTAGTGATTCTGAAATAAAAATAGTATTACACTCCCCTGCTAATTCATTAAAAGAGTTTATGGCAAAATACGAATCCTTAAAACTAGAAAATGTTGATAAAACAAAAATGTATCTTAGGCGTGGTAGATTAGACAATAAATATAAATTATATAATTGGAATTTCTAAGAGGTGATTACATGTCTAATGAATATTATGAAGCACTTAGAAACCAGTCATATAATTATAAAGACAGGTTATTACAGACAATACAATCAACAATGTCTAATGGCATATCTAAAAATTTACTTGATGAATTTATTATTAAAATGGGAATGCCAGAATATAAAAAAACTGTAAAACGTAATTTTACTAAAGACATAGAATGCTTACTTGAAAGAGAACGCATGAAAGAAAAGGTGTTAAATCTTAATACTAGAGGTTTATATACATATCCTAATAAAATTGAAACTGGTGATTACATCACATATGATGATGGTCGTGAAATTGCTAATTATTTAGTAGTTTCAAGAGTTGATAGAAAAACTACACATGATTACACTTTAGTTCAACATTGCCCATTTGACAATAGAATATTGGGAAGTGACGGATTGATATATAACTATCCTCTTTACCCTATCACTAATAAGACTAAACTAGGCGTTTCAGAACGTTCTGATACAGCAATTACTCTTAATTCCACATTTCAAGGACAAATTCGTGCAGATGCTATAAGTCGTAGATTTGTAGAAGAATGTGAAACTGGTAAGCGTATTGAAAGAATTATTATGAATGGTATTGCTTATAAAATACAGGAAACTGACACCGTTGCTATGAAAGGCTTAATATTGTTAGGATATGAAAAAGACCAAATAACAACAAATGACAACATAGAATTAGGAATTCCTGACTATCACAATAATATCTCCCCTACTCCTACCCCATCACAAATAGTTGGATATGATACTATAGAAATTGGTGGAAGTGAAGAATACTCAATAGATACACTGAGTTCATGGACTTGGTCTTTGGTTGGTATAGGTGGAATTAGTATAACATCTGTAAATAACAATAAAAGTGTTGTGTCTTGTAATTATAATACTTCATTAATAGGACATACAGTTATATTAAAATGTATTACCGCTGGTGTAACATATGAAAAGTCAATAAAAATAGTAGGATTAGGAGGTTAATAATGGCAGAACAATATGGTAGTTTAAACAAACTTAGAACCGAAATAATTAACAAATTAATGACAAATCAAAACCTTTTAAAATTCCTCTTTTATACGACTGATTCAGATATAACTTTACAACCAAATGTAAGCCGAGAAGTCAGAAAAAACATTAAAGATAAGCAAATTATCGAACATTTTAGAGTAAATATAGCTTTAGAAAGTGAACAAATATGTTATATATCTTTAGATTTTGGAAGAATACCTAGAAGTCCTGAAGGATTTTGGATGAAGCCTAGTTTCTCATTCTTTATAATTTGTCCTGAAAGTTTACTTGAAACTCAAAATGGTTCAAGGATATTAGCTATTGAACAATGCATTATGGATACCTTTGATGGTTGCTTAGATTTAGGTAATAGGGGTAGTGTGGTCAGAGTTACTAATTCAGAAAATATCTCAGGCGTATCGAGTCCTTATCAATCAAGAAGAGTAGATATGACAATGGTGGATTATGTCAGACTTAATAAATGATGACATTAAAACTTTATTGTTAATTGGTAGTGATATATCAGTTGACGACATATTATTGAAAAACTATAAACTCGGAGAGATATTCAATGAGGATTTCGGGTTAACTAGATATAATTGGTTATGTTCTTTGGCTATAGTTGATAAAGATGATGTGATTGATTATGGTGGGAATAAGGAATTAAAAGAGGAAATCAAAGATTTAGATTTATATGACCTATTGCCTACTCTACCGAATATTCAACAATGGTATACTGAATTTTTAAATACTTTTACATGTAACAAATGGGTTTATAACAGTCGATTTAATACTTTTATGGACATAGAAAATAAATTGATTTTAGATAAAGAGAAAACAAGTAATATTGTAGAAGTATTTAAAAAGATGTATTGGGTTGAGAGAGGTAGTAAAAATAACAATAATGATTTTATTGACCCTTCAAAAGCAGTAAACGATGAAGTTAGAGCATTAGCTGAAGAGTTTGCTGAAATGGAAAAAGAGTCTAAGAGTAAAAAATCTAAAATAACCTTAAATGGAATCATAGCTGGAGTATGCTCTACTTCTAATCGCTATGATTTTTTTAATATAAAAGATTTAACAATGTATCAATTAATGACTATCTATTTTGTCAATGAAAATCGTGACCATTATCAATATGTTATGCAAAGTGCTTATGTTGGAATGTACGATTTAAAGAAAACAAAAATTGAAGATATTCATTATTGTAGAGAAATTGACACTTAGTGTTGATTATAAATTAAAATTAAAGAAAGTGAGTGAATAATATGGCTATAACTAATCCATTAAAGGATTTTATAATCAAAGGTATTAAAGAACTTCGTTTTTCTGATAGTAATGGTGACTTGACGGCAATTATAGATAAGTTACAAGGTATAACAATAACAGATGAAACAGCCAGTTCTGAATTAAGAGGTGGCATGGGTAATCCAGTTATTGTTACTATAAAAGGTGACAGAACTTGTAAATTACAAGCAGATAATTCAGTTTTATCAATGGAATATTTAAAGATATTAACAGGTAACTCTGTTGTTGCTAAAACAGTTAACGAGCCAAAATCAGAAAAGAAAGTTCCTATAACATCAAATACTGCGACTTTAACAGGGACACCGTTAGTATCTGCAAATATAACAGTTTATTTGTCAAATGCAAATGGAGAAAACCTAACAAAATTAACAAAAGTTGCATCAGCTCCTACTGCTGGGCAATTTTCAATCAGTGGCTCTGTAATTACGGTAGCGAGCGGAACTACTGGTGTTCTCAATGCGTATTACTATGTTGCTACAGAAATGGAAGTTTTGGAAGCAACTGCTGGTACTGCACCTATCTATAAATGTCAAGGTATAGTTTTGTTACAAGGAACATCGAACGGGCGTTTATATAAAGGAATAATAGATTGCCCAGCGGTTCAGGTTAGCCCATCAGTAACTATTTCAGGTAAAAACTCATCAGATGCACCAGACGCTAATAGTTTAGAATTAGACTTATTGTCAACAAGTACATATCCATATGCAATCCAAGCTGTGGAAACTGCTACTGAAAATATCTAATGAAATATAGATTAACTAAGATTTATGGTGGAAACATTGAGTTATTATATAATGAAAATATAATTGTATATTTAACCGATGCTAATCCATCAATAACATTAACTGATGATGAGTATTTTAGTATGCCTGAAAATAAGAAAGATTATGTTAGAAATGGTTTGATAGTTGTAGAGACTATTGAAGATGAAATAGAAATTCCTAAGCAAAATTTCAAGAAACAAAAATAAATTTAAAAATAAAAGGATAAAAATTGAGTAGCTATCAATTTTGAGAAGTGGACAAAGCCTAAGTCCACTTCCTTTTTTATTTATAGGCGAATTAACAATGGCTATAATTCAAGACAATGTTCATTTTCTTAATGACATAATTTTGAATTATGAAATTAAGAAAGGAAACATTAAAATGAGCAATAAATCAACTATAAAAGATGTAGAAAAATACGTTATAAACAATTCTAAATGTAAGTTAATATCAAACCAATATATAAATCATAAAAGTGATTTAATCTTCACATGCGAAGTATGCGAAAAAGAGTACTATACTTCTTTTCAGAAATTTAAAAGAGGAAAACATAGATGTAATAATTGTGGCGGAAGAAATCAATGTGCTGAAAAATTAAGGTATGATTATGACTATGTCAGTGATTATATTAAAAAACATGGTTGTAAGTTGAAAAGTAAAGAATATAAAAATTCACACACAAAATTAGACATCGAATGTGGAATATGTAGAGAAATATTTTCATTATCTTTTAAAGAAGTTTTAAATAAAAAAGTGTTGAGTTGTTCTAAATGTGGTCATAAACGTGGTGGAGAAAAAACATCTTTTACCCTTGAATATGTAAAAGATTTTATAACAAAAAATAGTGATTGTATACTTTTAAGTTCTGAATACAAAGGAAATGAAGAACCAATAGAATTATTATGTGGTTGCAAGCAAAATACATTTATAACGACTTTTTCAAAATTCCGACATAGAAATAAAAGACAATGTAATAAATGTAGTAATACTGAAAAATGGAATATTGATACTGCAAAAAAGTGGGTAGAAGAAAATTCTAATGCAAAACTACTATCAGATACATTTATAAATAATCATAGAAAATTAAAATTTCTATGTGGAGAATGTAATGAAAATGTATTTGAAACATCTCTTTCCCATTTTATTCATAGTGGGACAAGACAGTGTTTTAAATGTGGACATAAAAAAGGCGGGGAAAAACTCTCCACTCCTTTTGAAAAAGTCAAAGAATACATAAAAAAACATGGGTGCGAACTAATAAGTAAAACATACGTAAATTCAAATAATTTACTTGAAATAAGATGTGGTTTATGTAATGAAATATTTGAAACTACCTATGATATTTTTAAGGGTAAGAAAATTAAAATTTGTCCATCTTGTAATAGACGTGTGTCTGCTGGAGAAAACATTTTTAAAAAATTGTTAAAAGAAAATAAAATAAATTTTAAAACTCAACACTCATATAAAGATTGTAGATATAAAAATCTTTTAAAATTTGATTTTCTATTAACTGACTTAAATATTCTAGTGGAGATAGATGGTGAACAGCATCGTAGAAGTATTGAATATTTTGGTGGAATCAAAGCATTTAAATTAAATCAAGTTAAAGATGAAATTAAAAATACATATTGTGCTGAAAATAATATACCTTTAATTAGAATACCATATTATGATGCAAATGAAAAAATAGAGATATTCATTGTAAGATGTAAATCTATTATAGAAGAAATAAAAAATTACATAATATATTAAGAGATAACTAACCCCTATTTCTTAATATTTTTAATCAAATAAAATCGTTATTTTAAACTAATTATCATGTTGAAATTCCAATATTTACAAGACACGATATTTTCAATTTTACTATATTTTTATATAATTACCCCCTACTTCATATTTATCCATAAATATGAGATTGAATAATTAATATTTTACATATAAGATATTCATGTAGTTGCAATTACAATAATTGACAACGAGGTATGTATGGACATAATTAAACAACAAATACATGATAGAGTTGACGAAATTGATGATGATGAAATGCTAACTTTAATTTTAAGATTCATTAACAATCTATTATGTGAAAATGGACACTCTGATTAGAGTGTCTTTTTCATAATATTGTGAATTTTCTCTAAAGTTTCCCATTCTTTATCATTTAATTGAGATAAAGATATTAAATATTTTTTCTTAAAATTATCATCATCTTTCTTAATAATTTCTGATACCATATCTATAATAGTTGTATTAGTATTTTTTTCAATAAACATATTACCTACTCCTGTTTTAAGCCATTTTTCACTTACATCTAATAATAAAGTTAATAATTTAATTATAGTTATGGTGATATTTTTACGGTCATTTTCTAAATCGCAAATATGACCATTCGACATATTAAGACAATTTGCGAGTTCTTTTTGAGATAAATTAAGTTTTTTGCGAATTTCCTTTAAACGTTGACCGCTACCATCTTTAACATTGTTTATCATATAAAAACATCCTTTAAGCTTATTTTACCCCTTATATGAATTCGCAAAGCGTTCAAAATAATTTAATATTTTGTTGATTTTTACCAGTATTTATTATACCCTATAAATAACAAATTAAACATTTGGGGGAGATAAAAATGAGAAAAGAGACAAAAGAATTTGTAAAAAAAGTATGTGTTGAAGTTGGAGAAGACGAAATGGCAGACAGAATTATAGAAGAACCTATGAATTATAAGTATGAACTTAATAGGATTAAGGAAATCGTTGTCGGTTTACTCTTATTAACAAGTGAAGATAAAAGTGATATTTTAATTTGTTATACAAATGTGTTGGAGAATTTAAATATGATTGTTTGAGAGAGGTTTAAAACTTCTCTTTTTTATATAAAACAATATAATTTTAAAGATATACAGTTATTCAAATAAAGTAAAATTATATTATAGCTGTTGAAATTGGTAATATTTTGTAATATAATATAATAAAAATATTATATTAAGGGGTATTACCATGAGCGAAAAAAACAATAAAACTAATTTTTCTAAGGATAATCGAATAAAGGAAATTAGTTCTAAACAGGAACAAGTTACTAAATCAACTACAGTACCAGAAAGACAAAAGGAAGAAAAGAAGAAAAAAGAATAGGAGATGATTTATTATTAATTGGATTAAAGAATTAATAGACAATATTCCTGTTATTTTACAATATATCATTTATGGATATATATATTTAACAGTTTATTATTGGATTTCATTTAAGGATAATAAAGATTTTAATAACTTTCTTATGAAAAGTGTAGCAACAAGTTACATAATTATAATTATTTTTGATACGGTATTAGTACAACTTAATTTACAATTAGAAGATAACATTAAGCGTACTATAATATTAATTATAACAAGTACTTTATTAGGGGTTTTAATTGGTAAAATTACAACTCATCGCTGGTTTAACATTTTATTATATAAATGTCGCATCGGAAGAACAACTAACTCTAATATTTGGGATGATATAATAAAACCAAATACATGGGTGAGGGTGTTTATGAAAGATGGAAGTTCATATTTGGGTCAATATAGATATGGCGAACCTTTTAAAAGCGAACCTATTATTGTGTTGGCTACATATCAAAAGCTAGATTCGGAAAATGATATTGTATTAGATTATAATGAAGATTTAAGAGAAATGATAATGATTAACACAAAAGATTTTGATAGAATAGAAATAATTTATAGATAATTGAGAGTAGGTTTTCCCTACTCTTTTATATTATTTAATGAAATATAATTTGTAAAAATTCCTAAATTATGTATTGACATCTATACTCTATAGTATTATAATCAATACTATAAACAAGGAGGTATATAGATGACAGATGTTAGAGAAGTTTTTATAACGGCAGAAATATCTCGTGAACTAGATGTTACTCCAGCTTATATTGTTCGATTAGCAAAAACATTAAATTTACCAGAAAGTGATTTTAGAGAAACCTCTAAAGGTAGCTATTTATTTAGTAAAAAAGCTGTCGAAGCGATAAAAGCTAAATTAACAAAAAAATAAAAACAGGACAATCATCTCTCCCGCAAAGATTGAATGACTGTCCATACATAAGATTTCTCTTATATCGTTATTCTACTATACTTCTAAAATAAAATCAAACATATTTTAGGAGGATAAAATGAAAGAAGTGCGAGTTTTAAAAGAACAAATATTATTAGGAAAAGAGTTTAAGATTTATGGAACGCCAGAAGAACCATTATTTGTAGCAAAAGATGTTGCAGAATGGATTGATTATAGTAAAAATCCAAATGGAAGTTATCAAATTAATAAAATGTTAAAAACTGTTGATGAAGATGAAAAGCTGGTAGTAACAATTTTACTATCAGGTCAAAATCGTGAAACTTGGTTTTTAACAGAAGATGGTTTACATGAAGTTCTAATGCAATCTCGTAAGCAAATAGCAAAAGAGTTTAAAAAAGAAGTGAAGAAAATATTAAAACAAATTCGCCAAACAGGTGGTTATATCCCTACTTCTCTACAAGATACGGATGAAGAGATAATGGCGAAAGCATACATAATAGCACAAAGTACAATTACTAATCTTAAACAACAGCTGGAAAATGTACAACCATTAGTTGATTATGCTACTACTGCTCAAAAATTAAATGCTATATATACCGTTACTGATATAGCTAAAATTGCAAGTGATGAACGTGAAATTTTGGTAAGTAATCAAGATTTATACGATAAACTTCGTGAATGGGGTTTGGTTTATAAAAACAGTAGAATACCAACACAAAAAGCTGTAGAGAAAGGGATTTTAACGTATAGTGAGTTTGTATATGGTAGCAATTCAGAATTAACAACAAAAGTTACAAGTATGGGTAAAGTTTGGATTATAAATAAATTGCTAGAAGAAAGAAGTTATAAATTCCCTATTAGTAAATTACTTAGGATTGAATTACATAATAGAATTAAATTCGATTTTGGCATTAAAGATTTTGATAAACAAGAAGAAATAATTTGTGATTTAAAAAATCGTAAAGATGTTTATGATAGAGTTCTATTGGTAGCTGAAAGGAATCGTCATTCTAATTTTATTGCTGGTAATAGATTTAATAGATTATATCATGAATTAAAGGATTTAGAATATATGTATAGTTAAGAGTGGATTTATACCACTCTTTTATATTGCACTCCACTACTCTACTTTATTGACATTATATTGAGAATATAGTAATATAATGGTAATATATTAGGAGGTGTTGTGTAATATGAATCCAGAAATTATACTTATTTTTAGTATTTTAATTATTGTTTTTGTGATAATTTTTATAAAAAAAGAAGTAAACAATATGAAGATAAACAATTTAAAAAGAGAAGAAATGCTTGAATCTATTAAAAATATTAATAGTTTTGATAAAATATGCAACCTCAATTTTGAACAAGTTATTAATTCTACAAAATATATGGATGAAATTTATCTAGGTTTTAATAATATGAATAAGCAAATTGTTTATAATAATAATCTTAATACAAAATTGATTAATTATAATGATATAATAGAAGTAGAACTAATAGACGATAATTCTTCTATTATGAGTACAGCAAGTATTATAACGGGTGCTGTAATAGCATCTGGTGTTGGGGCTATTTTGGGTGGCATGAATAAAAAAGAAGTTTGTAAAGAGTTGAGTATAAAAATTAGTATAAATAATTTTGCAAAACCCTTTGAAATTATACCATTAGTATCACACGTTTATAAAGGTTCAGCAGAATATTCAGATGCAATTAAAATATCATTAGAAATTATAGAAACTATAAAGTATATAATAAATAATAAATAAATTTAATAATAGTTGGTTATGGAACAGTTGAAATATACTGTTCTTTTTTTATTTAAAATAATTAAATTAAAAGGAGATTTAAATATGATGAAAGCAATAGATATAATTAATGAATCAAAACAAGAGTTTTCTAAGAAAAAAATAATTATTATTGCAAATACAGGGAAAGAGTATGAATTATTAATTCAGGAAAAATTGAATGAAACCACTGTGGCTGAAATAGTAGCTGATTTAATTGACCGTTCAAATTTTTGCAAACAAAGAGAGATGGATTTTAATATAGTTCAGAATATTTATTTATTATTAATTAAATATTTTACAGACATTAAATTTAGTAAATCGAAATCATTTGAAAAAGAATATAGTGAAGATTTGCAATTAATAAATGCTTTAATAGACTTAGGTTTATTTGAACAAATAATTAAAAATTTTAACGAAGAAA